ATAGAAAGCTTGATTTTATAGGCTTTTTGGAGAGTCTTTGGAGAAATCCGAAGGCTCTCTTATTTTTTATAAAAGTGCATGTGGACGAGAATAATATTGAAATGTCCACATCTCGTCCACGTAAATTTAAAATGTGGACGAGAAAATAATATTGAAAATGTGGACGAGGTATGTTATACTCCTAATAAAAGGAACATCTGTTCTTGAAAGGAGTATGACTATGGGCGATGTATTAATTAAAGCAAGAACTCGTAACAGTGGTAAAGTAGTATATGAATATCGGTTTGAAGTTGCTTCTATAGATGGCAAACGTCAATGGAAGTCTAAATCTGGCTTTGCTACAAAGAGAGAAGCCAAAGAAGCTGGTAAGATAGCACAGCAAGCATATGAACATGTGGGACAAGTTGTTGAACCTTCAGATATGTCATATGCCGATTTCCTAGATATGTGGTTAGAGAAAGACTGTAAGCTCACTTGCAAATCTTCTACACTTGTAGGATACGAAAAGAAGATTAGATTATATATCAAACCTGAAATTGGCTCATATAAGCTAAAAACTATCACCAAAGATACTCTGCAAGACTTCATTACCAAAATGTATGATGAAGGCTACTCAATCAATACAGTAAACTCAGTTAAAGGATTATTAACAAAATCATTTACTTATGCTTTAGACAGACATTATATCATATCAACACCTGCAATAAATTTAGTAGTTCCGACAAAGAAACAACCAAAGAAAGCAACAAGAAGTAAGAAACACGTATATATTCCTCAAGAAGTCATGCAAAAAATATTTGAAAGATTCCCCGAAGGCTCGTCAGCTTATATCCCTATTATGATTGGTTATCATACAGGATTACGCTTGGGAGAGATATATGGACTTGTATGGGAAGATATTGATTTTGAAAATAAAACACTCTCAGTTAATAGACAAGTTCAATGGGAAGCAGGCGAAGCAAGATCAGAAGAAGAGAAGAAGAAAACTAATGGTACATCTAAATCTAATGGATATTGGTACTTCTCTAAGCCTAAATATGACTCTTTTAGAACAATAGAACTTGATGATGTAATATTAGAAGCTCTGAAAAAAGAACACGACAAACAGCTAAAAGCAAGGGCATATTTTGACAAATACTATAATCATTATTATTGTGAAAATGAAATGACATATGCCAAAACTGATGACATATTACCAATGAATAAAGTATCTCAAGAAAAGTCACCTTATGAAGTTAATTTTATTTGTAGACGAGAAGATGGTTCATATATTAGTGCAAGAACGACACAACATACATCCTCTATAATCCATAAACAGTTGAACTTCCCTCAGTATGATACACATAGTTTAAGACACACTCATGGAACAATATTGTACGAAAATGGGGCTAGTTTTATGTATATTAAGGAGAGATTAGGACATAAAAATCTACAGACAACAATTGAGATATACACAAATCATTATACAGATACAATAAATAAAAATGGTAACATTGTTTTAAATAATGCTTTTAATAAGGAGAATGTATGATATATTTGATTAATAATATTCGACAACATGAGAGACATTTCTGGAATTGTCTGCATAGTATTGCTTCACAAGAACAGATTCAAAGAGTATTAGATGGATACAAGGTTATCATTAATGAATCTGAATATCAAATAATAGAAGAAGAAAAATCGTAAAAAATAGGGTATGTAGAAATTAATCTACATACCCTATACATTTATATTTTTAATATTAATTTACCATGAACATAATATTTAGGTCTTTCTTCTTTATACAATTTCCATCTGAGAATATCATCAAGAATTATAACAATACCTGATAAAAACATCCAAATCAAACTAAAAAATAAATTTATTTGACCTCCGATAAAACTAAATGGAAGAGAAGAGTAGTCCCAAATATGCAATCCACATTGTAAGTTCCAATAAAAACCACCAATCGCTTCTGACAATGTTGTGATTAACATGCCAATTATACATTGAAGAATAAAATCAGTTTTGATGTCAAATAAATTGTTAATCAAGCCAATCATTATTCCTATAAAACCTGCCAATATAAACATTCTCCAATCAGATAGCTTACCTTTATATAGACATTCAATGATAAAATATATTAAACCATATACAATAAATAACGTAGAATATTTTATAATTCTTTTCATAATTCTACCTCATATTATGCATTTAATGTTACAACTTTCTCAACTATCTTTTTACTCTGGTTCATTATCTCATTATATTTATCAAGATATTCGCCAGTCAACTTATCACCATACTTAATCGCAGCTATATCATCAGTTTTGTCAACATCGGAAATTGATAAAATATATAACTTAAGCTGATTAAAATATGTCTGATTAGTTGTTAAATTCATTGTCTCTTGAATATAAATTGCAGAAATAGCATCATAATTATATAAACCACATGATTCACCATCAGCATGATAAGGAACTTCCATTCCAGTTTCTTTTGCAAGATTCATTGCATTGAGCATATTGCTCTGATCCTGAGCTGTATATGAATAATGTTTTCCATTAACCTCCACACCATTCTCAATAGCAGCTTCACAAGCATTAGACATTTCAAAAATTTTATTATTTTTTGTGAATTTTAAAACAAGTTTTTTTTTCTCAGCAATTTCTTCTTCGGTCAATACCTTTTCTGGTTCTTTTTCTGGTTCTTTTTTTTCTGGTTCAGTATAGACAACACCTGTTGATATATAATATGTGTTATCTTCATCGGTAGACTTATATTTTGTTGTAAATTTTGAATAGTCTCCCATGATTTCATCATTATTTTCATTTAAAAGATAAAATCCTGAAAGAGCTATATCTTCAGTAATATTTTCAATCTCCAATTTATATATATCATTAGAGATATATGATAATTTTCCAATTGAAATAGTTTCATTTTTATTAAATTTTAATTTATCCATTATAAATCCTTTCCGCAACGAAAAGATAATTTATATTCATTTTGTAACTTTGGCAATATATCCTTTACGAACAGAATCCCTTTTGTCTTATAGTAGCCTCTATCTTTGTTTGATCAATAAGAACATATCTATTAACACTTTCCAAATCTGCATGTCCTAATAATTTTGCAATCACACCTATATCTGTATCACGTTCTGCTAATCTGGTTGCAAAAGTTGCTCTAAATAAATGTGGATGAACTCTGGTGACTCCACTAATTATGCCTAATTTTCTTACCATACTTTCTATTGCAGTTTTACATAATCTTGCAGGATATCCCTTCCTAGAAGCAAACAATGGCGTATTAGACGCATATGTACAATATGTACCATTCATATTTATATCTTTTCGTTGCTTTAAATATTCGTTTAATCTCATTGCTGTTTTACCAGAAAACGCCACTGTTCGTTCTTTATTTCCCTTACCTAATACTTTACAAGTATAGTTTTTAAAATCTACATCTTCCAAATTAATTCCACATAATTCACTAACTCTAACACCAGTATCAAGAAAGAAGTGAATAATCGCTAAATCTCTTGAATTTGTAGTATTTATTTTTAGTAACTCAATTTCCTCGTCTTTGAGAGGAACTTTGATACATTTTTTATATTTTACAGGTTCAACAATAGATATAGGATTATCAGCTATCTTTTTGTGCTTATATAAATAACTAAACACAGAAGACAGATATTTTCGCTTAATATCCATTGTCGAACCTTTTACATTATCAGGTAACTATTCAATTGTTATGAGTTGTGAATACGTTACTACATAATTAATGTTTACAATAAAACATTATATATTGGACTCTACAATTCATATCCCCTTGTAGTATATCTTTAAAAACTACATACCAACTATTATTCATGAATGTTACATCTTCTAAGTGAGTAGGAAAAGCCTTTCCGTCACCATTAGATACTAATATAACAATATCAGTAGCAGAGAGAGTTTGTAATCCAAATATCTCTGCTACTTGTTGGAAGTTGAATAATACAAATGAATTATTACCCGATTTCACTTCTTTTACTACAGTACCAGCATTGATTTTTATATTACTTAATCCATTAAGATTAAGATCTGTTTTTAGATTACCTAAACTCTGGTTTAATTCAGTTACACTCTGGTTTAATGTAGTTACACTCTGGTTTAATGTAGTTACAGTAGTAGCATCAGCAGCATATCCAGTCTCTGCCGTATTTGTACTTGTAGTTATTCCTTTTATTGCGCCCACTTTTGTCTGAGCAGTCTTCCCATCATTGAATTCAACATCATTTGCATGTGTCCAAAACGATATTCTGTGCCATAATTTATCAGCGGTACTCCAAATTCTATAAAATTTTCCTGTTACTTTTTTTTCACTAACAGCCATTTAAATTCCTCCTTTATAATAAAAAAGAGACACATTTAGTGTCTCTAAATCTGTATTCATATTTAATTAATCATCTATCCATGCCATACCATCTGTAGGGAAAGAAGGTTCTTCTGTACTAGAATTTATTCTGTCACATTTTTCTAAAGTATTTAGATATTCTTGTAACGAATAAATTCTATTTTGAACCATGTTAAAATAATCAGAATTAATTGTAGTAATGTTACTTGTATTACATAATTTCGATGCATTATCATAATCACCTTGATCAATATAATTCTGAATATTAATCATAATATCTTTATTTGTTATATCTACATCTGATATAAATGGTAAATCGTCTATACTATCTGGAAAAACTGATTCTACTTTATAAGCCATTTCACATACCTCCTATCCAAACATCTGAGTTATTAGGAGTAGAAGGTTGGTCTTCCATATAAAATACAGACTGTTTAATTGTTTTTGCATATATTTCTGCATTTCTTATTTCTTCATTTAAGGCATTAAAATCTGCACAATCAGGCATACATTGTTTTATACTTGGATTTGCATTGATTAATTTTGCAGCAGAAATATAGTCTTTGTCCTTTTGGTATTCTTTTATTTTTTCAATCAATACTGCATCTGAATTAGTCACATTTCTGTAAGTCTTCTTATCCATTACAGCAGATGGAAAATTAGAATACTCATGTGTATAATCTGCCATACGTTTCTCCTTTATTCTTCATATAATGGATAAAATGTATGCATTGTGATAGATGTTGTTCCATCTGTTAAATTTAATGTTATTTTATCCGTAATATATTGTTTTATTTCTGATTCTCCTATTTTAGCGTAAGATACTTTCATATATTCTTTCAACCAAGGTACAAGTCGTCCAATTTCAATACTTATATTATCAGTTAATCTTGCGTCAACAAATAATTCATACTCAGCTCTTTCAAGAGCAAGACTATCAGACGAAATGTTTTCATATACATCACCTGATTTTACATCTAAACGTTCTTCGCCAAGTCTCTGTACTGTAAACGGAGAATCTTTTATTATTTTTAAAGATACAGTATCAACATTGTATTTATCTTGAAAATATTTTTGTGTATATTTAGTTGTAACTGTACCATCTGCACAAGTATATTGATCAGAACTTACAGAACCATCTACTAAAGCTGAGAGGGCGTGAGCTTGCCATGCGCCTTGTGCATAAAAACGCTTTATCCATGTTTTATTTTGATATGTTTTTCTAAATTTAAAAACATATACTTTCCCAGCAGGTAAATAATTTGCATCTAAAGGTTTATCAGTATTTTCATCATAAATCTGGATATCCCCTAAATTATTTACATTGATATATTGTGTTGAAGAATTTGTATCTGGAATTTTAATTGCAATTAAATCTCCATTAGAATAGTCTTTGTGATATGCTTTCATATTGACAGTATAAGTAGAATTTGAATTAGTCACATCTTCTGAATAGAAATCTACATCAAATGTCTCACCCCACACGTGTACAACATTTCGTACATTAGAATAATCAGTTGAGATTGACTCAGAAACTAGACAATTTTTAATATCATCATTAGTTATAATAATATTGTCTTCTTTGCAAGAAGGAGTTAATCTGGTTATAAAAATACCATTCTCATCAAAAGCCGAATCAAAATTTGGATACAATTCTGTTATATCTGTTATCATGCTTGATACATTATCTCCAACAGAAAATTCAAGATCATATGGCACACAATTCCAATAAGGGTGTGAAGCTCTATAAGACATATAATCTTTATTAAATTCTTCTAATCCTTTAGATTCTCCAATATCATCAACAATATAATCTTTTATACCGCCTAATTGTGTTATCGTAGATACTAATGAGTCTCTGATTGTATTATATACTAATGGAGTACCATCATCAGTTTCTTCATAAGCTGGGATAGTAGTGGTTAATGCACTTAACTGTCCGTTTTGTGTGCCATCTAATCTGTTCCACAAATCACCACAATTAATAGTCAAACTATTACTATCCACAGAAATAGAAGAATTAGTATCAGTTACAATAAAACAGCCTTCATTATACCATTTATATTCCGACATTCGTGGAGTCTTAAGCCCAATTTGAAGCATAATCTTTTTATTCATCCACATTCTTGCTCGTTCAGAAGGTGTCATTTTATCGCCTATTGGGAACATGGTAAAAGAATATGTACGCCTTGTATTTGAACTTGAGTCTATTGAAACTGAGCCATAATCTATTGTGAATTTTATTTCATCCACAACACAATTGTTATTATCAAATACTAAAATCTTGTATAAATATTCTACCCATTTTGAAAAAGCAAGTTTCTTATCTAATGTACTTATATTTGACATACAAAATCCTCACTTTCTTTAATATTCAATCCATACAAGATTATTCTTTGGCATGAATGGTTCATTATCATCAATGATGATATCTTTATCATAATTACTATATTTCTCATCAGAAGGAATTTGAGCATAATTACCATTTTTGCCCCAAAATTCAGAAGAAACATTACTAAGTCCTGATTCATATAAATCTTCTTCGTTAGTATAATCGCCTGATTCATACCACTGAAAATCAATAATTCTATGCTGCCAATGTCCGTCCATTGAATCTGTTGGGCTTCCGTCAACATTAATCATCCACATACGCCCATCAAATGATTTTAATATTTTAGGCATACCATTTGTAAGCCAATCCATAATATTTTTTTGATAATCAAAAGACTTTTCAAGTTCAAAATCACAATTATCATTCATAGGTACAAAATATCCACTTACTTCGCCAGAATCATAATTTAGATTGCCAAATGTATGAGCAAATGGGTATCTATACATAGGAATTTCCTGCTTTGTCAGTTTATAATTATTTCGTGTCGTGTCAATACTTCCTATATCTAATATAGTTCCGTAATTATGAGTCAAATCTGAGATAAAAATGCCATCAAATGAAACCATGATTTCCTTTATATCTCGTCCATTCTCTACGCCATTTAAAAGACTAACACAAGCATATTCATATGTTTTTTTGTTTTGAACAATATTATCAATATAAGTAATATCAAAATCTTCAATTTTTTGTATTGCTTTTCTATATATAGTTGTCCACGTAAAATCACCTTTTAAACGTTTTTGAATGATAATGTCAGAAGTATTATTAAGTACATACTCAATATTTCCTGCTGATAAGCTATGTTCATAATTAGCTGATAGTATAGAATTATTATTCCATGTGGTATCAATTTCTTTTGACTCTTCCATATTACTATCAGTACTAATTACAAACGTATCAAAATCAGCATTACCAATTTTTGTTTGTCTTATATCATCTACATTAGTAGGGGTAGGAGAGTACGAATAGTCTGCCCCTAAAAAAGTTGAACCTAAAATTATCATTGCACATCTCCTCCTTTCTACTGTATTGTTATTTTAAATAAGCTGTCTTGTCTTGTAATGTAAATTGTATAAAATTGATTTGCAGTTAATTTTTGTCTTGGGCTATATAAAATATAATGACTTAATCCGTTGGAAACATCCAATTTAAAATAATCCAAACCTTCATATATATAGTGATACAGTAAAATTTTATCTACTTTATTTGTTTCAGACCAAATAAGTCCAGTTTTAAAGTTTTTGGCTTTAATTCCAACTTTATGACCTGATTCTATAAGTAATCCCTCATTGTATTCTACAAAGGTATTTGAATTATTAAACTGTAACACACCATTCGATATTGTATATGAATCTGTAGCGACACCATCAATTGAAACAATATTAGAGATACATTGTACATATCCACCTTTATAATTATTTTTTACCTTGAAAATGCCTGAAAAATTAGAAGAATTATACTGAGTATATATTTTTACAAAACCAGTATCTATTTCTACCGAATCTACAGTAATACCAACACATCTTAAATAATAAATTTGCTCATTATCTAAACTATTATATATATAAGTAGGAGTTTGATTATATATAGTCCCACTATTAGATAATTCATTATATGTGGCATCATACAAATAAAAAATGTATGATTGTAATTTCCTATTTTCATTCTGAGAATAATTAATTGTAGCATTATATGATGATGACTTTACATAATTTGTTCCATTATTTAATCCGCTAAAATTAAAAGTAGGGGTAGAATAACAAGTAAATAATGCTTTGTCAGATAGACTTGATTCATTATTATTTTCATCAAAAACAGATATTTGTATTGTATACGATGTTCCATTAGTTAATATATTCCCACTAATCGGATGTCTAAATCTCATTTCTGAGATCGTTTCATCTTTTATAATTTCATTAGTTAATGCATTCCTGATTACAATTCTATTCTTATATGGTTGATTTCCTATATAAGAAAAGGAGAAAACGTAACCAGCCGTAGCATCAAACGGTATAATTTTACTGATAGCAGGCTTTGCCATAATTTTCTCCTTTCAAATTAACCTATCCAAACAGCATTACTAGCAGGCGAAGTTGGCTGTGTTGATGAATAAGTAAAAGTTGTCTTTTTATCTACTAAATCTTTTAATACTTTTCCTTGGTAAGCTGATAATGACTGATCGGTTGCAGTTGAGGTAAGATTATTTTGTACTCCACGCCAAGTGTCTGTAAACTTTGCATTTGCAGGTACATTACTATTTACTGTATGACCATTAACTGTAGTAGAATTACCACCATTAGCAGGAAGAGATGATGGGATAGTAGGAATAGTAGCAGAACTATAAGCTAATGAACCAAGACCAAGCCATGATTTTAGTGCATCTTTTGACACATCTTTTATTTTTGCATTTACATCAGAGCCATTGCCCGTTGTATATCCTGCTATAAATTTAATCGCATCACCAGAAATTCCGCTACCACCATATCCAATTTGAATTGTTTGACGAGTTGCATTATAATCAACAAGTCCTGTTGCTTTAGATGCCGAACTAGCACTACCTGCACTTGTAGCATATTTAACAGATTTATTTGCATCAGCAGTATTATCAACATTACCAAGACCAACTTCAGATTTTGAATAACTTGGTTTTGAACTAGCTTTAGCCCACGCAGAAACATCACTTGCAGGTCTTGCATTACTTAATCTACTATCATTACCTGCACAAGCAGTATCAGCAGTAGTACCTAAAGGTCTCCAAGTATTCGTATCTGTTTTCTTATATCCCCACCCTGCAACAGTGGAATCGGTTACAGCAGTTGCCCCAGAAGCAATCCCATCTAGTTTCTTCTTGTCAGCTGCTGTCATCAGTCCGTGAGCAGACTGAGTTACATCATTGTAAGTAGTATTGGTTGTAGGTGGTGTATAACCAAGGGCTGTAGTTACATCAGATTTAGATAAGTCTGCCTTGGCATAACTGAGAGCACTCCATACACTTGTACCATCACCAATTTTATATTTATTATTCTTATCTGAGCTTATAGCCATTTCACCCTTGAGAAGAACAGGATTTTTAGAAGCCCAGTTACTTTCCGTATCAGTTCTTTGTTTTACTTTTACATTAATGGTATTTTCTGCCATTATATTTTCAACCTCCTTAATTTATAAATATATGAAGGTATTGATATACCTCTATGCATAGAAAAATGGATACACATAGAGGTATCCATTTATTTAAACCTATATTTTATTATGCTGATGCATTTCCACAATCAAAAACAATTGTGTTAGAACCCTGAACTAAGAAGTCAGAGGATACATTTGCCTCAACTGGAACACCGTTCGCAAAGTATACAGGATGTGTTGTAGAACCTGCATTTGTACCTAATTTGCTTGCAGTCGTTGCAGTTGTCGCAGAGTTTGCTGAACCTGCACTTGTTGCATATTTAACAGATTTATTTGCGTCTGCTGTATTATCTACATTTCCAAGCCCCACTTCTGACTTCGTATATGTAGGCTTATTTGCCGCTTTCGCCCAAGCATAAACATCAGATGCAGGTAATGTGGTAGGGTAAGCTGGAAGAGTAACAGTAGTGCCAGACTTATACTCTTTCGTACCAATCTTTACAGACTGAACTGCTGAGTCGGCTTTTATGCCCTGTGCTGCTGTAGCATAATTTGTGGCAAGTCCATTTGCGTAAGTTTTAGCAGCAGATAAAGCATCTGCTTCTGATTGGTCTGCATAAGCTTTTGTCGCATAGTTAGTAAGATCAACAGCAGAATCACCGATTTTCTCAAACTTCTTTGCACTTCCGCTTACAATAAGCATATACTCATCGTAACCATTATTAGTACCAGAACCTACAGCACCAGAAGCTTTCGCCACCATATAAATTGTATGTTCGTCAGCTGCATCAACACTTGGAAGTGCATTTACAATAGTTCTCTTTAAATGGTCTGCATTTGCTACAGCACTAGAAATTTTTGAATCAATCTGTGCGCCTGTATAAGTATCAGTAATTCCGTATCCAGAAAGAGTTGTAGGATTTGTACCAGCTGTTACATGTCCCTTATTATCAACTGTTACAGACTTATATGTACCAGCTGTTACACCAGAAGTCGGGTGAGTATATACAGTGTTATTGTCTGTTGATGTGATAACGATATTACCACTTGAATCTGTTGTTACTTTAGTTGCACCTGCGCCACTGATCTTAAGTGACTGTTTATTCTTATCGCTATCTGTAATATCAATAGTTGCATTTCCATTTGCAGCACCAGATGGAGCACCTAATGTATATTTTGTATCTTTATATGATGTGATAAAGCCAGTATCATTTTGGAGCTGACTTACCTTTGTTGGTACAGTTACATCGACAACCTTAGAATTCGGTGTAAGTTTAGTACCATTCACAGAAACACCCTCAATTACGTTTGCTTGTGCATTACTTGGCGCATGTGCAGATGTAGAATGCTTATAAGCTGCGTCATAGTTTGCTTTCAACTGAGTTGTAAATGATGCAGTAATAGCGTCCAAAATAGATTTATTGCTATGACTATGCTTTGCTGCATCTACGGCAGATTTGATAGCAGCTGATACTTCGTCAGGTGTCATTGCTGAATATGGTAAATTAGCAAAAGTGTTTGTCCCATCACCAAACTTAAATTTTGGCGCACCAGATTCAGGAAATTCAATTGCCATTTCACCTTTAAGCAACACCTTATCAGATGAAGCCCATGTAACACTTGTATCATTACAAAGGACAATCCTTGTATTTAAAACATTGTTCGCCATGTTAATATTCTCCTTTAATTAAATAAGGAGAAGAAGCTATGCAGCCCCTCCTCCATTTATAATATTAATATCATTGTAGTCACTACCTATGCAGTAATATTTCAAATCGTCATCGCTCCAACGATAAGTTTTATTCTCTGCCGTAGCAACATAAATTTTTGATGCACTACCAATATTCGGAAATGCATATTTCGTATCCTTCGTTACAACTGGTGATTCATTTAGTTCTTCCCATACTCCGTTATTATAAAAACAAAGAGTATTTGGCAATAACAAATACAATTTATTTGCTAAAGGTGCGAGAGGAAGATCATTTACCACCAAAAAATCTGAAGATATAGGATTTCGCGAAGTCGCTGAATCCTTATAAAAGTTCCCCGTATCTCTACAGAAAATTAATTGACCATCTGTAATGGGGACATCTTTTAGTTTGGATTCAGATACCTCTGTTAAAGATAAAAATGCCATTATAACCTCCTAGATATCCCATTAGCCGATACGGATAACTTAGGCAATTTCAGCCCAAGTAACAGCACCTTCTACAACCTTTACTCTTGTATCCATTGCTCCGTTTAAACCATCGGCATAAGCCTTCGCATCGGATAATGCTTTGTCTGCTTTTGACTGAGCATCGGTAGCTGCCGCTGTAATTGCCTCCTGCTTTGCTGTTGCAATAGCTCCTGTTAATTCAGTAACTTTTCCATCAATCTGATCTTTATTGTAGTAATTCTCAAGAGACTTCGTAATTTCACTAAACTTATTATTGATTGCCTTTGTAACAGATTCTGTTGTTGCATATGCAGATAAATCAATTGTAAAGCCTAACAGCTCCCATCCCTCGCCAGTGTAAACGTACTCTTTGCCGTCATCAGAAGTATGATAAACATCACCGACAATCATACCTTTGATAGCATCTAAAGCAGCTTTGTTATCAAGAGAACCTTTAAACTTAAATACAGAAGCAACTTTTGCATCAATCTGCTTCTGTAATTCGGTCTTTGCTTCGTTTACCTTATTAGTTGCATCTGTTGCAGCTGTCTCCGTTGCAGACTTAATAGCCTCATCTTTAGCCTTATCAATTTTTGTCTGTACCTGGTCAGCTGTTCCCATACCTTCCAACTTCTTTGCAAGATATGCTTTGATAGCTGCCTGAGTAGCTACTTTTGCATCATTAGCCGTGTCATCCCCAATCTCGCCAACTGTACCAACAGCAATATCTACATAATCTACTCCTGTGTATAATTTTGCAGAAAAATCAGGAAGTACATATACAACACCCTGAGACGGAGCAGTAGGTAAAGAAGTAACTTTCTCGAACTTCTGGCTATATACTTTATCGCCTTTAAAAATCTGTCCATCGGCAAAATACAAAGTATCATTATCTTTTGCCTGTAATGCCTGATAATTTGCAAGTGTACCAAATTTAAAATTTACAATGTTATTCATAGATAAAATCTCCTTTAATTTTGTTTTTTTCATTATTCAGTTTTAAAATTCAGTCCAAGTGAATCCAGAACCTGTATTTGAAATTACAGGTTCTACAATGAATGAAGATGCGCCCTGCTGTACTGTGTAAGGATAATACTTACCATCAGCAGAATTTTTGATTGAAATAGGTTGTCCTGCATAAGTGTCAGAACTTTTATTTAATTCAGTAACTGCATCTTCTGTGCTCGTAAATGTACGAACCCTTGATCTGATTTTCTGCTGAGTTTTATCATCTTTGATATAAATCAGCTCGGAAGTATCTTTGGTCAGTACAAGGTCACGTTCGTCTAATGTACCACTTTCAACAGCAGTATCAATGTTATTCACATTACCGTAACCAAACTTCATATCAGCCATGCTTTTTGCCTCCTTTCATTAAATTAGAATTCGACAACCTTAATGGTCTTACCCTGACCTGATGGATCATCACCATTTGCGATATAAACTTTATCACCAATAGCGACACCACCTTTTGACAGTTGTAAATAGCCATCCTTATAAACAAGATTGTCAATATGATTATCGTCAACTGCCTGAATCAAATCTGCCAACTGTTTTGCTTGTGCGTCAGCCTTCAGCAATCTTTGATCAATAGCACTTAACGCATCATCTGGAATTAAATCGCTCCATGCTGTAAGCGGAACAATATGGATATATGTTGATGTTGTGTGTCTTACACGTTGCGTAATAACACCATCTTCACCCATTTCATTTTTAAAAAATGTAAGCTGTACTTCTACATCACCAGGCTCTTTTGTGAACTCTGTATCGAATGGAAGTTTATATTCAAGCATGTCCTTATATAATTCGTCTGTCAGTTCTAACATTGCAGTTTTATATGCTTTACTTACAGGTAATTTATACTCAAGTAAAACACTATAAGAAGACATATCTTCACCTTTATATGTCTGACTAGCAAGGAAGTGCAATGAATCTACTAATTTATTTCTCTGAACAATTCTTTCTCTGACAGACACTATAAGCTCGTTTGTATCTTTAACAAGAATCGTATACATTACTGTTCACCTACTTTCTCTTTGGCTGTAATATACTCGTAGTCTTTCTGAGAAATCACGCCTTTATTTTTTAATTCATCTAATTTAAAAAGGGCTATCTTCCCACTGGAAAATAGCCTTTGTAAACTCTCTACAAATTCACTTGTCATAAAACTCCTCCCGTTATTAAATCAAGAGTATAAGCATCAATGATTTCTTGAGGTGTTTTCATATTTAAAGCTCTTAATTTATTGTATTCATACACATCAATCTCAACCAATGACACTGTATCAACATCTTGTTTTTTTATAGACGGAAAAACATCAACATGCCAAAAATATTCACCGTCAGAAGACATAACTCCTTCGGCTTCATTTATTGGACATGTAAGCATAACATCATGCTTTGCTTGATATTTAATCCATATAGGATGGTTTAGGAGGTCAATTATTTTTCCGTCTTTTATTACTTTGTAAAACATGTTTTTCCTCCATGATAAAAAGGGTAGGAGAGTATCCTACCCTTAATTATTTAAAATGAAAATTCCACTACAATTCCGTAAGCAGTATAAGGATAATCATATCCAGATAATGCACCATTTTCTTCAACACGGAAGAAGTATCCATTGTAAGAAACATTTGGTGAACGTGTCCAATATGACTGTGCTTTTCCATCGGAACTTTTTCTGATTCTACTTGAAGCATTTGTAAAGAACTCAATATGTGTACCCTCGTTTGTATATGGTTCTTGTTCCATATCACCTTCAGGACTCAGTTCATATACTGACGGAAGATAGAAATAGTTATCAGAGGTTGTTACTTCTGTTGACTGATTTCCTACAGAAGATGCTATTTTAGCCAGTTTAATTAGCTGTTTCCATTCAACAGATAATGCATTATACAAACGTGTATTAAGCCAAGATCTAATTGTCATATTTGCATATCCACCTGAATTGGATGATCCTGCACCAAGCATTCTTGTTTGAGATAATACGTTATCAGCAATAAAAGACATAGACGTTCTTTTACCAGATCCATCTGATAAGTAATATCTATTGAATCCATACATACTTGCAGATAAGGTATCATGTGTCCATGATGCAAGTTCCATACATGTCTTTTCACCAAGATCACTAAACCACACTTTTGCCCAATAGATTTCTCCTATTGCATAATTTTCATACATACCATCATCAGCCTTACTGCAACCAAATACGAGAGTAGAATCAACAACAGTCTCTCTATTTCTGGAAAGTTCTACATAGCTCGGAGCATTTGCAGTCAAATTGCCGTTATATACATGTAATCCAGTTTCCCCTTTTATATGTCTGATGACAATGATATTCCTTGTACCTATGGCAACATTGGTTGATGATGTACCCCATGCTAATTTTGCGCCACTATTTGTCCAAAGCTTAAATCCACTAGAACCATCAGATTTAAAACACTGAGCCAGAACAGATGAAGAGGCTGATTTACTATCAAGTCTATAGTCAATAGCAAATACAAAACTTCTATCTTTATCAAATAGCTTTACTCCTGTATCAATGTAATTTGTTCCACTAAATACAGTTTTTTCGGAGATAAGTTCATTCTGTTCAATATCAGTATATTTACAATCAGAACCAAGAGATAATACGATTTGATCCTTAAGTGTTATCATCGAACTTTGCAGACCAAGTTTTGTGAGGGCATAAATTTCCACTGGTTTAAGTTCAGAGAGTTCTTTATCTTTAAAATAATCTTGTGTATATTCAAACACGTCATATACAGCATGGATTTCCTTATCTCCATCTACACGTCCAGATTTATCCCAGCCTTTAAACAAATAATACTTATAAGCTGATTCCTCAGCAGTATAAGTTGGGATTTCTTCTGGTGGAGCAACATAGCTATCATAATCCGCTGTATGTGTTTCAATAACTGTAGACATTGACATATACTTTACAGTATATTGTCTTACTTTTTCGGAATAAGTTGCCTTATAAGTTTGATTACCAAAGACTGCAACAAAGTTTGCATCCCATCCATTAAATGTAAAATCTGTACTAATAGTACTTTCCTTTGTTGGAACTGGAATTGGATTATCTGCTCTTGTTATTGGATTAATTGGCTTTTCACCTTTATCAACATACTGAGTATCTAATACATCTCCATTATCATTTACGAATGTTACAGTAAACTGCTGAATCAATGTATTGTAGGTAATATCCAAGTCAGACCAAGTTTCATTGTATTGTGCAAGCAACTTCTCCTTCATGACTGGTGTATGTACAGAACCAGTTACGACTGATCGATCAGCATTATAGCCATTCTTGTCAATACCACCAAGTTTATATAACTTAGCCAACAAATCTGCCGTGTCAAGATTCCATTTGATACCAAGTAATCTGATACGATTCAGTTTTGTTGCTTTTTCAACCATACTAGCGGAATCAACCGTATCACAGTATTCAATTACCATACTCGTGAACTTATCATATGCAAGAATCTGTAAATTTGTAAGATATTTTAAATTCCTCATAATAATAGATGTAAGTGTTTCTGGTAAAATGGCAGTATCAATCTTTCCACCATTTGCGAATGTAACACCTGTTAGACCAGAACCGCTTGCATAAAGTTTTTTAAGACTTCCGCATTTTGATAAATCCAAGCTCGTTACAAGATTTGGTGTATTTCTTACATCTAATAATTCTAATAATTTATTATTTCCAATTACTAAATTAGTAAGGAAGTTGTTTGAATATCCTTCTGTTTCATTACCGATAATTAACTTTTTGAGTCTTGTTGCTTTTGAAAAATCATTATCGTGGATATAACAAGTAGATACATCACCCATTGACTGAATCCTAGATGCACCATAAACGAGTACAGCTGTATCATCCATTTGATTGTAAGGGCATGGTATATCATACTGTTGTCCAGCTTTTGCTCTAATCTGTGTTGGGGATGAATTACCGAACATTACAGATAAATACATATCAGAGAACGGTGTAAGATGAAGTGTATAATCAGGCTTGACTATTGCATCAACAGGTGTGTTGCATCTGAACATAATCTGATCAGAGGTAGCAGTAGTACCGATAAATTTTGTTGCCATGTACATTTCCTGGTCACGTTCGAACTGTCTACGCTGATATTTCTTTTTGCCATTCATCATTTGTTCGAGGAATCGTGTATTACCATTTTGATAGGTACGAAGATATTTTCGAACATAATCTTCACGCCATAAAGCTTCACACCATTCATTCTGTTTTTCATCAAACTGATTGATTAAAGATGTTGCACTCCAACAGTTTTTTGATTCGCAAGTATTATACATAGAACGAAGTTGTGATTGCATCAAATCACGAATACGGCAGAAAAATACTGAATCAGCTGCATTGAATATGTATCCAGAAGATTTGTCACCATCTGTACGATAATCAGTATCTTCTTTTCCATATGTCATTGTAAGTTCACCGCTGTTATTTATTCCGATTGCTGAATCGTTATCATAATCCCAGAAGTCGAAACGGTATCCTTTATTAATCTTAGCAGCTTCATCGTCAATAGTATAATATTGTACTTTATCTCCTAACGTACTTGCTTCTTCTGTAGTAATATAATATTTTGCCCAATGCAGAAATACATTTTTTGCACGATTGTCGATCATCGTATATCTTAATGTAAAAAGATAGAAATACAATGCAGAATCTACAATAAACCAATCTTTAAGTTTGTCTACAAAATCTTTATCAGATGATGTGATTACAAACTCATAGAAATCTCTCCAAATTTGCTTATTTTTTGTTCTAATTTCAGTTTTCGCTTCATCTGTTGATATTGGATCTCCATCTTTAGAATCTCCACAACAATCATATCTGAACTCATACGTTCCCTCCCAATCGTTATACAAAGCATCATATGCTTCATTTCCAGATTTCCATTCTTCTTTTGAGATAGGATATTTCATTGTTCCATCCGAGTTTGTAACGCCAGTTTGAAATGTAGAGTTTGCAAGAGTATTATCACTAATTTCAATGCAGAACTCATTCATATCGTCTGGATCGTAGGCTCTTGTCAAATCTGTTTTCTTGGAGTCACCTATATTACCAAGTGCATAGTAGTGCCATTCTGTATCTTGGAACTCTCTATGTGTACTAACATCAGGATCGCTTTCCTTAATGAATACAACACAGTTTACAAATTCCATGTCGTTCTTTATTCTAGGATCTCTTTTCTGAGCAGGTGACTTGTATGGAAGATATGTGTTGTATCTAGCTTGTAAATAAGCGTTATTAACCATTTCAGAGGAAGCTATATTTACCTTTATGTTGAACCAGCCGTTTGGAATAGAATCTCTTGTTAAAGAAACTCTACCAGTTCCATCTTCGGTCTTAGTTCCATCTCCGAGTGTCAATATTGTTTTATAATCTGTGTCTAATGGAATCTTACTTGTTACCTGATTCTTTCCATCAAAGCAACAAATAATATCTATATTTCTACCGGACGCACCATACTCGTTTGAGGTCGTTCCCTGTCCTGAGTGGTATGCGTTTTCAAATGTCCAGTTGTCTAATGTTGGATCACCGTTCTTATATAAACATTTAACAGTAGTATTTTTCACAAAATCCTTTTTATTATTTGTAAAATGTGGTGCTTCAATCATGATAACTCTCATATCTGGACAAGCTTTTGCAACAGATTCAGGTGTTAAATTACCATCCTCATCATAAATCTGATTTCGCTTGTATCTGTCAATCATCTCTGTAGCAGTTCTTGCATCTGCAATGAAGTTGTTTAGAATTGCTTTAGAATCAAGACTCTTATTATATGCTTTCATTCTGTAGATTCGAACATCACAATCTTCTGAACCAATAATAATTGGAACAGGAGTCTCCTGTGTAAATGAATAATCTTTTGTATAACTCATTGGTCTACACGGAGTACCATCCTCGTAAGACATGACAATAGGTGTGATATCACTATTATCAATGTCGAACTCCCACTCGATAATATCTTCCTCACTATATGGAACATACAACGATTTCACACTTGACTTGATATATGCTTCGTGTACGTTCATCTGTAAACCAATGTCATCAGATTCACAAGATAAAAATGTGGCACTTGCATTTGCAACATTTTTAGTCATAAAGATGAATTTGAACTCTTTGCCATTCTGACGTGCATCATCAGCAAACAAATTATATGAGATTGTGGCAGTAGTACCTGCCTTTATACCGAAATACTGGTCTCCATTTTCATCAATCTGGTATCCACCATTTGACCAGTCGAAGTTTGATGAAACAGTCATTTTAACTTCTGGATGATCTGCGTCAGACCATAATCTGTTTGCATCATTATTTGATCTTCCAACAGGATTAAAATCAAATTGAAGTCCAGCTGTAACAGGTTCTACATCAATATCCAGTTTCTCAACAGTTACATTGATTGTTTTTACAGTGTCTCCGCAAGTAATTGTTAATACATGTGAACCAATATCTGTTGGTTTATACTGCCAAATATTCGTATTAGAATCCAACTGTAAAGTTGAAGCTTCCTTCCCATCAACAGCTAAAATTACAGTCGGGTTTTCTGTCTTAGGATCATATACAGTGTAAGTAATATTCTCTGTATCATACTGTTTTACAGTAAGATTGTTCGCAATACATCCGATTACAGGAACGTTAGAATCTGGATTAAACCAGATAACATCCTTATAAATATGATTTGATTCAACTGTTAATCCGTTGATTTCTGCTGTGATATAAACTTCAACAAGGTGTGCTCCATGAGTCTGTGGCTTGATATTGTATGCCATCGGAATGCCAGTGGCAGTAGTAGTTACTTTATATAATTCATTTCCGTCAATTTTGAAATGAATATCCTTTGAAATAGCACCGTATGGTGTGTAATCAAATGAGACTTCGCCCATCGGATACTTGAGAGTATCATTGAAGGTTGACTCAATATGAATATCTACCTTCTGTACAGTCCATGATTTTACAACAACACTTCCAGCATCATCAGAAATTGTAAGCACAAGTTTCTGAGAACCAAGACTGATATAATCTGTACAATCAAAGCTATTTTCGCCACTGATTGCAATACCAGTAGCAATGACTTTGTTGCCGATTTTCCATGTATAATTTCCTTCTGAAACGATATCACCAGAAGAATCCTGACCAGAGAAGTTATACTTAATAATCGCCTTATCATTTGTTGTAACGATAACAGGAGACTTTGTAACATATTCAATCTTTAAAGTTGTAGATGTTGATCCACCTCCGCTGCCGCCAACAATCTTAAACTGGCTCTTAATAGTTCGTTCTTCATTAGTTTCACCTTCATTTGTAATTTCCCATAAGGTGTAATTCCCTGATTCTGTATCATAAGTTGCTTCATAGGTTTTTCCTGGCTCGACATCAATTTTTCCAATAGCATCTTCAAGAGAAGCAATCTTATTTCCCATAGTAGAAATGCTTGTTTTATTTGAATTTGCAACCTGTTCAACAGCCCCAACTTTTGTTGTTAATGACTCTACATCCGAATTAGATGCTTTTTTACCTAATAAGTCATTCATTGCCTCTTTATCATAGTATTTTGTTTTTAACGTATCAGGGAGATTGTCTATATTTTTATGTATCGCACTCAAATCAGCATCTGTTTTTGTTTTATAATCATTTAATGATTTAGAAACAGGAGTTATTGCATCTGTTATTTTTTTATTGACAACTTTACCATAAGCAGCAACCCACGTAGCGGACGGATCTGAATTCAATACAACATCCTTAATCTTCTTGTCACCATTGTAAAATGAGAGAGTATGAGTGTCTGAAGTGTATGTGACGTTAAATTTTGCCAACCCATCAATACTATTTATCTTATCGTATACGTCAGACAGATCAATATTTGCAAATTTGTCGTCAATTTCTTTTTTATTATAGTAATTTGTGAGAGCGGTTTTGATTGTAGAATTAACAGTATTTGTCAATTCTGTCTTTGCCGTGTTTACTGTTTTCTGAGCCGTAGTAGCAGAGCTTTCAGCGGAATTAGCGGAAGCTTTTGCTTCGTTTGCGGCGGTTTGTGCTTCTCCAACCTTTTCAGTTACCTGCTGTAAAAAGGTTGTAATCCATCCAGTGTCTTCACCTGGTTCTACTGTTCCATTACCTGATAAGGATTCTTCTACATTAAATTCGGCTTTTCTTGTTTTTAATGTATATGCATCTCCCTTTTCATTCACACCAACAGCTTGTATTTCAAACTGTACAGTACCTTTTACAGCACAAACACTTTTGGGCAAAATAACACCAAAATAGAGATAATTGTCATCGTACTGGACATTTACAGGGCTAATATATACATCGTTTTTATCAGGTGTTACAGCGTGCATCAAAAGTGTCATATTTAACTGGTCAACACCGTCATAGCGTCTGAACATTTTGAATCTAACATATTGAGAATTTTCTTCCTGTGTTAAATTCACCTGCGACTCATCAAGTTCGATGTTTTTATTCTCATCAATTGTGCTTATTTTTTCGTCTACATATTCATTATAAATGATATATTTTTCACTATACGGAAGAGTAGTATTAGTATAGGTTGATACTGTGGCTTCATTATCCACAACTGGCGATGGAAAAGAAGCTGCTTCTAATGAATATGCAGTTATATCATCGGACATTATTTTTGCATTATTCATTTCCTCTAATTCTTTCATAGAGTCTTTTAAGGACTTAGCCATTTCTTTTTATTCCTCCTTCTTAAAAACTTCTATATGAAAAAAGAACCTAGCAAAGCTAAGTCCTTATCTATTATAATGGAAGATTAGTATTAATATTTCCTAATATCTTCCAACAAAAATTTATTTGCTTCACTTCCCAAAGGTAACATAACATGAACCGTATCACCTACTTTCAGTGAATCGTTGTATTTTGTGGTAAATGGTCTGTCTGCATCATTATATCGAATAATATATTTTTTTGTATCAATTATATCTATAATGACACCCACATATGTTTTGTCATTTACATTATTATTGCTATTTTGAAATATGTTTTCTAGCCCTTTGACAAATAAATTTTGAGTATCCATTTCCTTCCTTTCTAACAAATAGAAGAGAGTAGTAGATATCTACTACCACTCTCTTAAATAGTTATTATTTTTTGTTTACATAATGTAATGAAGCTTGATAAAAATCATTAGCAAACTTATTAAGCTGTTTATCGACTACATTTGTAATAGCCTTCGCATCACTTACACTGCTTACATTAGGGCAATTTAGATTAAGTGTTACGCTTGGAGCAAAGTTATTCTTAGTAACATTCTGACCAACCTTGCTGGTGTCAAAATTCATCTTAGGTGTATTTATTGGCAGATCACCTAGACTAATTTTACTCATTTTCTCCATAATTTCATTCTGAACTGGAACTAAATGCAATGTCTTAGCAAGATTTTCAATCTGTTCCTCAGTAATAACAGCTTCCCTTTTTTTTGCGATAATCGGTACTTCATCAGCTTTAAGTCCATTAATACCTACGTCCTGTACCAAATCAAAAGCCTTATCTTTTGGAAGAGCCTCTATCTTACCAAGCTCAAGACCTTTATGATAACGTTTAGCATAACCATATTTACCTATTTTCTTAGGATTATCTTTTTCAAGCTTATTCTTGGCTTTTGAAGCATTAGCTGGAGAACCAGCATTTGCAATCCACTTAACAATAAAATATTTGTTACCGATTTGTGTAAAACCATTCGCACCCTTGGAAGCATAATCACTAATATGGCTTGATGCCTGACCGCTTGTGAAATAACCTTTTTTACTTAGCTTTTCATAAGTCCAATAATCATTAGACTTCAGCGCAGGTTTATTCGGGTTATTATTTTTATCATAAACTGTCTTTGGTCTGGTCGATACTGTCGCACTTCCACCTGAGCTACTACCTCCACCAGAACTTGCAACACTTGAAGAAGCAGAGGCAACACCAGCCGCAGCATTTTTAGAAGCTTGTACTTCCGTATTGGCAGCATTTACAGCAGCATCGGCTTGTCTCTGACAAAGTTTCTCATATTCTGATGTAAAATTAGTAAGTGTTTGTAATCTACCGCTTAACACTTCAGATTCCCAATTAGCACCAAGAATTTGTGAAGCGTAGAGTTTATTCTTTTCATCATCGTATTTAGAAGTACAATCTTCCCATTGCTGTTTTAAATTATTATAATAATCAACTTTTTCTTCATAACTTGTCTTTAGCTGTTCATTACTATTAATTTGTGATTCAACAGCAACATATTGATTTTTGAAATTTTCGATATCCGCAAGATTGTTTGAAAGAATTATACGTTGATACTCTGATCCTAAGTATTGCTTAAGATTCATCGCATCTTGTGCGTCCGAAAAAGCATCGGATATTTCATTCCACTTATCTTTAAACTCATTAAGAGTATCAATATAATTATCAATATCGTCTTGTTGTTTCTTTAGATTAGCAACATCTACATCATATTGTGCATCATGTAATGAATCTTGAGCATCACGAATAGCAGAATTGTCTGTACTATATACAAATTGACCATCCTTTAAAAGATATTTTGTCTTTTGAGAATTTGCTTTATTCAGATTGTAAATAGCTTCTTGTAACTTTTTCTGACGTTCATATTCATCATTTTCATCAGACATAGCGTCAATGACATCCTGAATAGAGTCTTTTCTCTTATTAGCTTTTTCGATTTCATCATCATATACTTTTTGAATTGCTGATAAAATAGAGTCGTATTTATCTTTCTGTTTGTTAAGTTTATCATTGCTCTTCTCAATAACATCAATCTTATCTTGCCATTTATCAATTTCATCATCGAGAAGTTTTGTGATACCTTTAAGCGCAGCATCATAGATGGATTTTTGCTCATCAATCATGTCCTTGACAGCAGAATAGTATTTACTAGCAGAAATTTCACCATTCTTATACATTCTTTCAAGTTCATCAGAAACATACTGTGAATACTGCTGATATGTTATCTTACCTGCTTCGAGACGAGCTTTCTGATAAGCCATGAATTTATCAAGATATTCTTCGTTCTGCTTTTCGGCATCGCCGCCAGAATTTTTACCACCTGAACCAGACTTGCCAGATTTGCCAGAAGATTTATTATTTTTCAGCTTATTATTATAGTTATTGGTTACACCTTTACTAGGAGTATACTTTCGTTCCTTACCACTTGAATCTGTCGGAGTAGTACTAAATTTCTTATAATCTACTTTCTGTGAAGCAATATTGGAAGATAAAACCTTACCAAAACTAGATATAGCAGAGCCAATTGATTTAAGAGAAGAAGAACTTCCCTTAATATCATAAGTTAGGTTCGGAATATCACCGCCAACAACCTCTTTGCCACCAATTTTAATGGCTGAGAAATGTTCAACTCCATTTACTTTTGGGGCAAAATTTATTGTAGCTTTGAAATTGCCTATCTGATTACCAAGTTCAGCAAATAATGTACTTACAGCATTTGCCATCTGTTCAATAGAAGCGTTAGTATTACCTGCTATTGCTTGTGATGCTAAAGCTTGATTATCTACACTATTAGTAAGACTATTTGCAATCTCGGAAGTGGTTGTTCCCATAGTACTTGCAATCTGGTCAGCCATATAACCGCCATTTTGAACAATATAAGCTAAATCCTCTGCAATAACCTGTGCATGAGCAGTAAACTCATCTGAACCAGCCGTAATAGCCCCACTTGTAATCTGTTCAAGTGAATAGATACTGTCTTGATACTGATTGATGCCTTCAATAGCCGAAGCTAGGTCACTCTGAGCATTGTCAAGAGCTTGATTTGTTCCATCAGATATAGCTTCACCATTTTCGTTCCATGCTGCTGAATTATTTTGTAAATCATCCGTAAGAGCAGACAACGTTTCAGCCATAGAAGTATATCCATCAAGATATTCCGTAGCTGATATTTCTCCCTTATTATAACTATTAATAAGGTCTGACATACCAGAAGCTACTTGCTGTGTGGAATCCGTAAAGAATTGTTGTGCAGCCGCAGCTTGATCCGTAAACTCACTAAAATCTGTATTAGCTAATTCATCACGAATCGACTGGAAATAATCATGTGCTGAAATTTTACCATTCTGAAATTGCTGACTAAGATACGAAATACGATCACCAAAATCTGAACCATCAAAGAGAGTAGAGAAGGAAGGGATACTAGACTCTGTATTTTCAGCATTTTCAACTTCTTTAAGAGCATTTGCATAACTATCAGCAGACCATTTTCCATCCTTTAATGAATCGTTCTGTTCGTTAAGTGCATCTACAAATGCTTGGTTATTAACAAGTTTCTGTTGTTCTTCACTAAGAGATTTATAAAATTTGATAGCTTCGCTTTCATTAAATCTTGAATCATTGGATAAAGCTGCTGATGCACCAGCTGTAAGATTATCTGGAACATTATTATTTAACGATTTGCCATTTATCCTATTAATAAAGTCTTGTTCACCTTGCGTCTTAAAATCATATAACTGAACCGCAGCATCAACCAAAGCATCAATATCATTGTGGAAATTTTGCTCGGCAATTTTCTGCAATGTTGTCATTGCATTTTTCTGTTTTTCTGTTGCCGTTTCAGAGTTGAAGTTCTTAATCTCTTCCGCATTATTGAATGCACCAAGAGCCTCTTTCATCTCTTTATCGGTCTTTTTGTCGTACTTGTCATTCTTTGAGCCATCATCCCATTCTGGTGTGATTTTAGCTTTGAATTTCCATGTTTCGACAACAGATTGAAGGTCAGGATATAAACTCTCAAAATAATTAGCAACTTCATCATCGCCATTTTCAAGAGCCTTCTGTATAGCTTCTGACATATTCTGAGCGTACTGCTCTGATGCTTTCTTTGCTTCTTCTGAATCAAGACCATTCTCTGTTGCTTGATTCTGATAGTTCTGATAATCCGACATAGCCTTTTGATATGCACTTGAATAATCAGGATCTTTTAATACTTGATCATAAAGTACATATGCATCATACATATCTTTATACTTATCAGTAAGCTCTTGCGCATCATTTATCTGGTCTGATAATCTATTGGCATATTTATCTTCGCCTAATTGATTAGCAACCTCTTGAATACTCTGCATTTTCTCATATACTTCTTCAAGAGCACCATTTAATTCAAAATATGAACCTCTATCAGATATAACTTGTTTAGCACCCAGACTCTTGATATAATTATCAAGCTCTGAATTGTAACTCATATCAATTTTATCTGAATAAGATTTTTCATTTTTCTTCATCTGCTCAAAGTTTGAGCCTTTAAAAGCTGATTTGATTTTATCGCCAATTTTCTCATTTTTGTTAAAATCATTAATCATCTTATTATATTGCTGAGTATTAAGCTCATTAAAAGCATCGGCTTGACCTTTAACAGCATTAGTAATGCTTTTTATAGCACCTTCTTCGTCACCATACTTTTTAATCATTTCGTTCTGAATTTTCATCAAGTCTTGACGAGCTTGAACAACTTCATCGTATGGAGTAGAAGAGTCATTTATCTTATCATTAAGTTCCTGAATTTTATCCTTGTAATTAGAAATATCCGTTTCTGTATTTTTAAATTCAGCACCTAAATCTTGTGCTTTTTCTGCTAATCTATCTGAACTTGTGATTAATTCACTTATAATAGAAATAACTTCTGAAATAGCAAAAGTAATTGCCATACTTCCGACAGCAGCAACAACAGTTTTAAAAGCCGTACCTGCTGCTTTAGCACCACGTTGAAAGAGTGTCATACTCTCTGTAGACTGCTTCATATGAGCAGTAAATGCTTCTGAAATATCTCCTGAACCATCCCATGTTCTTAGGAAGTTTTTAAGTTCTGAGTCAGTAACCTTAAATTCCTTACATAGGTCATCAAATACATTATTACTTACCTTTGACCATTCGTTTAATGGAATTCCTTTGGCATTTGCTAATTCAAAAAATTCTTTTATCTCTTTTTTTACAGGTGAAATTTTCCCAATTAAACCATCAAATATAGTAGAAAAACTATTACTATCAGAATTATATTGTACTGCCATAATAATTCTGATATAATATCCTTAAATAAAACACTTCTGATATTTTAAAAAAGGAGGACGATATATATGAATATGATGTTTTGTTCTGATTGTGATAAAAATGGTACAAATCAAATGTATCAATTAGTGGGAAATGTCAGAAAAAATTTTTATAAAGGTTTCATATATCCTTTTGAAATAAAAGATAAAGACATATCAATCTGTCCTTATTGTAAAAATAAATTAGCAGATACTTCTATTTCAGAAAATGAATTTAATCTTATTGACGATGTTTCCGATTCAGACCGCCAATTTCTTGAAGCAATGATTGACCTCAAAAAGAAAGATCCGATTGAATACCAACTGAAATTATCTCAATTCAAAACTCAATTACAACAGCAAGAGAGTAGTAAAAGAATAGAAGAAGATAACAAACCCAAGTGCCCTACTTGTGGTTCAACAAATATTGAAAAAATATCACTTGGAAAGAAAGCTGTTGGTGGAGCTTTGTTTGGATTATTTAGTTCAGATGTAAGAAAGACTATGCACTGTAAAAATTGTGGCTTTAAGTGGTGATGGGAGAGAAGAGTAGTGAGAAATTACTACTCTTTTTGTTTGTATTGAAAAAGAGAAACACCTAAACATACGTTCAGCATATACCAGAACAGCTAAAATAAAGAGCAGGTGATGTACACACCTGCTCAATTTATATGAAATATATCTATTTATAAAGCGAAAAAACACTCCATATCTGGAATGTTCTTCTACCAAAACATCATGGTGGACGACACCCAAGAGTCGCCTTACATCCTCATGCACCGTATAGATGAATTACTTGGTAAAACAAATATATCATATGGCATATTATATGTCAAGTACATTTTATATTATTCATCTAAAGTTAATTTTGTGTCGTGGTTAGTTGAAAAATCAAAAATTCTTCCACCACAAACATGAGTCAAAAGATTTTTTACATTTGAAATACTTTCTTTATCATGTTTTTCTATATTTCTATAAAATGTATTTGAAACAAAATCTATAAACTGTAATAATGAATGATTCTTAGAATCTGCATATTTTACATCAAAATGATTACATAACGGATTGAAAATCGTAAAATGTTGCTCTAAGTATTCGTCTAATGTATATTTAGCATCTGTTGCAATATTTTGTTCATCTAAAATAATATACATATCTCGCGTGTCATTTGCATATTTACTAGATGTTCTATATAAATTATCAAAAAACAACTGTAAAATATAGTTAAAGGTTCTTGGATGATTTTCTATAAATTTATCAGTAGTATATGTGTTATCCAAAACTATAATGCCTAATTCAAAATCACCATTGCATTTATTTAAAATTAAATCATATATAGGTTTCTTTTTCTTTTCACTTACTTCAGAACCTTTTATTTCACCATTTTTCGATAATATATTAGCATATTTCTTTTTCTTAATTAAGTCAGAAATACCGCGTCTAAATTGCGTCTTTAGTTTCTTTGAATTTCTTGTGAATAGTACAGCAATAATAAAATATTTATTATGAGATATATCAGTTTTAGTTATACTTCCAGATTCATCAACAAAAACAGATAAATTAAATTTTTCTTTATCCATAATACATACATTCCACCAATCATTAGTATTTAATATTACCATTATATACCAATAATCGACGAAATACTATTCAGAACGTATGTTTACAAACGAACATGAAAGAAGAGTAGCCACCGACTACTCTTTATCTTTTACTCTGCTTTATTCAACATTGTTTTTAATTCATCAAAGCTCAGCCCTTTTTCCTGAATCAGCTCGTCTAACTCAGAAAGTCTCTGCTGATGAATCTGCAATTCAAGCTCTTTCTTTGTTGCCTTTAATTCTGTAAGAGTAGCTTCTGTTGCTTCAATTTCTGCTGTTACTTTTGTCAACTGCTCGTCTAATGTAAGTTTCTTTTTACCTCTTGCCATAATGATTGACCTCCTATGTTTTATAAGAAAATCATAACATTAGACAAGTAATATTGCAATATATATTATACATAATTCGTTACAATCGACATTTTTTTGAAAATTATATTACATGTTTTCAGAAGTCATCATAATATAATTTTAACGCATTTTGTTTGTTTTCACAAATCGGGACTGTATATCTAAGCAGAAGAGTATTAGTCTACAAATCTGCCTACCCTTGCCAGCCTCTGAACCGTTAACATTCTTGTGCGTCACTACAAGACAACTATCGTAACATACGATTTAGCCAACGATTGCTTTCGGTTATTTTTAACCTACCTATTGACCGCCCATTGTAGTAGAGGAATATATTTCAATATTCATACTGTACGACTTAACATACTATGTTGTTCTAACCAATTTTTCATGGGTACAACATCCAACAATTTGTTTTGCTATTAACACCATATTATCTTTGTTTCCTTGATAATTGTGGCTTGTTGGCTTTAGGGTTTCCCAGCATTATTCGGGATTTTATTTATTGTGCTTTAAACACAAAAGGTCTTTGCTATCGCTTCGTTAATTGAAAGACATTATTTTCAATCTTAAAACGATGGGCGCAGTACATTTTCACCATGACCTGTTATTGACTGGACTAATCCTACAAGTGTTCCAATTGTACCAAATGAACCAAGTGAGTTTAATCCATCACTAAGACTTGTAACTACTTTTAAGAGTCCATCTAATAAATTAACTCCTGTTTTTAATCCGTCTGAATTTACGATATTTTGTACGAATGAAGTCCAATCGTTACTCAATTTTTCAAGTGAACCTGAAAGATTGTTTGCTGATTTCTCTGCCTCTTGAAGTGCTGAACCTGAACCTTGAGAATATAAAGACTCCATTTTCTCGAAGGATGACCAGTCGCTCAGAATTGCGGAAAGTGTATTAGCGTGCCATTTTCCACCAATATCACTAAGAATATTTGCTCTACGAGTATCTCCTTCTGGAAGTTCGTTAAACGCTTTAGATAATTCTTTCAATAATTCAATTGGTGTTTTTAATTTCTCTGCACCATTAACCATTTTGGTCATTGAAATTCCAACTGCTTCAAATGCTTTTCTAATCGGATCACTTGTAGTATCTTGCAAATTAATGAATAAAGACTTTAAAGCATTACCAGTTTCAGAACCAGACTCTCTTGTTTTTGCGGTTGCAACAGCAATGAGAGAAGATAGTTCATTAATTTTTACACCGTATTGTGAAGCAACAGAGGCTGCCTCAGAAGTAGCAGATGCCATATCAGACATTGATACTGCTGCATTATTAGTGATATAGTTTTGTCCATCAAGTACATCATTTAAATCTTTGACATTTCCCTTTAAATCATATGCTGCACTTGTTGCAATCAAATAGTCATTTGACATTTCAGCAGTCATATCACCGGCAGACTGTGCAAGTATTGATAACTCCGACATCTCTGATGCATTATCAAAACCAGCACGATACATTTCTTGAACACCTGTTAAATAATCAGATGCACTTTTTCCGTATTCACTGGCAGAATCAAAGGCTGAATTGCCAAGTTCTTTTAATTGAGAAGACGTTAAATTAGATGTTTTACTGATTTCAGTTAGGATATCATCAAGTTCTTTTAATTCGCTAATTGCGTCTTTGAACTTGCCCACACCTAACATAACTGCTGAACTAATAGAAATCCACTGAGAAAAACTCGTTACCGCTTGTGCTATTTGATCTTTAAGGTTTTTTCCCAATTTACCAAGTCCACGTTGAGTAATCTTGATTTTCTCAAATTCGTCACTTATTTGATTTAATCTATTAATAGGTATCTCACCAGAATTTAATTCTTGATAATACTTTTCAAGCTGTTCTTTTGCATCTCTTGTGGCTTTTGTATTCTTTTGTAACCACTCTTGGATATTATTCGATAATCTTAATTGTTTATTGGGATTATATATTTGATCCAACTGTGTTTTTAATTGAGCTACCTCATTCTGAGATTTTTTTAGTTCTAAATTAAATGTCTTTTCTTTTTCAACCAATTGATCATCACTAACAGAATTTAATTCATTAAGTGCTTTTTTAACAGCACTCATTTTAGAATCTACTTCATCAGTAGAAAGTCCTAATTTTGTAAAGGAATTTTCAAGCCTAGCGACTTTAGCATCATAATCACCAATATCTATAGCCTCTTTAATAGATTTAATAGAAGATAAGTTATCAGCTTCAATCTTGGTCTGTTTCAAAGAGTTCTGTGTCTCTTTTAACACACTGTTCACTTTTTCAAATTGATTTACTATCTCATTACCACTTGCACCATTACTCATCATATTCTGCAAAGTAGCATATTCAGTCTTGACTGCTTCCATTTTAGAACCTACTTCATCAGTAGAAAGTCCTAATTTTGTAAAGGAATTTTCAAGATTTGTAATAGAAGTAGTAGTGTTTCCAAACTGTCCCATAGAACTCTCAATAGATTTGAGTTTTTCTGCATACTGTACCGCAGTTTCAAGTACCCTTACATCACCAGTCTGTACAAGTCCTGCTTGTGTCTTGCCGTTTCCTTGTATCTTCTCACGTTGCATGTTGAATTGCTTTAAAGCACCTTCAGCATCCCGCACTGTAAGAGTGAGTTTTTGTATCTTACCGCTTGCTTCTTCAACACCAGTAACCTTTACATCAGACCAACCATTAGCATTAGCGAGTCGGTTTATCTCTACCATCTGCTTTTCAATGGTATTATGAACCTTACTCATATAAGCTATATTATTGGCTTTTAAGTCACTTGTATTAAATACTTGCGTAGAAGCAACATTAGATTGTTCTTTTTTAAGAGTCTTAATCTTTGATGTTACTGCATCAATTGATTCTGCCCACTGTTTATAAGCCTTTGACCAATTTTCAGTACGTCCTTCTTTAGCTTCAATGTCCTTGACTTTCTGTAATGCTGTTGCACACTGATTAAGCTCTTTTGATAAATCCTTTGGTGTATTGTCAAGTCCTTTAAGCTCTGCACGTAATCCCTTGATAGTTTCTGAACCGTTTGCAATTTTAGATACTGCTCGGTCAATCGGACTAAGCTGTTTACTAAAATTCTGTGTGATTTTAGCAGCTTCCGTATTAAGTGAATTAAATGCACTCTTTACTTCATTAACTGTACTTGCGCCTGTTTTCAGTCCTGCAAGTTTTGTTTCAAAATCCTTTAATGGTGTATCAAGACCACTTAGTATTTCAGCATTTGTTGATTTGAATTTAGCAATCTCTGTTGTATAATCAGAGAATGCTTCTTCAATAGCGTCTATCTGCTTAATAGCTCCTGAATCATTGAGATGAGAGCTTGTGTTTTCAAAATATGTATCAGTAACATTCCCATTGTTATCTGTTACTTGTCTAAAAGCATAGTTAAGAGACTCTACTTCACCAGTCGCACGTTTTACATTCAGTGTAAAAGTTCGCATCATACCATCATTATCAAAATGTTGAGTTGTGGCAATTACAGCTTTTTCATTTTGCAATAACTGACTAAGTTGATTTTTTGCGTCTCCAATATCACTTGCTTCTTTTGGCATATTGCCAATAACTGATGTATTAGAAGTAACTGCTTGAATTACACTGCCTGTCTGTTGATATGCCTGCTGTTGTTTCTGCTGATTAGCAACGACAGTATTAGTAGCATTATTAGATGCTTGTGCCATCTGATTTTGTAGATTAGCTTGTTCTGTCTTAAGTATTTCAATCTTTTGAGAAAGCTTTTCCAACATCTCAAGCCATGCGTTTAAGTATGTGGTAGTCGCACCTGTTCTTTGAGCAGGCATTAAATTATTATCACCATACATAGCTTCTTTGGCTATTTTAAGTTCATTTACAACCGCATTTATCTGACCGCCAAATGAATCAATACCTTGAAAACTAGGCTTGATATTAAATAACTCACTCCATATCTCATCAAGTTTTGTTGAGCCATTCTCTACTGTTGTAAATGTAACACCTAAGTTCCTGAACTGATTGTTAAGCTCACGAATTGACATTCCAGTGCTTTGTATTGCTTCGGCTTTGTCGCCTACAAAGATTTTCTTTCCTTGAAAATAATCAAGTAAGTCCATCTGCTCTTTAAAACTACTTAAATCTCTTGTAGCTCCAAACTTGTTAAGCACATCAGAAAGATTACTTATCTTCTGTGTAATACCTTCCCATGCACTGTCAGAGTTAGTTTTTAATGCTTCACGAGCTAGTTTGTTAATTTCTGCTGTTAGAGACTGTACGTCCTTTGTTACTGACGGATCAATCTTTGCTCTATTGAGATTAAAGTTCTTGAATATATCAGCGTTGTTTAATTTTTGTACTGAAAATGAAGAAAATATATTCTGAATGTCTTGTTTGACATGATTAAGATTTGCCTGTAGACTCTGATTGATAGAATTGCCGAGCTGATTACCTATCTGCTGACCTGTTTTCTGTGCAGATTGTGTAGCTCCGTTTGTATTGATATTTCCCAGATTAATATTTACTTTGCTAAATGCAGTATTAAACTGAGAAATCATATTATTAATTGCGGTCTGGTCTACTTTGACATTGTTTATTGTAAATTGTGTTGCATTCAACTGTTGTGTTAGTTTTGAGACAACATCTTTTCCAAGCTGTGCTTGAACTTCAACAGTATTTAATTGCTTTTTTAATGCGTCAATGTCTGAATTTAATTGCTGCTTAGACTGATTCGCATCTAATTTACCAACTAAACCTATCTGGAAATCATTTGTTCCCATTTTCATATTCTCCTTTCTGGGTTTATTTCACTAAAAAATAACACCCCTAAAGGAGTGTCTAAGAATAGGAGAGTAAGCTTTGACACTTACAATCCTCATTTTATAATCGGTATTCCGACTTTTATACAATTTTGCTTAAAAAGCTCAATAATACCTTCTTCTCCACCTAATTCAGACAAGGCTTCATCCCAATAATCATGTTCACCAGGAACTAAGCCACCGTGACTATGGTCATTCATCCATTTTAATACTTGCAATCCAGTGGCTTTATTATATGAATTATTACGATGTCCTCTTACATATCCTCCACGATATTTAAAGGATAAATACGAATCAGGATAACCAACAGTAAATGAATAATCATTACCATTTTTTTCTATATGAGAAGCAGTTAATTCTTCAAGAAGTTGCCCTGTTCTTTGATAGTATACTGGTTCAGTAGGATCTAGCTCATTATCGAAAACTGGCTCATTATAATATTCTATAATTTTTTCTGATACCACTTTGAAGATTTTGTCTTCTGTTAATTTCATCGCTTGTATGATACGAGAAGAAAGTATTTTTTCTAAATCGTCAATATTCTTTATCATTTATCTATTTTCTTTTAATGAATTATTGGCAGTAGTTGTTGTCTTTAATATAGTGATAAATTCATCAACTGATTTCTGTAACTCCTTTGCATCATCTGTATGTGAAAGAGTAAGTAATAGTTTGCCAAACCCATTAATATAATCACTCTTGTTAATTACTAAATCAGATAATTTGGCAACACCAATCTGTTTTAATAATTTAAGTCTCTTTTTGTACTGTAAATAATTTGTAATCTTTTTAATCATTATAAATTCTCCTTATATAGTAGTATGTTTATAAAATCCACCTGTTTTGTCTATTCCTACTCCACAAACAAGTGAACTAATTTCTCTTACCATTTCTTTGCCACACTTAGGACATTTGTGACCTGTCGCAACATATTCCTTAATTGGCATACTTATAGTTTCTTTATTGTTGCAATAATTACATACAAAAGGGTAGTTCATATTCAATTCTCCTTTATCTCATTTAATACCCATTTACATGAAAACACATGATCATAAGTGTAAACAATTAATATATCATTTTGGCTATTATATTCAGTACGTTCTACCTGTGGACTCTCGTTCATAATTGATATAAACTCATGTGAATTAACAACCCAGTTATGTTTTATTAAATACTCATGTATATCATCATCTGTCATGATTTTGCTTTCTTAATTTTATTCATAACGTACATATATCTCCGTTCTTGGATTTTCCTTATCAACATAACATTCCATAGTAAGTCTTGTAATATGTTTACTATCATCATCAATGATAAATCCACTCTCTGAAAGTCCATCCAAGAGAAACTTAGGAGTTCCATTATCAATATCATGTCTACGATTAGTTTTATAATATGTAACAAATTTCATTTCACATTTTTCAATGTGTAGGTTAGAATAACCTTGATTATCAATAAACCAACATATGAAATTTTTCCATCGTTGTTTAAGTGCGTTCATCATAGGTCTTTTCATTATCATCCACTGGTTTATAGTTGGATGATATGGATTCTCTATAGGTTTCTTATTTGCTCGTGGATGTTGCTTAAAATAAAACTTTTCATATTCCTCAAGTATTGAATTGTCAATCACTAATTTTATAGTTTTCGTTTATTTCACTCCTTTACATAACAAAAGAGCAGCCTCCGAAGAAACTGCTCTTTCCTTTAATATTAAATTTTAAATGTGATAGGTCGTAATTCCCAATGTGCATTAGGATATTGACATATATTACTTATCACGAAATTATGTACTTCATTCATATTTCCAAAGTTCTTATCAATATGAATTACTTTACCTCCTAATAATTCAAATTCTTCACAGATTACGTTGTAAAATGTTTTCTCCATACCAATCAATTCTCCTTATCTTTTAATACAAAACAAATCGTACAAATCAACATGTAATGCATGAGATAAAGATACTGCATGAGAGAGTAGTATGTCAGAAGTATATCCGTTTTCAAGATTAGATATAGCAGTTGCTGACAATCCTGTACGTCTCGCAAGTTCTGATATTGACATATTCTGTTGATACCTATATCTGCCTATTTCATTCTTCATGTATTTAGTCTGTGTATAATCTGTTTTTCTATACATATATAATAAGGAAGAAATTTATAAGTTGAATTACTGAATTTTATGGTATAATAAAAGTATTAGGGTTCATCCTTAATTGGTAACGACATTACTTCTGGCTTTAATTTATCATGATAGATATCATCGCCCCCAGCGGCTTCGTAAATTTTCCCTAACTCCGTAAAAGTTTTTAATCCAGAATTGTCAACATAACCTTTTTCAGAAAATTTAGCATGTAATCCATATAACTGATTTCTTAATGTCGCAACTGTCCGCTCTTTATCAGCTCTTTCTTTTTCAGTTAATTGACATTTTATATCATCTATACCCTTTGACATTTTAGATATTTCTTTGTATTGCCAATTATCATGTTTTTCTAAAGTGGTTATTCTGTCTTCAATTGTTTTTTTATCTTCTTCAAATCCAAATTTTATCCTAAAAGTATTTTTTATCTTTCCGAATAAAAAAATAATTTTATCAACTCCTAAGATTATAATAAACACGTCCAAGATAACAGTTGGAAAATCTAAATTCATTAATGCTTTTATTTCGTCCATTTCATATTACACCATCTGAGCCTTTCCTATATTAACTTAAGAAATTCAGATGCTGTAATTTTAAGACCATCATCTCCAAACTTCTGTCTTGAAGCTCTTACAAGACCATTACCATATTTGCCAGGACATTCTACACCATTTGGATTAATACCATTAAGATACATAAGTATCTCAGCCGCAGTTACCATATACTGTCTTTCTCCCTTTTTAACATAATGAGAGCCAAGAGCTGCCTTAGACTTGCGACCAAATATTCCATCTTCCCCGATGCCCTTTTTATAATCAAGGTTGATAGCATGTTGTAAAACTCTAGCTTTCATTCTGTTGGTTTCTTTTCCGACAAGTCCATCAACAGCAATTGTATGTCCTGTAAAATTAATAGCGTGTTGCTGTCCTAATCTTACGAGTGAATTTCCACTTGGCTTTGACTGAGTAGAAGTAGATGGCTTTGGAGTAGAAGTAGAAGCTTTCGAACCATTTGTAATATTAGTACATACATGACTTCCATCCTTAAGAATCAAATCTCCTCTAAGTAAATATGCATCACTTGTTAAATATTTTGAATCTGTAAGTATCGTTGCGCCAACTGCTTTACAAGCTGCACGAAGAGTAGAAGTAGTATTGGATTTATTGAAATTCTTTAATGTTGAAATTCCAAGTTTATAACCAGCCGCTATAATATTTGCTGAAACACCTGCTGAACAATCAGCTTCACAAGCTATTGTAATTTTACTTGCGTCCCAGTTACTAGCTTTAAGATGATTGTAATATGAGAGACGCGCATTCTGGTCATATCCAATTAAATTGTTCTTAGCTGCCTTTTCTGCATTAAGAGCTAACTGCTCACGCACATTCGCAGGAAATCTGATTACACATTTCCAATTATGATTATACCAAGAACGAATATACCATTCAGTACCACTCTGGTCGCCAGCTTTTCCACCAGAATAACGACCTCGTTCATCCTTTCCACAATTTGAAATCATAGTGATTCCTCCTTCCTAATTTTCTACAATAAAAAAGAGACTCTTTAAGTCTCTAAATCATTTATCATATTTTATTTTTCATGTTTAAGATCATACAATGAGGTTGTAATGAGTGAATCTAAATAATCCTCGAAATCACTATTAGCCTCTTTGAGACATTTATATACTGACTGATTAAGTGCCTGAATTGCTTTCTGTTTTGCAATTTCTTTTACTTCATTCATTTTATCCTTAGTCCATGCGTCAGTGCCCTTTATGTCTTTGACCTCTGTTTCATATACTGACTTGACAGCATTTTTAACTTCTCTATAAAGAATCAAGGCATACTTATCAAGTTTCTTTGTTTTCAGATATTTATAAATCTGTGTCCCGATCGGAACTAAAATTACTGTCCAAATAGCAGAGAGCAGTGTCATCCAATCTAAGCTTCCTAAAAACTCCTTCATCAGTTAATCCTCCTTCATTGGTCTATTTTTCATCCATTCCTCATAACATTTTTTAGTTTCACCTTTATGAAAGAAACAACATATATGACCTGGATTGTGTTCACTTTCTTGTGTCCATTTAGGCTGAACATGCCATTTTGATGTATAATATATTATTTGTGATAGTTGAGTAATAGGAATGATATTATCTTTTCCATAGCACTCATATACTTCTTCTAATGAAGAAAAAATTTTGTTAATCTTAATCACCACCTTATAGCGTAAAAAATAGGGATAGCAAACTAATATTGTAGTTACGCTATCCCTAAAGGTATAATGATTAAAATTAACTACAATATATTATTACTATTTTGAATTAATAGCAGATTTCACTATTTTTTCATTTTTAGCTTTTACTGTTATTTTAAGTGAATCTTTATATTCCTTTTCAGAAACAGCAAAATATTTATTATCTGCATATTTGATATACACAACTTTTGTTCCATCAGGAATATTTAAAGTCATCTGTATTTCTTTTCCACTAAAGTTAAATACAACAATATTGAGGAACTTATTGTGATATATAACGTTACATTTCTGTATCATTTTTATTTCCTCCAAAAAATAGAAGAGTGCTAATTTAATAACACTCTTCCAAAATTTAATTACTCCTCAATAAGAATCAGGTCAAGGATATTATCATCCTGATCAGCCATCATATCACATGTAATTGTAATACTAGCTGGATCTCCATTATTAGAGTATGATAAGCTAATATTAGACTGTGGAGCAACCTTATATGCAACAAGATGATATGGAAGTACCTCATCATCCTCAGTCTTCATAATAGTATCACCATAAACAATAAAGTTCTTAGGAAAGGTAGTAGACTTGATATTAATTCTCTCAACCTTATCTGTGAGTTCCTTCATATAGTAAACAATTACTTTATCACCTGTCTTAGCAGCTGTGATAGTAACTGTCTTATCTGATACAGTAGTTGTAAGTGGTGTACCGCAATCATCGTCTACCTTAAATGCAACTACTGAACCTGTTACTGGTGTTGCAGAAAGAGTAACAGTAGTAGCAGTATCGCCTGATACTGTAAGTTCCTCTCTACCCATAAACTTAGCTGTCTTAGATACCTCACCACCAGTAACTAACTGCCATAACTTAACAGTCTGAATCTGTGTTTCAATTGTAAGAGTACCACCTTTCTCTCCACTGAAAGAAAATCTCTTTGGATGTCCTTTACCACCATACGCATAAGTATTCTCACCTGTAAGCTCAGTAGTGGTAACATTCGCAAAGTCTAAATTTAAGAAAGGTTTCTTTGTAGAATAATCTACAAAAATAAGGTCACAAACCTCTCTGTTTGCCATATTCTTATTTGCCATTTGTTTTTCCTCCTAATTATTTTTGGTTTTTATGTAACAAAAAAGACCTTATAAAAGGTCTTAATTTTCACTATCAATTCTTTTTATCCAATCATTTGCATTAAACTGTTTTTGTTCATCACCCCAAACAGAAACACTTCTTGAGGTCATACCATATATATTATCATTCATCAATCTAGTAAAAGTGTCCCATAATTGATTGACTGTTAGTCCCCATATATTTAATATATTTAAATTTGAGTGTCTGTTTGCCACAACAGATACAAGATTATCAAGTTCAAAGTCTTTCCTTGACTTATCTTTTTCTGCCATTTTCTTTCGACCAGCTTTAATTTTTTCCATAATAGCTTTTGCTTTATTACTTTTAATATTATCAGTGTCTTCTTCGATATGTATATTACTTAATTGAAGAATTATATCAATAACATCACTCCATGTAGTTTGATTAATAGCACCGATTAACGAAATTTCGTCATCTTTTGTAACTGATATAAAAAACATTTTTTTATCTTCATTCCACGATACATCTTCTACAAAGTAAAAATTAAAGATTTCTTCTAATGTTTTAATTAAGTTATTATCTACCTGACATATATCAAATAAAGTAATATTATTATTTAAATGCAACCTCGTTTCATACCATTGTTTAAGCGAAGGGTTTATAACATTACAATACATTTCTGGCGAAATCAATAAAAAGTTCAAGTAGGATTGATACGTTTGATAACCTAAATCCCATATTTTTTTTAATGTTGGCGATTGAATATTGCCTATATTTGTTTTAATTGGAAAAGGTGATATAAGTTCAAAATATTTTAATTTCAAATAGTACACCTACTTTCCATATTTGAAATCAGCTATTGTATAAATTAGTTGTCTACCATAAGTTATTTTATTTGGGTAAACGTAACTCACTGAGTCTAAATGCAACTTACCAATTCCAAAATCATCTGAATCACGTAATGTTTCTTCTACCATATCAGCTAATATATCAACTCTATCATCGCTGCCATGATAACCCTTTTTAGTATAGCCTGATACTTGCATAATATCTTTATGACAAAAACACCATATACAAATAGTTACATCCTTAATTGTTGCCGTTGGTATTCTCGGTATATTTACCTCATAACATATATATGATTTTGTCTCAATCTGTGTTTCATCTACATAAAGATAAGGAAATATCTGTTGATAAACTACATGATTTTTTTGTTGCAGAGTATAATTTTTACCTAGTAATAATTCCATAATGTCAGAATTTTTAAGAAGGGCATTAGTAATTGCAGATTTGCATTTTCCAATATCTTTTAATATTTGTGCCATTAATATCCCTCCATAATATTGATTATTTTATCAGCCAATACAGAATTATCTTTATCAAGAATCTTTAAAATAAAGGTTTCATCTATTAAGGAATCGTCAGTTATTAATAGCTGAATACTATTATTTTTAATGACTTTATTCAAATTAAAATCTGCTTCAATATTCCACGTATAATCTAAATAATCAATAGATTCATCATTCTTATCTTTGAATGTTACGTTCCAAATATTTTCTTGATTAATATGTATAAAATCATCACCAATAATTTGAGCTTGTATATCATTTTCGGAATCATCATTATTATTAGTAAATTTAGATACATAATTACAAATCCATACTTCATTTCCATCATCCAATTGAACTTTTTTATCAGTACTTGGATTGAAAACATTAAATGAAAATGTAAGCAATATTAAACCACCTTTACCAATATCTTGATAATCATATAACGAAACTTTTCGATTAGTTAGTTCATATACATCGGGCGATACTGAGTCCTGAAAATCACATACAAATCGCATTCCTCTTGTTAGTTTTTTGGTATCTTCATCAATAGAAATATATACGCCATATTGGTTATCACCAAATGTTACTGTATTATTACTTGATTCACCATTTGAATATTTAGTAAAATCTTCTATATAAACATGTTTACTAACAATTTTGCCTTCTGCATTTTGCCAATATAATATCTGATTACATTCAGTCATCGTTCCTTGAGTTCTAATACTTTTATTTGTATCAACTTCTTTAATAATCCAGTATGAATTCTGCCAGAACACAATTTGTCCGATCTTGAAACTTTCATCAGGACGTGATTTTATTTTTTTTGTATATTCATCATTAGTTTCTATGATAGTTAAATCCTGTCTTACATCATCTATTAAAACAGTATAAGCATCTAATGGTTTGGTAAAATCTCTATTTAAGTCATTTTTTACAATATTCCTTTGGACTTCTTGATAGGATTTTGTGCCATATGCATTCTGAATTTTTCGGTAATAATCTATATCTATCATAATTATCACCTCTATTCTTCATACTGTGCATAATTTATCATTTTTCGTTTGCCAGTTTTTCTATCTCTACTATTGTATTGAGACATTGCAACTTCATTGTTATACTTCAAAGTATTATACATATCCATGAATGTTTTTCTTTCATTTGATGGAGCATATAATGCTTTAATATCTGTAGAACTGAGAATATTAATCATTGATTTTAATGTAGCAATATCTCTTGATATATATACTTCATACATTAAATCAGCGAGTAAATTAATTTCCTCATTCGTAAGATCTTCGCTTATCATTTCCACCTCATCATCCAATTCAAGGTCAAAATCTAATGTGCAATTTCTTTTTAAAATAGAGACAGCTTCATTGAGATAATTTTTTGCACGTTTCTTTGCAATTTCCAATGCTTCATCGGCAGTTATTTTATAATAACTGAAAAAATTGGCATCTTCTTCAATTCTATTAAAGAACGGTACATATAATTGTTCATAAGATGTCATAATAAGCCTCCATATATTTTATTTAGTTGTCTTGGCAGGTCTACCAGGTTTCTTTTTAACAACTGATTTTTCAGACTCTACAGCATTTTCATTTACTTTCTTCTGTGAAGCTAAAAACTCAGCCATCATCGCCTGCATTTCATTTAACTGATTCTGTAAAACTTCATTTTGTTTCTTTAATCCATCTACTTCATCAGTAGAGACACTAGATACTGCATCTCTTGCCTTTATAACAATCTGTGTATTTCTAATACCATTTCTTAACTCATTACCACGAGCCTCAATTATCTTTTCTACTCTAAGAGAGATGTCGTCATTAGTTGTATTCTTTAACCTAATAAATACACCACGAATCCTATCGAAAATACCACTATCTTTAACACTTACAAGTTTTGTGAGTCCTTCCATTGTTGGATGTAAAATGATATTTTCAATCTGTTTGATAGTAAGTAGACTTTCCCAATTAGGGATTCTTAAATAGTCCTCATACATTTCTTTCTCTATATCTTCTGGAAATCTCAATATGCCTGACTTGAAAGCCATAGAATTAGCATTTGCATATAAAATCTCATCTAAAGTAAGAGGTAATATTGTTGGATTATCACTATCAATTGCAGGTTCAATAGCATAACTATCATGTTTTGTTGATATTACAACGGTACTTGAGTTATAATTTAATACATTAATCGTTTTCATATCTTTAATCATGTTCAATCATCCTTTTCTTAAAAATAGGAGAGGATAGCACCTCTCCTAAAAATATTTGTTTTATTTTGCCATTGTAATCTTAGCAAGTTTATCAATATCGGTAATGCAATAACCATACTCGAAGCCTGTAAGCTTAACACTTACTTTCTCCTCATTGTTATCCAGTGTCTCATATACACGAATATCACCTTTCTGATCAAGAGTACCAATCTTACCAGCAATTCCGAAAATCTTCTTGTCTGGAAGAAGTTTCTCACCAGAAACAAGCTTCTTTGCACCAGAAATAGATGCAATATTAATTCCATCGTTAAACTTAACAAGACCATAACGGTTGAAGTCATTCTTCATATTCTCTGAGAGATACTGTGTAGCACCAGACATTCTACCAAGAGCCTGTGCATACTTTGAAAGAGATACTGCAACTGGTGAAGAATCTCTGTCAAGAAGATAGAGACTAAAAGCATCCCATGAAGTAAGAGTAGGAGCTGCACCTGTCTCTTTAATATCCTGCTCACCACCAGTAATTGCATTATCTACTGCTGTGAAAATATCATAGAACTGCTTATTTCTAAGTGCCTCAACAGCATAGTTTGTAAGTAATGCCACTGACTTGAATCCATTTCTTCTCATCTCAATGTACGGAAGCTCAAACTCAGCCTGTGCATGTTTCCATGTTGGCTTCAGTGACTCAAAGTCGATGTAAGACTTATCAACATTACCACCGATAACTGCATCATATGCTTCAATAGTATTCTTTGGTGTCTTATCTACCATATAGTCATCAAACTCGCCAACTGTACCTCTATCGAAAATAGAATCAAGTAATTCATCAGGCGCATTGTATACTTCATCTGTTACTGTACGTCTAATGAATGAGGCGATTTCACAATCCTTGTCATTTCCATTAGTTGCGATCTCTTTTACCCAAGCATCGCAAACATCTGATACCTCTTTCTCCTCAGCAGAAAGATTTCTATTGTATGTAATTTTCTGAGCGATGTCAAACATCTGACCATCTTTGTTCATTAATTCAGCAATTTCTGTCTTTAACATTTTATTTCCTCCGTAATTATTTTTAGGCATAAAAATAACAGCCTTATATAGACTGTTAAAATGCCAATATATTTAGTTAATTAGATTTACTCTACGACCTCAATAACATCTAACTGATGTCTATCAATCTTTTTCTTTCCACGATATACAAAACGTGTAGCTGTCTCAGACTTAGCAAACTTACCATCTGTACCAACTGCAAGATAATCGCCAACAGCAGCACCCTCTGTAATCTGATCTGTTGCATATCTCTCAGCCTTCTCAGGTGATACAAGCTTAACACCCTCACCAGCCTTGATATTCATGAACATATCCTCATAATCTGAAAACTCGCCAAGTCCTGCGTAGATTCCTTCAGCTCTTTTTTCTTTTGTTACAAAGAACACACCCTTATCAGTAGCTTCACCAGGGAATTTTACTTCATTCTTTGTATAATCTTTTACAACACCCATACCAACTACCATTGCAGAAGCAGCAGTGTTCATAGCGTCATAAACTTTACCTGTCTTTGTCTGTAATTCTCTTAACATAGTTAAATTTTCCTCCTTTAATTTCTGCCTAAATAGCTATTCATAATTGACTTTACATCAATTTCTTCATCTTCTAAACCATTAAGATTTGTAGATGCTGTTTCTGTTGTATCAGTCTTTGTCTCTGTTTCTGATACTTCCGTAGATACTTCACTAAGAGAAGCGATATATCTATCTGCAAGAACTGCTTTAAGAGATTTATCATCAAGGTTGTCTACATATCCCTTTAACTCCTCAGAACTTTCAATTTCTTCTTTTGTGATAAGTCCTGATTTTGTAATTGATGATACGAGTTTTTCCTTTTTATCATTTAACTCATTGGCAATTCTTTCCTGTTCTGCCTGCTCAAATTTTTCCTTAAATGGTGTAAGTTCACTGATAGAAGTTTTTAAATTTGTAATTTCCTCGCCAGCTTTGATAATTGCCTCATCCTTTGAAGCAATGGTTGATTCCATTTCAGCAATCTTTGTATTTACCTCAGAAATACCAACTGAAAGTCTTACATTTTCTGGCTCTGAAAGGGTAACAGTATCATTCTCAACTGTGTAAGTAAATTTTACTAAATCAAGTTCAGATTCACGATTATCTGTTTCAATCCATACTTCTTTTTCAATTGGGAAATTAAAAGCTATCCAACACCATGTTCCTAATTTCTGTTTAGCAGCTTCACGAATCTTACATCTTAAATCATCTTCTGTAAGCTGTGAAATTTCTGTCTCATTTGATTTCTCAGAATTAGTATTAGTCTCAGTAGAAGTTTCTGTATCCTTCTCTGTTGCCGTATTATCAACAGGAGTATCGACAACAGGTGTTTCTACTGTTTCCTCTGCTATCTGAGTCTCTTTCTCATTCTGCAAAATATTTTCCTCCTTTGCCTTATTTTTATCTAAACCATGACTAATTATGTCTTGGGATAGTGCCTCTGCAACTAATAAACTATCGGTATTTGTACTAGATAATGAAATTGCTTTTGCATCAACTCCATATGAAGGTGACGCATACTCATACCCAAGTAGGGTATTTGCTAAAAATTCATAATCTGTAACATTTTTTACACCATCTTTAAACTCATATGATGATATAAGTATTTCCCATGAACCATATAATTTTCCTAAAGAAAACAATCTTCTAACAGCAGAAACACAATTTTCATATCTTTTCCATATACGATATTTCGCATAAAGACAAGGAAGATTTTTTATTTCCCCACGTACATCTACATCAGTATTTTTAATATAGACTTCTGTATGTGTACCAATAGATTGAGTACCAAATTGTATATCTCCATTTTCATCTTTATACATTTCATGACCACTGAAAGTTGGCTCGCCAAGTAAATTAGTTCTGTACAAAGCTTGTACTGGCATATTGATTAATGTTTGCGCTTTTTCTTCTGCGCCCTCGGAAGGAAGTAGTACACCATTTGCGTTAGTATCATCATAATAACAAATTCGTGATGTCAGCTCTAAATACGTCTTAGCTTCAGAGATTTCTACAACTTCACTTGCGAGACATATATTCTCTGTATTCACAAAGTAACTCCTTCCCCAAGTAGAATATTTTGTTTTTCAAATAATTCTTCTTGTAATTTTTTTTGTTCTTTTATATTTTCGTCTTCTTTAATATTAAAGACACCGATAACTTTTACATCATCAGTGTCTTTAGAAAAGGAGAGTTGAACCTTATTCATTTTGTTACAACAAGGACATTTAATAATAACATCTTTTATCATTTTGTCTTACCTCGTTCTTTGTCATAACTTTGTTTCGCTTCATTTTTTGAATTGGCAGGTCTACCACCTTTATTATCTACTTTATTATCAATTTCATCAGAATCCGATGAAGAAGTAGTATACGTTGAAGCTCTTGGATAAAATACTTTTGTATCAAAATTTTGCTCATTTTCTCTGATACGTTTTTCCTTCTCATCATTAACGTCCATACCAAGGAGATTAAGAGAAGATTCCATAGAACCACCAAAAATAGTATATAATGTAGTTGCCAAATCTTTCTTCATATCAAAATCAAGAGCTTCGCTATCTATTACCCTAACTTTTGGACAGTATTCATAAGATAATCCATTATCCGCAAGAACTTGTTTATACCATTTGAGTAATATATCTTCTAATTGTTCAGAAATAGTATTTATTGTTCTGAGCAACTGAGTAACAGAAATACTTGCCGTATTTACAGATTGACTACCTGAATCCATTAAAAATCCAATACCAAGTGCTGCTAAAACACGAGTACGATAATTATTTACTGTATTTATATCAGTAAGTTCAATTTTAGGTTCTACATAAACTATTTTTTCAACAGTTGGGGGAGTAGTAACAACTACAGTTGGTTGTTTCCATGCGCTCATAAAATTCTCATGAGCAAAACTCATATCATCAAATCCTTTTTTATTATAGTCTTGTCCCATAACTTCTTTCCTAAGAACCTGATGTATAATCTTTTTCGCTTTTGCTTTACTGTTAACTCGGTCAGCGTTATCAAAAGTACTTAACATATTTAAGTCTTTAAAAGCCCTAAATATAGGTGTCAATCCATATTGTCTATTGAGATTATTAATACGCATAACACCAGTATATCTAATATCTAATTTTGCATATTCTTCTTTATTTATAAAAGCTTCATAAACTTCTTGTGGATAATTTGCTTTTACTTCTTCTTCTATATTTTTGAAAAATAGTGCTTTATTCTTTTTGTTTTTTCGATATACTTTTTGCAGACGTGAACGAAGTTCTCTAATATTGAATAATATTACAGGATCACCATTTACATCATATGGCGAGATTTCACATACTCCAAGGGGGTAGAAATCAACTTTATATTTATTATTTTCATGTCTTAAATAACAAATAAAAGTTCCTTCTGTGAAAGTAGTTGGTATAGAATTTCTAATTAATCGCCTAATATTAATTGTTTCATTGAACTGATTAATAAAATTCTTTACAGTATCTAACTGTTTTACTTTATTCCTGCCAGATATTTCCTTATCATATGATAATTTATAATCGGTATTAATATTTGTAGTAATACATTCAACTGTTTTTCCAACAATACCATCTTCATTTATTTCTTGACGTACCGCATTATTGATTATTAAAATCTTCTTTAAATCACTTTGCGCACCATCTGCTAATTCATGTATATATTCAGGCGTTAATTTCTCAGACGATGAATTACCATCTTTTAAATATGCTGAATACTTTTGATTAGAAGCATCATAACTTGCGATAGAATTTAGTAACCACTCTTTACTTATTTCTGAAGAAGAAGTAACTATTTCTGTATCATCAATTTTTGAATGAATAAATACTTCATAATCTTCTTTATTTTCTGACATATTTCACCGTCCTTTCTTTTAATATTCTAATGGTGAAGCACATATTGGCGCATAAGAATAATCACTTGTAGGTTTTGACAATAAATCATGTTCCAATTGGTCTATAAAATATGAACCATATGAACAGCTAGTATATCTATCCTTTCGATTATTTCCTTGCTCATGTACTTTAATAACACCTGTTTGTGGGAGTCTTTCATATTGTAATTCTGCACATTCACTTATCATAAGCTGTGTTTGGATAAATGGCATTTCAAATTGAATTTGTGTGCTAACTTCATTTGTAGAAGTGTACTCTTGATTAGAAGATAATATTTCTTCTTTTGCAGTACTTAGATTTACTAGAAAATCAATTTTATTTTCCATAAGATTCTTACGGAATGCTATAGCAATGTCACTATTTAATGTTTGTGTGGCGTTAATAACATATATACATTCTTTGGCATTCGGATCTTGACAAACTTTTGCATAATCCTTATTATTCATACATTTTAATGGAGAGTATTCAATGCCACGTTCCTCATCGTATAACACCTTTTGAAGTGCATATACTATTTGTAATCCACCATTTCTTGCATCTATTACAATGTAATCACTATTAAAATCTTCATATAACTGTCTAATTCGGATTGCTTGAAGGGTAGTATCTCCAATCTGATTAGATTCAAGATATGGGTATTGTCTTCTATAACCTTGCCTAATCTCAACCGTATTATTCTCATCATTATATGTTGTTATTTCAGGTATAGCTCTAATGCAGCTATAAACTGAATTATCATTTTTATCGCCAGCAACGAAAGCAATATCATTTGAAACAACTCTTACTTCATTATCTAATTTAGGAATAGCATATTTATTTTTTTTGTTATTCTTAAAATCAAGAGTTGTACGTGGATAGAATAAATGCTTTAACTTTTGCCTATTCAACAACATTGCATATGTAAAATATGATGATACAGAATCTCTTACCCTTAAATTAAGAAATTCAATTTTCCATGTAATAGGATCTTGTTTTTGCTTTTCTTTTAACATCTGTTTCATGGTTTTTAAATGATGTTTAAGAGTAATACTTTCATCAAATGTTAATAATATTGAACCATTATGTTTCTGCATACCTTTATAGGCTTGGTCTACAATATCCCACATCCAATGTCCATCATCTACCCAAGACGAACTGATATATATATCTACTGGATCTTCTTGTAAAATCTTGTTCTCACCATAAAACTTATCAAGCATATAAGGCTGATTTCTGACCGTCTGGAATGGTGAAATAACAGAGTCTTCGATTTTTTTATCAATCTGTCTAAACTCTTCTCGGCAAATTGCAGTACTTCTAAGACCACGAGCGTTTTCATTCGCTACAAATACTGTGATTTTAGAACCATTTTTAAATTTTACAAAGATATTATTATCACTTGTACTCCATTCTTTTATTTCAGCTTTTAATGGTTTGCTCCATTCACACAACTCATCTATGATTTTGTCCGATACGATAAGTTTCGCCTGCTTTTTCGTAGAACTACCTATACGAAATTTTGTACCAGGATAAAGAATACATCTACAACAAGCATATAAAGCTATAATAAATGATTTTGCATCATTACGACTCGCTATAATACATATGAAGTTAGATACACCCATAAGATATATTGTTAATTGCTGATATAAATACAGATTAAGTTTCAGATAATCTTTAACAAATCTGTGCATATTTCTACGCCAAAAAGTACACCATGCAATCATATGCAAAACATTGTTTGGATTACTTAAATAATGAGTAGAAGGGAACTTTTTGTATAAACTTAATTGGTTTTTATCAGCAGGGTATTGGTTATTCATCTTCTTCACCACCACTATTTTCAGGTACGAAAAATTCCTTATCTCTGGTTTCGCTTCCTGTCATTATATTTTCCATTGGTCTACATACATGACGTTCAAAATAGTCACCAATTTCATCCCAATCTTCAAAAAGAGTTTTATCTTTATAAAATTCTTCTGGCGTATACTGTGAGATAGTAGCAAGAGTGACACCAACAGTTTCATTATTGCTGTTATCCTTTTCCTCAATAGTTTTTAATCCAGCTTGTTTAAAGGTTTTACTGTATTGCTCGGTAAGTTTTACATATTTATCAGAGTCACCATCTTTTAAAGCGTTTGTCTGTAACATCGCTAATGAACACAAGCTTTTTATAAATATTTCCTGATTGGCATCACAATTAGGGTTTTGACGCTTCAACATTTTATAATGGTCATCCATTAATTTATAATCTAATTCAGTAAATCCAACACCCCATCTATCAATAGCAGTATTAGTAACAGATATATCATCTGATTTAGTTTGTGTTTTTGATGTAATAACTTTGTTTTGTTGAGTTTCATAATCATGTTTAATTGTATCTATATAGGTTTTTCTACCATCACAATTTAGATTCTTTTTTGCTGCATAATGAGATATTCTACTTCTATCTCTATGTCCACTATATGTTTCCATAGAAGCAGCAAGAGCATTAAAATCATAATTCCATCCAGCTCTTTGACAAAAATCTTTCATAGCTAATTCTTCATTATTTGAATATAATGCTGTCATTTGCTCTGTATATCTATCAGTACATTCTTTGCACCACGGCAAATAACCATTATTAGCTTGAAATAAAACGTCATTACTTTTTTGAAAATAGCCATTTTGTTTTGAATAGCCTTTTCCACAACAAGTACATTTAAAATTATGCTTTTTTTCATCAAAAGGAGTAGGTGAACGTGGAATATTAAATTCAACATTTGTATCAATAATTGGAGTAGCATTCATGTTTTCAATTATTTTTTCTTTTTTTGAGTTACTTGGTTTTGGCACGAAACCACACCTCCTTTAATGTCAATTTCTTTCCAACATAAAAAAGAGCCACTTCTCATGAAGCGACTCTTCATTCAAAAAATTATCTTTCTCTAAGCTAAATGAAACTATTTTCATTACGACTTTATCAGAATAATCTGCGTAGTTGTTGCCTACGGATAATTTGTTAGGGCGGTAGTAAGTGTTGAGCTTACACACCTAAGTTTCGTATGCATCCAAAAAATAGGTTTTGGCATCAGGTTTACCGCATAGTAGGACGTGCGAGGATCGAACTCGCATCGCAGCCGTGAAAGGGCTGTAACTTCACCATTTGTCCAACGTCCCATAAACGACTCTATTGGGAATCGAACCCAAATCTTCCGATAGACAGTCAGGTATAATTACCTTTATACTATAGAGCCATAACTGACTCGGTGGGGCTTGAACCCACAACTTCTCGATTAACAGTCGAGTGCTCTACCATTGAGCTACGAGTCATTAAAAAATCAGCATAAAGCACTAACTAGCTGATATTGGACTGTACACATCCAGTTATTTAGAATAGAAAGTTAGACAATCCATTCATGCTTACTGATTATTCTCCACATATTTTCAGTCTTTGGAGTAAAGACCAATAGCGATTAGGGAATTAGTGTCAGTTTACGTTGACATAGGTTTTACGCTATTGAATGCCACCATTCAATAGCGTCTGTAAAGACGCAACCTAATCTTTGTATATATTTTATTATTCTCTGAATTAGACGAAGTGCTAGACAAAAGCTTCATCAGCATCTTCTACAAATCAGAAAGTGATTTTTGTTCTACTTGTTTTATTTCTCCATCAGCAAAATATTTTGCAAATTGTTCATCTGCATCAATATCCTTGTACACGGATACCATATCTAGTGAACTCCAACCGACTAGCATTTGAATTACATCATCAGGAAGACCGCTTCGGGAACAAGAAGTTGTAAAGAAGTGACGAAGACTGTGGAAATAAAAATCTTCTCCTAAATGCTTACTAAATGTATCAGCCCAGCTATCAAGAGTACTTGAATCCATAGGTTCATCTATATATTCTCCATTTACCTTTTTGGGAAATAACCATTCTGATTCAATTCCGTGTTCTTTTCTATAATTCATCCATAAATCAAAATATGGCTTAAACGGTTTTGCAAGTGTATATACCGTCAACATTTTACCCCTAGATCCTCTTCCTTTTGTTTGAATCTTTTCAGGAGTCTTATATAAAGAACCGTATATGATATTTTCATCATCGAAATAAGATACTTTAAATCGTGGTAACTCACTCTTACGTCTGCCACTAAATGCAGCTAATGCTAAAATACAAGCCTTGTCATATTTACCTTTTTCAACCCAATAATCAAGCATTCCCTGTACTTGTTCATCAGATAACACAGTTTTAGTAAATACTTTCTCATTTGCAGGATTTTCAATTTTGCGTATAATTGGTTTAAAGTTCTCATACTCATCGTCCAATATAGCTTCTACATAATTTGAAAGTGATGAAAGAGTAGATTTTACTCTACGCATTCTAGCTGGCGACCATTTATATTCGGTAAGACAAAAACTCTGATAACGAGCAATGTCTCTTTTAGATAAATCAATAAAAAATTTGTTGCCACAATGCTGAAGTAGATAAACCCAGAAAATGTAAAGGTCACGTCTATACGCATTGATTGTATTTGGGGATCTATCAACTGAACGAAGATAATCCAAAAAGTCATTTCCTAACTCTATATTCTCTTTATTGCACTGAGCCAATAACTCATCAGTAACAATATTGTTATGTTGTATTTTTCTACCCATTAAATCTCACTTCCTTTCGTATACAAAAAGAAGCGAGATAGTAGTGAACTAAATCGCTTCTCTAATTTATTTACTATGTAATTGATTTTAAATGCTTGCCCATTATACAAAAGCCTTACACTTTTATGAGAGTTTTATCACTCTTGACCACTCTTGAGGTTCACGCAAGTTATTAACGATGTCAACTCACCGCCATATGCTCCTTATATGGATGTCCTTAATAGGAGAAAGATTTCTCTTTCTGGCAATAGTGACTTTAATAGGATTCGAACCTATATCCATTCCGTCAGTGGCTTTCACACTGGTGTCTGCGGTTTTACCTTAGATGCTTTAACCATTAAGCTATAAAGTCATACAAAAAGAGTGTGCAGCATACACCACACACTCTAAATAATCTAAAATCCAAAAGCCTTTAACATCTTCTGAATATCTTCATGACTTAACTCATCGCTAGAGTAGTAAGAATAACTCATATAAGAGTCGCCATCTGACCTACTAGCAGTAAATCCGTGAGCATTTCCATCTTCAGAAGTATGTAAATAAGTCTCATCATGTGCAGGACAGTTTTCGCAATTACCATCGCAGTCGCAATCATCTTCCTGACTAAACAGAATAACTTCCTTATCTTCATTTACACAATAATCAATGACATCCTGTTTAATATCACCATCCATATCAATATAAAAAATGTCTGTATTATCAAGGACAACATAATCCTCAATAGGTACACATGTGATATATCCATCATCATCGACAGATACGAGATATTCGTCAACTTCCATATAATCAACAAGGTCAATCTCTTTAATACTTGTCTCGTCAAGTCTAATAAGAATATCCAAAATATATTCAGCAATCTCTTTATTTACAACCACACCAACTGTTTTATCAGTATGATATAATCTATTGATATAAATAGAGATAATGTCATCAACTTTATCCTCAAGATCAATCATCTGAATGTCTTCATATTTATTTTTCTTCAAATATTTCACGACCTTTCAGATTATACATTCTTAACTGCATTCTTGAAACCTGTCAATGCATGGAACTTTGGACTCTTAGAAGCTGCTATCTCTAATGGCTCACCTGTTCTTGGGTTTCTGCCTGTTCTTGCAGCTCTCTCAGATACCTCGAAAGTACCGAATCCTGCAAGAGATACTTTCTCACCAGATGCAACTGTATTAATAATTGTCTCAAGTACCGTATCTACAATAACAGCAACATCTTTCTGTGTAGCTCCGTCAATCTGTGTACTTACATTTTTTATTAAATCTGTCTTATTCATTGTTCAATTTCTCCTTTATTTTCCTTAATTTTATTTTGTAATATAAAAGAGGGTAGCGTCCATATAAGGTACACTCCCTCTGATAGTGGTTTCATTAATCAAAAAGACTAATATATTATCTAAAAGTGCAAAAATAAGCAAAAATGAATAATATATTAGTCGTATATTAATTGTAGCTGTGAATATCTGCTTTCACAATTGCTCCAAACTGAGCCGAACAGTGGACTACAATTGTCATTTAATTTAGTCAAGTTGTATGTCATATAAGCAAATCAGTCCATTATCATCTATAACCGATACTGTTTGTTCTGGTTTATTTGTCTTGCGAATTGACATCGCATATGCATCCGCACCTGATACACACCCTGACTGTATTACTTTTGTATCATATACTGTTTCCATAGCATTAGTATGTCTATGTCCAAGCAATACAATGTCTGGCTTAATATTGAACATCATTGTAAAATTCTGTACAACATTACTTGGTGAATCTTTATGACCATGAGCAGCAAATACATTGTTGCCACGAATATTAAACATTGCAATTTCTGACTCAATTGTATTATCACAAATAGTGATATTTTTTACATTCTGCATTCTTGCCTTTAAATAAAAAGGTAGCAGTATGTCCATATTTTCGCCATCTAAAGCTTCTTCCTTCTTAGGGGAAATCCTAGAATGGTTACCAGGTGTTGTATATACATAGATATGGTTAAAATGATTTGCTAATCTAATTAGCATAGCAGAAATCAACTCTGAAACATATTTGAACTGTTCCATTAAGTCCATATTGTTCTGCAATCGAAGATTATTATGAATAATTCCACTAAGAATCTCGCCAATTACAAGATAACAATTTTCTGATTCATGCATACCTCGAATATCTAAAATATCAGAGGTGAATTTTTCAATTCGTTTCTTTAAAATATCTTCATCAAAATCATTCTTCCAATTATGTATCTCAATTCCAGTATGAATATCTGTTAAATGCACAAGTAAATCTGTTGAACTGTTAAATAACGTATAATGTATTGGAATATTTATTGGTTCAACATTTTCACAGATAATTCTTTTAACCATATCAGCATACGATTCTTTACGAGCCTCCTGCCTAATGAGTTTATTATATTCAACTCTAGCATCAGATAGTTTTATTTTCTCTCGTCTTAATTCCTGAATTTTTACATCCAATTCACTATTCTCAGACACATTCTGATTTAATCTAGTCTTATATTTCTCATACTCACTTCTCATCTTACCTCCAAATGGAGTAGAAGAGGACTTGCGAATAGTGTCTGAGTTACAATTAATTCCATATTTATCCTTGATTTCTGACCAATCGTAGTCATTTTCACCATCAATTTTTGAATCAATATCTGTGATAATCTTGTCATATATTTCAAGAGTTAGTCCATATTTTGAAAGTTCTTCTTTGAATTTTTCAATATTAAACAATCATTCACCAACTCTCTATTACTCTTCATCGGACGGAACATCCAGCTCTTCATCTGTCTTTAATGCAACAGTAAAATCAATTACCTGATTCTTAAATGAAGTAAGCAGATCAGCTACCTTTACTTCCTGCTCCATATCATTCTCATCTGTGTATGTAATAGTAGTACAATCCTCTGAGAGTGTACCTGCCTTTACTGTTAATTTGTCTGTAGTTGTTCTTGTGAACTTTAATTTACTAGCTGCCATTTTTCAATCTCCTTTTTCTCCATAAAATTAAAAATTCCCACCAGAACATTTTCTGCCAGGATTGTAATACATTTGTTTACTTTTATTCTGTTTCACTTTGATATACTCACGAATCTTCCTAATATAATTTTCATCATAGCTTAATCTAGCATGTGACTCCAAATAATAGCATCCACAACGAGTAGGAATTTTATTTGATAATACATTGTCTATGAGCCTGTACGATGGATTAAGATTCGAGAGATGGGTATGCTTTTCTGTATCTTCTTTTCTACAGATACGAAAGCCATTTTCGGTCTTGTCTATATAAAAACCTCTATACTCAATTCTATTTTTCATAGGCAGAACCTACTTAACGTATTTATCTTCAATGTAACGCTTTCCACCACAAGTCTTGTAATATCCAATATGTTCGCCTCTGCGATCTACATATCCTCGTCTTGTGTTTCTAATTACACCTTCGGATAATAATTTTTCAATTTCATTTTTTGAAATGTACTTAATAATTTTCACATCCTTTAATTTATTTCCTACAAAGTAGGATAGTAGTGAGCGTGGAGGGATTTGAACCCATCGACACCGTGATTAAAAGTCACGTGCTCTGCCAAACTGAGCTACACACTCAAAATAAAAAATCCCATACCGAAGTATGAGACTTTATTTCTTTAGGCTGAGATATTTGACCTAATATATTACCATCTATTGTGGTTGGACACAATTTATCACACAGTCGATTAGACTGTAGGTAACAACAACACCAATTTTGCGAAAATTGGCAAACTCTTACCACAAAGCATTATAGATTTCCTTTCGATACATCGTCCCTTGCGAGGTTCAGAGAGTGCAAATCTCTTACGGTTGCGTCTACTTGTATTTTCTCATATAGTACCTTGCGAGTGCTATATGTCATCATATTGCAGATGAATAAGTTGTTTATCTCTTTGCGGTCATACACACTTTTGCTTGTTTTTCTATTAATTTTTTATCTTTAATATAAATATGCATTATATTTTCTTTATCAAAAGTATGTTGTAATTAATATTTCGCATAATATGAATGATGAGGTGTACATTTGACCATCTGTACCTTTTGAGTACAGCCCAATCATCACCATTCTGTTCGTCTTGCTATCGACTTGCTTTATTGTTCTGTTCCTTGCTTTCGCATTAAGAAGCATTACAACAATCAATATCAGCACTTTTTCTTGCGGAAATCGCACCAATAAGACAGTAATCATACCCATGTTTCCATGTTAATACAGAGCGTTTTTCATCGCCCCTACCAAGCCATATCATTAGCAGTAGCCCTCTGATTTTAGGTTTGGTATAGATTATCTGTGTTTTCCGTCAAACTACTATGCGCAGTCGCAGTGTCTTATGCGAACTAAAGACATTCCTGCTTTATCCTTATTGCTAAGTTTATTTAACGACACGAAACCTGCCGCCTACAAGTAGGAGAGTTGCGGAAACAGGACTCGAACCTGCATACTCTTGGTTATGAGCCAAGTGAGCTTCCATTGCTCGTCATTCCGCTATAATATTTAAGAATTATCAGTGACCATACTACAAGAACTGTAGTACAGCCACCAACACATATAAGAAGAGGTAGTACAATATGAATATATACCAATCTTAGAAATAATTTTTAGAATTGTTCTGCTTGAAAACGCCTTTGGCTCATGTGTCATAATGACAATAGCCTTCAAATAGCTTCCACAGAAATGTATGGTACAAGTTTTTGCTTGCTGAACTCACTTGATTTCTCACACTCATACACAAGTTTTTCACATGGCTTCACAGCAACTAAAATATATCCATGTGTTAGACGAAATATTATAATGTCTCTCGACAATTATATATTCTCTGTTTTATCAGCCAAGAAAAGCTGATTTCATTCTAAATCTGCAATGCCACTCAAAAGAGCAGCAGAGCAGACATACAAAGATTGTCGGTTTGTTTCTTCCATGACAATCGTTTTTGTATCATATTTTTGTAAATATTTCACTATATCTACATTTAAGAAAAACGAATTTTTTGTGAAAATGTGCCAGAAAACCTTATAAATCAAGTGTTTTCAAAGCTTTAAGAAACTTCACACATTGAGGTTTCTCTTGATTTTCTCATACTATTCCTTTGCCATTCAAGTTGTTTTTCTCTTGCACAATATTTACAATACTTATCATTTGTACCTTTTATCCTAATTTTTCTTCCACATCCATTTGCACACTGCTTATAACCCTTTTTAAAATTTCCTATGTACTGATTACCAATATTCTCAAATTGAGTTACCTTATAAGCAATATCATCATCAGTGTCTCCTAAATCTATTTTGATATTAAGATTGTTCACCTTTTTCCCAAAATGAATATAACCATTACTATATAACTCATGCAATAATTCATTCTTTTTATCAGATGAGAGAGTAACATTAGCAAGTTTAAACACTTCTGAAAGACCTTTCGAGTCTTTTTTATTTATCCATCCTCCACTATTCATATATCTTGCAATAGCAAATAATGTAAACATAAATTTCTTTTGGCGATCATTTGGAAGAGATTCCACGACTTTTAATTCTTTTTCATAGATAGGAACATATTCAAGTTCCCTAAAGAGATTTTTTGATTCTGAATCATATAAATCAATACATGTTTTTTTGATTTTATTGGCATATCTATATTCCTGATATCCTTCAATATTGAATTCAAGCATCTTTGCTTTGACTCTATCAATTAGAATATTTGGATCTTTACCTCTATCAAAATAATACTTAGCAATCAATGTTATTAGATATCCATTCGAGATATTGTCTGGTTTGTTGCCAGACACTAATATCTCTCTAATATATTCTTTTTCATTCAGTATATACAACTTCTTCCTCCATTTCTTCTAAACGTTTAATAATCAGTTCTCCAATACAATCCCAACAAAACTGTCTATTACCTTTATATCCATAAGTCATATCAAGAATGATGTTCATACGCTCATCATCATTTGGACATATTTCTTCAGCTTTCTTCTTAAACATTTCAACCATACTTGCACGTTGATAATATTTGTCGAATTCATCCGGTTTATCAAAGATATCAGTTCTATTTAGCTGTATTCCTTTTTCTTTTCCCTGTTTCTTTTTATATTCTTTAATGCATTCACAATAATATTGTTCAAGTTCTCGCAGAGCTTGTCTGTGTTCTTCAGTACAACGTCTTTTAACCTTTAATGTATTATAATCAAATGAAGAGTCCTTATGTAATTGAGATTTGTAACCATCTAACTGACCTTCAACATATTTACAAATCTGATTCATTGAACAATTCCCTGTACCAACTGGCATTTTTCTCTCATACCAAAAAAGAAAATCTTCTTGTTCTTTTGTAAGGGCATTTTTATTATGTAAATCCTCGATAGAACATTTATAGATAGCATAGCATTTAGCATTGCTTTCTTTAATGTATTGCTTGTACTGTCTTTTTGTTTCATCGTAAACATAAATCATAAAGTAGGGCTTTCTGTATGCGCAAAGCGATTGCAAATATTTATTCTCTCCGCAAGCACCTAAATTGTACCAACTGCTTTCCATTGGTTTTGCAATGATGCCCTTAATTTTGTCCAACTCATTTTGTTGATAGAGCTGACCACATTCTATTCTATATTCTAATTCTTTATATTCAGGTGAATCTTTCTCGAAATGAGATTGAACTTCCATCATAGATGTGACATAATTAGTGATTGTTCCAACTTGATTTCCCATACCTGCCTTATTTGTCTTTTTAACAGCAGCTTCAGTGACAACAATTTTTTCTGCATTTCGTTGGACACATTCAATAGCAGGTAGGTATCTATAGCGTCTTTTCATAACAGGATTATTAGTAGAAAAGTTCAGATCCGAGTCCCAGTCTTCCCCATTCTCAGCCATACAAAATGAATCCCAACCGTTTATAATCATGATAGTATTCATATATTGATACCAATACCGACATTCATCCGAATTATTGATATTACACATTCGAATATTATTATGACTTGTCATTGGGCTTCTAAAGAGTACAATTTCATCTTCATTTTTATCAATCCAAAATTTTGAATAACATTCATTTGCTTTTAATAAACCTGTAACTTCCAATCCACAAAGAGATTGCATAAGAGCAAATGGATCGCCACTTGCAATCTGATAATTACCATTTACAAATAATTTGCCAATCTTCGCATCATTCATTTTTTTCTTGATATATCTATGTACAGAGTCGATTATATATGGATCTCCCAACATATATTCGCTTGTATACAAAGCACGTTGCCATGAATTTACATCAGTATTTTCGTTAATACCAAGGAATTTAACAGTAGAAGAGTAATCACCACACATAGCATCTTTTAAATACTTAATTGTTGGTGCACACAATTCCTTAACATCTTCGTCTGTAAATTCATAAGACTGAAGATATTGGTAATTCAATTCTCTCTGTTCTTCAAGAATATGTGGTGAAATTTTTGTTACAGAAAATCCGTATCCACATTCCTTATATGCATTCACATATTGCTCAATATTATCATACGCTCCCCATAATTTAAGAGAAGACTCTGTGATAATCATTTCACATTGACGAATATCTTGCATATTTCCCCAAATATCTTCAATCATATAATTACCATTATTGTATTTTTCAATAAATTCATAAATAGGGAACGGATAGAGCATTCCTTTGAGCCATGCATTTCTCAAGCACACACCGCCAGGAATATAATCAAGACCTAAAGATTCAGCTACTCGCTGCATATATTGTATAGTACAAAGATTAAAACCGTCAGATACATTGTTTTCAAGAGCTTTATCTTTAATAATTTCTCTTGTCGGTTCTTTTGAATCGCCATCATCATCGAGTGATATAACATCTGCAAAATATTGTGTAATACAATCTTTTACGACCAAAATTCCATGTGGATCACAAATCGGCTGTGATGCAGAACATGTTAATGCTTTGTAAGCTTCATATTTTGCAGGAACTAATTTAGTATCTGGATTTCTCTTGCATTCACATAATTCATTTAATTTGTCAATATATTGTGAATTGCAGAAGAGAAGAGTATTGTTTTTTAATCCACCAGTAGTTCCAACGAAGCGTTTATAATTAACACCATTTATGGTAACACCTTTTTTACCAGTCACTCTTGCAAAATCAGATTTTTTATCAACAACTACCTGCATAAATATCTTTGAAAAATCAATACTCCAAATAGGTTTTTCTAAAATCTTATTTGCCATTATACGGAACTCTTGAGCTTCAAACAGTGATATGAGTTCCTGATATTTGAAAGCCTCTTCTTTGGTAATCTGTAAATCCCAATTAGAATACTTTAGTTTATTTGTTCCAATTTTAAAAATCTCATATTGAGGTACGCTAATACCAGCCATAAATCCTCCTTTTGTTTATTATTAATATTTTCTAAGTTCATTTATCATAAATTCCACATTATCTCCATGCAATTCAATTGAAATTTCTTGATAACCGCTATACCACGGATTTGTATAACAACCAAATTCAGCACATATGTCAATGATTTTAGATTGAATTGCGTTTCGTTTTGGTTCTAAAAATCTTTTCCTTTTAGTTGTATAGCATTCATATATTTTTCCAACTTCATCAGATCTTCCAACCATTATTTCATGTTTTTGAACTGTTGCAGTCAGAATGTAGTCGATGGCTTCTTTGTAATATTTCTTTACTGTTCCATCTTTCTTTTGAAAACAATACACTTTGAATCCTCCTTTTTTATTTACACTTATATATTCTCCAAATGAAATTTCTATTTACTTCTTAATAATGAATTCCTTGTCCATCCACTTAATATACACAACGTCAGGCAAGTCATGTATCTTAGGTATAAGTCCATTAAGTTTATAAATAATCCATTTTATCTTTCTTTTAATCCAATTCATACGACATCTCCTTTGTAATAACTCCCATTAAATCAAGTAGCCTATTAACAGTTAAGCAGTCTTTGTGATAAGCCCATCCATTAATCTCAACGTAATCATCACCTTCAAGAATATACTCATCACAATAACCGCACTTAACTCTTGCCTTTTTACTTGGCTGCCAAAGAGGACATCTGTAATCATGTTCACCTATTCCTCTACAATATGGACAGCTCATGATCTGTTCTCCTCATTCTCAAACTCAGCATTGCCACGCTCAAAACATTTCTGTGTATACTCATAAGTCTCAATCGACTTATCAAAGTATGAACTATTGGCAGCTTGTTCAACGATTGCACACACATCCTTCTTTATATTCTCTCTTGTGCTTGTAATGTATTGAGTATTAATTTCTTGTGAGCAAATCTGCATTCTGTCATCAACTTCAGTATTACGAAGCCACATGCTCAGTGCATACTTGTTCATATCCTTAACATATCTGTATACGCAATCAACTACATAACCTTTATATTGATTCTTTGGTAACTCAACTGTAATCATCGTTCCCTGGTAATAATTTTTTGGCATAATATAATCCTTCTTTCTATTTATTGTTGTTTATTGTAATTTGAAAAATATAATTATTTCTCCATGAATAAGGGTAGAATTTTCTGTATACTGTCAGAATAGTAAATTTCTGGCTAGAAATGGTATCTCAGACACTTTTATTCTCACGAGCCTTGCGAAGTCTTTCAGCAGAAGCTTTCTTTTGTTCATCAGTCATAACTCTTGTTGTTTTCTTTGCCCTAAAGCTGATAAGCGTTTTATCCTTTAATAAATATTTCTTACCTCTGCCTGTATCCTCAATGAGAGAGTACATGTCAGGACTTTCTTTGCAAAGCTTGTCTAATTTCGTAATATATGTAGAATCGGAAGCATATATTGTTGCAAACTTTTCATCACGCATTGCATTAATACAAATTTCCTGCTCCTCAATTGATATGCTCATATTTATATCTGCCATTATTTTTGTCTCTCCTTATAATCATCTAATACAACTCTGTTTCTTGCACATGACCTATCAAATCGCCATGCAGATTCAATACGTTCTGCAATATTTTGACTGCCTTTATAATTAGTGCAAAAATCTGATATACAAATATTTCCACCATATGTATTTGCATATTTATGGTTCTTTGACTCGATAGTTACAGTTCTGTTCATTTAATAATTCTCCTTTTGTTTTAAAATTGTTGTTCATTGCAATCAGCTCCTTTGAGTGCTGCGTTAATTTGTTACATATGTTTATTCTCTTATTTAGTTGTAATTTGTGGTGAATTTTGTTTAATCCATTGTTTTAGAAGATTACGCATACGAATACTTGGTATATAAACCCAAATTTCTTTACCATCACGAATGGCAGATCTCCATATAAACTGAAGCATTTCCGAAAGGGCATAACCATTTTCGTCTACGCTAATATGATTCATTGTAAAAAAGTTTTTAATAAATGGATTGAGGTAACGATTTATAAGATATGCTACAGAAGTTCTGTCTCGATATTCATTGGTAGCTCTACAATTACAAGGTAGATATCCTTTTGTATAACCTTTGCCTTTTAATATTGTTTGATATTCTTTGAATGTAGTCCAAATATAATCAGTAGATTTTGTATTCCTTACATTATGAAAAAAGTTATATATATTCTTTTTTAATATTTTCATTGAGGCATTATCTTTGTTTCGAGAATACCATGAAAAGGATAAATCAGAATCTCTATCACCAATCATATTTAATTTTTCATTTTCACAAATATGGATTAATTTACTATAATCATAAGATGTATATTTAATATTTGAGTTATATGGTATTAGATGATAATTTTCCATTGAATCGCCTTGAACAGACCAATAAATATATTGAACTCCATAATAATCGTAATAATATTTTTGCATTTGCATATCAAAATAGTATGTAAGAATATAAATATTTCTAAATGAATTAAATGTCTCTATTGGGAAAAGCCATACCATTAAATTATCTCCATAACATACTAGGCTACCTAATTCACATAAACGTTTTTCATTATCAAATTTACCTTTATAATCTGAATATTCTTCTTTCCATATAAGTTGTTTTGTTTCAGGATTAATTTCTACATAAGTATTCTTCAATATTTCAAAGTCTTGCTTAGTAATTGTATATTCCTCTATTACATTTGCAACCTCGTCCATTATCAGTGTGTAATTTTGCGCCCTGCATAAATCTATTAGTTCATTATCAAATTTTTGAAATAGAGCATGAGTTGATACAATGTTATCACCTTTCCCAATAAGTCGTTTAAGATCGTTAAGTTTACTGCCTTTTTCATCTTTATCATCTTTTAAAAAGGTTGGAGCTTTAAAATTTTTACAACTACAATACTTCCTATATCTATCAATCTCATCAAGAAAAGGTGTAATTACTAAAAATTTTTCATCTTCATCTGATTGATTGATATAATTCATTATGGATTGGGTTTTGCCAGCACCCATAATTGCATCTACAATATTTACTTTACAATTAAATTCCAATATATAATCTCCTTTCTAAATGTTTGTTATATACTTATATTCTCCGCTTGAAGATAAAAATCCCTTCAACTGCCGTTTGGCTTGAAAAATTTTAACACCACTTTCCTAAAAAAAGTTCTAAGGTTTTTCACTTATAAATCAACGCTTTTATCGTTTCCTATCAAAAATATGTCAATTTTATAAAAGTTCTAAAAATTGGAAAAAAGCCTTATAAATCAAGGGTTTTGAGCTATTACCCTTATAAAATAGGTATTAAAAGTTCTAAAATTGAAATTCTTATATTTGTGGACTGCGTAAGCAGGACACAAGGGCATGAGCTTCGCAAGAAGCGATTGACCAACAACGCCGTAGGCAATAGAAGAGTTTCTTATATAGATATATTCTCTCTTCATTCATCATTTTTGTTTTAAATTCACATATCCATCTTTCCAAATATCCTCTACGAAGAATACTGGTAATTTGTCATGATATTTTTCATACAATTCCTCGCCTGATATATTTATTACACGAAAATGTTTATCTTCTTTGATTCCTCCTTGATATATTATTCTCTATTTTGATATTGGCTTGTTATTAGTTGTCTACCCTAAAGATATTCTTTTCTTGCTAACGCTGCGAAAAGACCGTCCCTATCAAGGGACTATATCTTGTGTTTACGCACATGCGCACATATTACATATATTGTTATTTTTTCTTATTGGAATAATAGATTTGAGAAATATATTGTTTAGCCAATAAAGTATAAGGGTAGTAGATTAGAATTTTCTATACACTGTCAGGACAGTAGATTTTCAGCTTGTAGAGGGTATTATGAGAATGAATGTTATACATTTTGTATAAAATGCGTTGCATTATTGATGACATATTTAGTTATATTGTATAGTTTGAGATTTGAAGTTAAAAAATATGACCTTGTATTTTGGCTTTTAAGGTGTGTAAAAGAAAGTGCGTGGAGAGATTGTTGCCTAAGAATTAAAATGGCTTATTTGGGCTAATATGAGCGTTAGAGAGTGTGGATGTATATTTTGGCATAAAAATAAGACAGACTGAGTAATCAATCTGCCTTATATAAGTATACTGGATATATGTAAGGGTGGTTATATTTGAAATGTAAACATATCCCCCTATAGATGGAGTCGATGACAAATTATTATAAGGTTAAAATTTAAGGGATATTAAAGGTGTTTCGTGATTTATAGAAAGAGATAAAAGGGTTAAAATTTTGAAAATTAAGGGCTGTTCGAGAAACTTCTTATTTTATAAGGGTTTTAGTGGAATGGTTAGGGTGGATAAGTGGGAATACTTAGAAATTGTTAAAATTTGAAGTTTGATTTTTGCTTGATATAAGGGAGGTTTATCGAAATGAGTATCGAAGTCAAAAGGGAGAATTTTATGGCTTGGATGGATTTTTTTGAGTTGGGTGTAGGTTGAATAGATAGCGTACACGGCTGCGCTTCGGGCTGTCCTGAAAATGAAAACCACCCCCACCAATGCCAACAGCGATAATCTATACACTAAAAAATACGTAATTTTGTTAATTTTACGTATTTTCTAAATGAACCTACACAACACATAGTACTAAATACTATATGTTATCATATCAATATAGTATGTCATGCTTGCATGATCCAATGTATAATCCAAGTTTTTTGAGCAGTAAAATAATATATCAGGTCTTTATATTTTCTGTCTATCGGTTCGAGAATTTAAAAAATATTTTTATCCCTTATAAAAATGGAATTATATCATAACAACATAACAAAACCCATTAATTATATCACAATCATATCACAACGATATAGCAAAAAAGTATACCAATAATAAACAAAAGTATACATATACTAAACACCCAAACCCCAATTACTCTTTACAATCTGGTATGATCCCATCCTTAACCATGCAGGCTATCAAATATTCATTTACACTCTTAAACTCGTGATCCTTTAGCCATGCATTAATCATATCTTTATATTCTGCATTAATAAATATATTCGGTCTGTACATCTTATTTTTATATTCTAAACCACTATTATATTTTTTATCATTCATATATTAACACCTCATATTATACAAATTGCACAAAATTATATTTAAAATTCATCTATTCATAAATTTTATCATGTTTTTTGTTTTTTGTCTATTGTGCAATATGTCTAATAAGTACGTACTAAACACCAACAAAGTACGTACTATTTATACAATATAACCAATAAAGTACGTACTGCACGTACACACTCGATTCTATTGTGCAAATGTTACAATGGTACGTACTTTACAAAGTACGTACTTTATAGTATTATAATATCAACAAAAGAGATAACAAGTTACCACATAAGGAGGTAAACACCATGAGCAAAACAGCAAAAAGAAAAACTTATGAAATCTGGTACAACAACGAGTTAATCGACAGCACCGAAGATCAGACCGAAGCACTGTATCTACTCAATGAATACAAGTTAGCATTCAAAAGCAACGATGTTATTTTACAAATCAACTTTATTAAATAAGAAATAACTAAATAACCAGGCTTGCCGATTTAGTCGTAACCTCAACGTAAACAAGCCCATCGAGCTATAAAGTTATAGTTTTTACATATACAAATAGTACGGCAAAACTTGAACCTTGACAATTTAATTTGACATCGCAGGATGGCGCACCGCCTGCATTATCAATATGGCGCTCTGGCAATGCTTTCCAGTGTATCCGTAAATCATAAAGATACATCATACAACAGCGTATGACATAGTAAGCACACGTGTTAGAGAGAACACACACCACCAAACGGACATGACAATACAACGAAAAAGAAGCTTGAAACAAGCTTTTATTTCATATAAGAAGCGAATAAATTTTTGCACTTGCTAAGTATACCGCAAAGGGCAGGAAGAACACGAAAGCCTTAAAAAACCGAATAGTAAGTATTTCTGAAGTATGCGCTCACTGTCTTAGACACGCTTTATAAATTTATTCGCTTAAATATGCAATAAAAGAGAATAAAAGAGTATTAAGGAGGCGCAGAAAATGAAAGATATTATTGAAATTCTAAAAGGTTTTACAACTCTTTTCGTGTCGCTTGCCATTGCATACGGCACAATTTTTTTAATCTGGTATTAAGGAGGCGCAGAAAATGGAAAAAATAAAAAAGTACATAAAAAAACATAACGATTTATTTGCTATAACTGGCATGATAATTTTGATATTAATATCCTGCATTGTTATTGTAGGAGTTATTACAGTAGCAAATTACCACTATTTTATAACACATGACGATATAGAAATATCTTGCACAGTGCCCGAAAAACTGAAAAACGGCATAGACACGGAAGGACTTGCAAAGCATCCAAGCCCTGCACAAAGCCTTGATAAGCCTATAGACACCGATACACTACCAACCGATTTTACACCAGAAAAGGAGATCACCCAATGAAAGAATACTTTTTGAAACCATCAGCAGGAACACAAAAGAGTTTTAATAATAAAGCCCTAGTGAGAGAAGAAAACGCTAATACAGCCGTTTTTATAAGCTACAACACAACAGTTTGTAAGATACAAAATAACAAGCTTGTAAGATTATGGAATGACTACAGCGCAACGACAATGCGCCATATAAACGCGTTCTGTATTGCCTATAATTTGCCACCTATAAGTAAAAAAGAGTGGGAAACTTTACCAGTAAAGGAGTAATGAAATAATGACATTAAAAGAGTACATAACAAAATACAAGCCCGAAACAATACAGTTAATACACAAGAAGCATCTTGTAAGCATTGATAAGAAATTGCAAGGCTCGACAGAACTAATAGAAATATTTAGTAACATAACATATGAATTTATGACCTATTCACCAGATACAAAGCACTTGATTTTATATAGATAGGGAGTGATGAAGGCATGAAAACTGCAATATATAAAGTTGCTTATAGTTTAGGCGGATCAACCAATTATACATACATAGAAGCACCGACAGGCTACAGAAGCGCAGAGAAGCATATAAAAAACATCCTGCATTCTGTTCAAGGTATGAATACAAAACTAATTGATTTTAAATGCATTAAATAGGAGGATAAACACCATGAAATTATATATAAAAAATACTGATAATAATAACTATTCTGAAATAGCTTGCAACTATGCATCTTTAAACATTTACAATGCAGACACCGAAAAAGTGTTATATACAACTTGCAGATTGACAGGATCAACAAGTCTTGATTTTGATTTGTACATTGATAGCAACATCCGCAGTGCAAGGAAGTTGAACTTAAAAAAGAATGATATCTTTGAGGTAAAAACAACAAAAGATACTTTTATGAATAATGGAAAAGATTTATATATACCAGATACAATCATAAAAATAGTATCGCAGGACGAAAAACTGGCTCTTGAAGCGAACGGATGTAAAGATTATAAACAAGTATATACTATTGAGTTTATCGGTTGTAAAGCCTACAAAACAAACCGACACTCCGAGGTTGTAGATTTTCCAGAAAGCACAAAAATAGCTGATTATGACCCAAACGGCATTGCATCAGACGGATATATCAAAGGCAAAAATACATATAATCGTTTTGATTATACAAACAGCAAATTTGAAAAGATCAGGGCAAAAGGTTCTGGAGTGATGAAAAAATGGTTGACTTATGACCAGATAACAACGGCAGAAATTGAAAGCGATTACTATACACGCTCCGAAAAAGATGATAGCAGAGTAGAGCGTGAGAAAATAGCAGACCTTATAACCAATGTTTGCAATGTTCATATATCACATTACGATGTAGCCAGGATGCTAAAAGTGCTTAATATATCAATCAAATAATACATTGTACCGACTGTATAAAGCTAATAACTATACAGTCGGTTTTTCTTTACGGAGGCACAAAAAGGAGGTATAAAATGAGTAATTTACTTAGAAACTGCGGTCACAATTCGCAAGGTAAAAGTTTGTTATTTAAGGATGCAGACCTAATAAACAATGCACTATATCAGGAACAGAACGGAATAAAACCACATTATGCATGGTATGACTATAAAACCCAAAAACCAATTACACCGAAGGGATGGTTAATTATTTCCAATATGGAAAAATGCATTATAGTATATAGAAGATCAGATGGAAAAATGATTATTAATGAGGGAGTACAAGGCGATTTTTGTTATTGCTAGGAGGCATAAATGAAAAGAAAATATAATTTTAAATGGAGTGGTTACAAGTATGCGCCAGAAACAATAGGCTTTTCTCTTAATGGTAAACATCTAAATTTACCAGAAGAGACACGCTCAAATCTTGCATATCTTGCTATTTGCGGCAGGAATAAAGAAGTTATTGAAGAACTAAAACGTATAGTAAGAGCAGAAGAAAAGAAGCCAATTATTAAGGGCAAATGTATTTGCTTTTTCGCTGAGAATAGCGACAAGTATTATTATACACAGCAGCTTTTATATAATCCTGATGATATATACGATGCACTAAGAGCGTATAAAGAATGGAAAAGGTATATAAAATCTAAGGGCTGTATATTAGATGAACCTATTACAATAGCGGAGGGAACTTTTAATCCTTGCGGAGCGAATAAACCAATAGAGACACGTACAGAGTGTAACAAAATTGATTTAAAACATTATAGAAGCGTATCTATTATTAGAAGATCAATATATTAAAAATAGGAGGATGGACAAAATGAAATTTACTATTGACTCAAAGGATTTTAAAACAGCAATAACAAAGGTATTACAGCTTAAAGACGGTATGTTATCGTCATTACAAAGAGTATATGTAACAGTTAATTCAGAGGCAGGAAAAGCGGAACTATTAGCAACTAACATAGATGAATATATCAAAGTGTATATATCAGATTGTTATAATTTAGAGTCTGGAAAGGCAGTGATAGATAGAACCGACTTAAAACTATTAGAGAAGCTAAAAGGTGAATTAACTATATCAGACATTGACACCGAAAAATTGTTAGTTCAGACCGATAAAAAGAAGCTAAAAATTAATAATTATATGTGGACGGATGAATTTTTAGATATTCCAGAATTGAAAAATTTACAGAAGGTTTTAGTTACGGATGAAGCTTGGCTATTGGAAACAGTAACCAATTTATCAAAGTTTACTACAACAAATGATCTAAACAAGCTCCAACAAGCATTTAATTTTAATATTGAGGACAAGCAGGTTGAAGCAGTGGACGGATACAAAATCGGTATTAGATATTTCAATAACAGAGTACGCACGATTGATGGAGCAGAAAATCTCATGTTAAAAAATGTATGCTTGCCGGTATTTAAGAAGGTTTTAGATTTTAAATCAGAGGCAGAAGTCGATTTTTACCAGAACAAAGATTATATAAAAGTTAGTGGATCTGATTTTATTTATTTAGTAAATGCTGTAGAAGGAGCCTATTTCAAAATTAAACCAATGATATATACAGATTATAATTACAGCGTAGATATTAATTGTAAGGACATTCTGGAAAGTGTTAAATATGCAGAGCCAATGTTAAAAAAGGAGCAGAGACCACTAATATTACATACAGACAATGAAAAACTATATACATATTTTATTTGCTCAAAGTGTGAATCATTGGAATTGATACAATCGGAAAATAACACAATGAGCAATGAATTTTACATTGGAATAAACCCATCATATCTTGTAGAATGCTTTACGATTTTACATTCTATTGGAGCAGATGCAGCTAATTGTAAATTCATTACTTCAAAATCACCAATGGAAATCGAAGCAGATGATTATCTATTTTTAGTTTTGCCAATAAATATAACTACTAATAATGGAATGATGGAAAACATTAATGAATTATTGATAGTAGGATAAAAGGCGGAATGGAGGCATTAAATGAATGGTGTATATAGTGGGAAAGCCCTTGATACAATGGAACGTGTAATGGGGGATATAAAAGCTTATATCCCTAATAAAGTATATTTAAATAAGGTATATAAAATATGCTGGTATATTAATAACAGAGGATATATGCATATATTAAGACCTGGAAGAGTGCGGATGAATGGACAACTAATAGGCTATGCAATTAATGATTATATGCTAACTAAAGATAATATGTTAGAGGATAAAGGCTACAACAAAATCTATGATACATTAGACCAATTAGTAGAGGCATATAAGCAGATGGAAAACAAAACGGAAATGAAGTGATAATATGAAAAATAGAACAATTTACAATGCTAGGAAATTTAATATCTATGATAATTGTAAAAAGCTTGAAGATAGCTTGTTAAAAATCAATGGTATAGTAGATGTGGATTTTGATTTGAGCGGATTTTACGATGGGGATTATCAAATAATTATATTGGTAAAGTATAGAGTACCAATGATAGAAAATAAAACATATTACCAGACCAGAAAAGAGATCGTTAATAATATTATAGATGTGGCAAAAGCTAATGATTTAGAACGTTCAGAAGATGCTATAGAAGATTATGGAAAACATTTTTATTTTGTTTTTGATACATATAAGCCTTGGTTAAAGGAGGGAAATATATGATAAAAAGTAATAGGACATTGGAACAGAAGCAGAAAATCAGAGACTATCTAACGTATAAAGGCTATCCCACATTGGAGAGTTTTGGTGAGGCTGTCGGAATGGAAAAACAGCATATATGGGTAAGAGTAGAAGGAAAATGCAATCCAGATATTACAACGATGTTTAGATGGGCTGATGCGCTGCATTGCAACCTTATAACAGTAATATCATTATTCTATCCTAATGAATACAAGGAATATAAGCAGAAGCGAGAAAAATAAACGGTGGGTAAATAATATGGTGGAGAGATATATAAGAGAATATGCTAACGCTTGCAGAGGAGGAATAAACAAATATGGGAAAAATACAAGAGTATGAATATACACCAACTCAAATGGCAGAGAAGTTACTTGAATTTAACAGAGATTTTTCAGACAGTGCAGAAGATATTCAAAACGAAAAAGAACATGTGACAGAACTATTTGAGAAATTACAGAACTCAAATGAGTTTAACATCCTTGCTCATTATTTAGACACAATGTTCATGGATGAGGTTTTTAACAAGTAAATGGATATTTCTTATAGAAAGGATGGGTATTATATGAAAAAATTTACATTATACTCCTTTAGGGCAGACGATGAAGGCGGCTACGGAATTTGCAAATCCGAGAAGTTTACACCAGAGTTAGGTTATAAACCTTGGACTGGATGGAGAGCTAGAAAGTCTGAAAAAATTGCAGATTTTGATACAACAGAAGAATTAGCAATGATTCTCCAAAAAGAAGAAAAGGAAAGAAATGATAAATATTTAGAGGAAAAGAGAAAAAAATACCAATCCTCGTGTTGTTTTTGGAAATGTAATTTATCACGACTTTGAATATCATTTTTCTGATGCGGAGACGATGATGGAAGATTTTCTATCAATGTTGGGTGAGGAAGAAGAATGGTAATAGTTAGAAATGCGTGTTTACTTGGATTTTAAGAAAGGTAAATGGTGATTAAAATGGATGAAAATATTGTATTAGACAGAGTTACAAGTGAAAACAAAAGCGAATGTTGTGATTTTGTAGCATGTAATAACTGCGGAAGAGCAATGCTGATAAATCACGGAGAAAACACCTGTCCCGAATGTAATTGTAATGGAACTTTATCATGGATGGAAGAAGACTTCGAGGAAATTAATTATGATAATGCACCAGATATATTAGCAGGAATGGGATATACATTATGCGATACAGAGTAAAGAAATTCGCATTTCTTTAGAAGATAGGAGGAAATTTTTATGAAACAGATTATTAAATTTATTGGCGTAGATGTTGATGGTTGTGGTACAAATATAGAATCTATAATTGAGGTTGAAGGCAAACAGGAATTAACGAATGGAATTATTCAGAGAACGAAAGATGCCATTGAAAAATACAAGAAGGAAAATGATGGAGAATATGATACTGATAGCATTATTGATGTAGCATGTGAACATTTAGAATCCGAAGGGTACATGTGTGATTATATTTCAGAAGATGCAACTATCGAGTTTTAAGGAAACTAAGATTTGCTGACAGATTGGAGGAAAATATGAGAACAGTAAAAGAAATAGATAACCAAATTCAAAAGGAACATGATTACATTGTTCAGCTATATGCTCAAATTAACTCCTATGAGCATAGTATAGAACATTTAAAAGCAGAACGGCAAACTGCTGAAAAGAAAGAAAATGAAATGTTCATTGATAATTGGCTTAATGAACATTTCGGGATTTCAAGTCAGAAGGAAGCGAGACAGAAATCAATCTTTATTGTTTTTGATAAAAATGCAAATTTTGTTAAAACTATCACAACTGGATATGGGGAAGAATTCCACTATGTTAATCCATCTGAAGATAAAGATACAATGGAGCATTGGCTAAGAGAAAATAAACTATATGCTCATAGAGCCTCGTCATTCTGTGATAGAAATAGAAGTTGGTATGATTTATCATTTAAAGAGCAACTTGAAAATTTGTGTTGGGAATTTGACAAGAATGGAAAATTAAAAAAGACACAGTGGTAAGCAATGAAACGGCTATTTAGAGCTGATAAATTATTTGAATAAAAAGTGAGGTGACAAGAATGTTTAGAAGAGCCAAATGGATTTACTGGAGAGAACGAGGAATGAAGCAGTGTAAATGCTCGAAATGCAAAACATCTTATGGTTGCATGGATACACCATACTGTCCTAATTGTGGTAGGAAGATGGTTGGAACTATAAAAGACAAGGAAGTTTAAAACGGAAAGTATCAGGAGGAAAATAATATGAAAGTATTTTATTTAGTGCAAGAGAATTTCGGATGCGTTGTCTATGCAGATAATGAAAACGATGCATTTGAAAAAATGAAATGTCAAAGAAAAGAAATATTGGAAACTTTAGGATTGCCATTAGATATTACACGATGGGGAATTGAGAAATTTACACCAGACTTATATGATGGTGTATTATGTTTTTATTAAAACGATGATTTACTGCGGAAAGTGAGGAAAACAAGTATGAAACATTTAGTAATATTTTATACGGAAAACGGAATATATAGTGCAGTATATAATTTTAAAAATATTCCACCAACTACAGAAGACATAAAAGAAATGCAAAAAGATATACAGAAAACAGAAAGCTTAATTCAAATGCCAGCGGTTGTAAATTGGCTACCGATTAGCGATTAGGAAGAAACGGAAATTTCTTTAGAGAAAGTGAGGCAAAATATGTTATTAAAAGACACAAAAGAGAAACAGATAGTGCTAAATCAGAATTTGCTCACAAAGCAATTAAGTATCACTGTCTATAACAAGATAACAAAGAAAAAGATAACATACACAAATCCTGAGAGAATGTGTATATTATTCACACAGTGCGTGTAACGGAGGTGATTGTTTGTTTGAAATCAGAGACAGACAGGGTGGAAATGTCATTGACAGCTTTGATTCATTGGAAGCTGCGATGTATGCCCTGAATGAGTATGAGGAAGCCGATAAATTGGAAGGAATTTATACAGAGAACTTCTATGAGATATTTGATACTATTAATAATGAGATAATAGTGATATAATAGTAATATAGTAATAGTTGATGATTAACAGATAAACGGAGGTAAAGAGATGGTAAATGCAGTTTGTTTTATAGTATTTTTGCTTATAGTATATGGAATGTCACACTTAGATGAATGGGGAGTCAATCATAATACGACACCAGATGGTTATCATACAGATTGGGGCGAGTTTAGTAAAGACATAACACTACATGGAAAATCATATGCAATGAAACAATATAACAGAGGAAAGTATACTGTAAAGGATGAATAAGACAGTATACAACACACTAACCACTAGCATTTAATTAATGTTAGTGGTTTTTTATTGGGAAAAAGAGAATAACACATTAGGTAATAATTAATAATTTTATATATAGGAAGGAAAATACGATATGCGATTAACAAAGGAACAGAGGAAAAAGGAAAATCCATTACTCGATGACAGACAGCTTAGAGATAAGTGCGTTGGAAGATATGAAGTATTGGACAAGGTAAAGGAATTACTTCTTTTACCAGGAACAGAACTTGCAACAGTAAAACAAGTTGCTGAATTTTATGAAGTTGGAGAAGAAGCAATAGTGGCAGTATACAGCAGACATTCTGACGAATTAGAAACTGATGGTATGAAAGTTGTAAAATACAAGGATCTTTCAAACTTGCAATATGAAAGTTTGAAAACATCAAAAGGAAAAGTAACATTTATATTTAAAGATGGAAATATTCTTGATTTTCCAACAAGAGGGCAAAAAGTATTCCCTCGTAGAGCGATTCTTAGAGTTGGAATGTTACTTAGGGATTCAGAGGTTGCAAGAGAGGTTAGAAATCAGCTTCTTAATATAGAAGAAAAGACTTCAACGGAAACTAAAATAGAAGATATTGAAGAAGAACAGAAGTTAATGCTCAGTGTTGGAATGGCTGTAGCAAGTGGAGATGCAAATGCAGTTGCAATAGCATCAGCAAATCTTGTAGCGTTTAAGAATAGACATATTGAGAAGCTACAAAATGACAACAAAGCATTGGCAGGTGGGATTCTTGCATGGTCTGATAGAAGTAAACTAAATGCAGGTGTTAGACAATTATCTGCTGTGACAGGTATTCCGTTTGGAAATGTTTGGAATGAACTTTACAAAAACCTTCAGTACAAATATGGAATCTGTCTAAAACAGAGAGGTGGAAAACCATTCATTCAGTGGGTAGAGGAAAGTGAATGGGATAATGTTATTAAAACATTTTGTGCTATGTGTGAAGCATATAACCAGTCACCAACAGAAATGTTTCAGCAGACTACACCAGAAATTAAAGCATAATTACATAACTTCCACGCTATATATGTGAAGGAAACTGTCTTATACTTTCCAGTTCAAAGAAAGTAGTGTATAATAAAGAAAGCGAGTAATGCACATGAAATATGGAGACATTGTTGTATACAAAAATCAGATCGGAACAGTAGTAAAAAGCGAAAATGATTTTAAGTTTCATCCGTGTAATTATGGAAGTTGCTATTTTAGCGAGTTAAATACAATTACAGACGAGGATGTAAGAGAAGCAACACATGATGAAAAGTTGGAACTGATAGAAAAAGAATTTACATGGGGCAATGTGATCAAGATACATTGCATTGGAGAATATCAGATTGTAGAGTATATTAATAAAAGAGATAAGAAAACATATTATCATGGATACATCAACTACAGTGATACAAACCATTCGTACTTATCTCTTGATTCTGCACTGATTGGATGTATTGGATACAAACATGAGGGTGGAAATGGTAAAGCTGCAATGTATTTTGAGAAAATGATTGGTTTGGAATAGATTTATTGGAAGATTGGAGTTGAGAAATTATGAGAATATCTAAGGATATACAAGGAAAAATGCATAAATTAGCAAAACTGACTTCACAAGCAGCTATACTTGATAGAGAAATCAATGATTATTTTGAAAGTAAAGGATATGATATTGATGAACTTCGTAGTGGAGATGGAACAACGATTGACGAATTAAATTATGGTAATGATATTACAAATACTTTTGTTAATGATTTTGAAAATGGAAAGTATGAATATTGTCGGGATATAGGGTAACAAGAAACCAAGTTTTCTTGTGATAGAGGTGTTAATATGAAAATTAAAAAAATAGCGTATTATTCAGTACCAAGATCAGAATCAAGCACTTGTTCTTGTTGTGGTAAATCTATTCAGAATATATGTAGCATTGAAACCGTAGAAGGAGAACGTTTTAACTTTGGAACAACATGTTTTGATAAGCTGATAAAAGATAAACTTCGGTCGTTCCAGAGAAAAGAATACAATCAAGCGATAAAATTTTTGAAGGGATATTATAAACAACAAAAAGTATGGGAAAATATGACAAAAGAAGAATATCTTAATTCAGAAATGTATAGAACTGCTTGTATATGTGATGGTGGTGCTCCGTGGGAAACAAAAGAAGATCTTGACTCATTTGAAGACTATAAAAATTGGATGGTAAATGATTTCTTCCCATACAGAATTGCACAAGAAGAAAAGGTAATTGAGAAATACAGTAGAATTGATTTTTGAATAACAATTTGAAATCTAAGCTTACTTATGTGTAGAAAGAAGAATAAATTTGTATGAAGATACCTAAATATATACAGAATAAGATCAAGCAGCAAAATGAAGCTTGTAAAAAAGCAAGTAAATTAGAAGTAGAAATTGAAATTTGGAACTCTGAATGGGGTGGAATTAGATTCACAGAATCCAAGTAAATTTTAATTTTACTATGAAAGGAAAATGGAACATATGGAGAATGAATATAAAGTAGAAGAAACAAAATTTGGTACTCAAACAAGTCATCCCAGTTATGGTACTTTGTTATTTAACAGAGCTTATGGTGGAAAGACGCCATTATTCGGAAGCAGTATTGAACATAGTAATGTAATTACAATGGAACTTAGACATGCTGATATTACAAGAGGATCAAATCGTGATGATATTTTTGGCGATAAGCCTATTGTAAAAGTTGAAATGAGTTATTCACAATTTGCTGAAGCAATTACATCTTTTGGACAGGGAACAGGAGTTCCAGTAACAATTCGCTATACCGAAAAAGATGGGAAAATACCTCCGTGTGATTTTGTTAGCAAGAGAGAACAATTTACAGGAGAATTTAAAGAGCAGACTGATAAGGCAATGGAAAAGTCAAAAGAATTAATAAATGAAGTTGCTGAATTGTTTTCTTCAAAAAAGACACTTACAAAGGCAGATAAAGAAAATATTTTAAAAAAACTCAATATGTTAAATTACGACATTGGAAGTAATATTGGATTTATTGCAGATCAGTTCAATGAACAGATGGACAAAACGGTTATGGAAGCAAAAGGAGAAATTGAGTCCTTTTGCCAGAATAAAATAAATGCTATTGCAAGTGCTGCGTTGGTAGAGCATAGAGATGAGATATTAAAATTGGAAAATCCAGTTGATATTGAGAGTGAATAAGGTAAAGTAATTTAATCAATATATTAAGTATTAATAGATATATATAAAAGGGGAGATAACTAATTATGAACCATATAAATATTTTTGAAACAAAAACAGACTTAGAATTAATGGCTCTTTATTCTGAATTTCTTGATGCAGAAAAGAACGGTGGATTTGACGAAAAAACAGAGCTTGGGAAGATTAAAACAGAATATGAAAAAGATTTTGGTGCGAATACTGTAATTATGGTGCAAATAGAACTCACACATACTATAGCTGATAGATGGTTCATAGAACATAGAGGAAAAGAAATTTAACTTTCCTTTGGTTTTTGATATTTAATTGATATTAAAAACTACTAAAAAAGTATTGACAAATGAATAGCGTTGAGTATAATGGAAAATGTAAGGAGGATTTGTGAATGGCAAGACCGAAAAGATTTTCAGAAAAATTGGTTGTCGGTCTAACTCCTGAAATCAAAGAGTTTCTTCAAAAGGAAGCTGAGAAAGAATGTTGTGAAATGAATGCAATAGTAAGACGAGCTATCCTGGAATATATGGAGAAAAAGAAAGACAACTAAAAAAGTGGTGAGCATCCGACCAAAGACATTCACCACTTTACATAGCCGCCAAACACAGAGTTTGACTAATTTCTATTATATCATCTTTTAAGAGTTAGTCAACTCGAAAATTCCTATTATAGTTGAACATTGACAACTGAATAAAGGGTTGACTGCCTTGAATAGTTACCGTGATGGAGATGCGAAGCTCTTGATAATGTGCGGTCAGAAGAGAGAATAACTCTATAGAATGTTATCAATATAATTTCTATGGAAAGGAGATGATATGATACGAAAATAACAAGATGTGAACAGCATAATATAAAGTATGGAACTGATTTTTATAAATTTGTTGATGGAATGTGTTTTAAGTCAAAGAATTTATACAACTATGCGAATTATATTATTCGTCAAGAATTTATAAATAATGGAAACTGGATTAAATATAATCAATTATTTCAACTTGTAAAAGAGTCAGAGCCATACAAAGATATTGGGAATAATACAGGTCAAGGAACTTTAAGGATACTTGATAAAAATTGGAAAGCATTTTTGAAGGCAATCAAGGACTGGAAGAAAAATCCTAGTAAATATCTAGGTAGACCGAAGATCCCAAAATACAAAGATAAAGACGGAAGATTTTTATTATCTCTTGATAGTAATAAGGTAAAGCTAAAAAATGGATATGTATATTTTGCATGGAAACCATTTAAGCCGTACAACAATATGTTTAAGACAAATGCACAAGAGAGAATATTGCAATGTAGGTTCATTCCTAAATGTAGAAAGTATGTAATGGAAATCGTCTATGAAATCGAAGTGCCAGACATTTCAGAAACTTCTGAAAGAGTAGCTGCTATTGATATTGGAGTTGATAATTTCATAACTATGGTAAACAACATTGGTGAAAATCCAATAGCTGTTAAAGGTGGAGTTATTAAGTCAATTAATCAGTTTTACAATAAACAGAAAGCAAACATTCAGTCAGAATTAAAGAAAGTCAACGGAAAAGATTGGTCGAACAAGTTACAGAAACTTACAGACAAGCGGTATGAAATGATTAAATATCAGATGCATTGTATAAGTAAGTATGTAGTTGATTGGTGTGTCTTATATGGAATTGACACATTGATTGTAGGACACAACGATGAATGGAAACAAAAGAAACAAGGTATGCAGAACTTTACTTACATTCCTTATGAACTGTTTATCCAGATGCTTGCATATAAATGTGAGAATAATGGAATCAGATTCATAGAAAATGAGGAAGCATATACTTCTGGAACATCATTTCTTGATAATGAAGATCCTGTAAAAGAGAATTATAATAAGGAACGCAGAGTTCATAGAGGATTATTCATTGCAGATTGTGGAAAGAAGATAAATGCAGATGTAAATGGAGCGTACCAAATATTAAAGAAGGTAATTCCTGATGCGTTTAGCAAAGGAATAGAGGGCGCAGGTTCACACCCAACAATTATTAACTTGGCTATGCTGAGAACGTAATGTAAAGGTATTTAAAAATACCATGAATTGACGATTTCTTATGGGAAATTTGGAGGTAATAATATGAAGGTGCTTGGAAGCTTTGTAGATTGTGTTTATGAGCCACATTTATATAAAGAGGATATTAGAGATATTAGAACAAAACTTATAAGTAGATTACCAGATAAAAGAATCTGTGAAATGGCAAGTGTACTTATAATCGACACAAAATATGATGCATATGTTGTAAAAATACGAAGACCTGAACTGAATAGTAGTGGATGTGTTGATATAAAAAAGACTCATAAGAAAATTTACGAAACTGATTTTATCGAAATTTCAAAAAGAGATTATGAAGGATTAGATTGGAGAGAAGCTGCCAAGAAAACGGATGAATTAATGAAGTCAAGATCGTTTGTTATTTTTAAAACAAATATTGATGTAGATACATTAATCAAATGAAAAATTGCTTTCTTATTAAAAGCAAATCAAATACAGAAATAAGTATTAGAAGCAGAAACATCTGCTTCTTTTTTAGTGCAGAAAATGAGGTAATGAATATGAGTAAACGACACGACAATACGAGCAGAGCAAGTGAGTTTATCTGCTTAAGATGTCTTAGCAAAAATCAAGTTGGTGATAAAATACGTAGACCGAATATGAGAGAGAAGGATCATGTAAAAAATTTGTGTTGCCTATGCACAAAGTTGCAAATGAGAACTAAAAATCTTGAAGTTAGGTGGTGCGATGATTTTGATGAGCGAATGGAATATGCAAAGAAAATTAAGTCAAAATATTATGATGAGAATAATGAGCTGCTACCAGAATGGCAAACAGAGAATATGTATGTAGGAAAGGTGGTCGATTAATATGTTAGCTGAAAGACAAATTAGTTATGAAGGAAGAATTATTAATTTCCCTATTAACCAGGATAAAAAAGAAACAAGCATTGGAAAATCAACAAAAATGTGGTGTCTTAAATCAGAAGATGAAATTATGAAAGTATATAATGTATTTAAGCATAGGGCTGATAATTCTGCTACAGAAAACAAGTATACAATAAATCTGAGAAATTTAACAATGTTTGTGTGTGCAATTAATATTGGACTACGTGGTGGAGATTTTTGTAATTTAAAATGGTCTGATATTTATGACGAATCATGGAATATAAAAGAAAAAGGAGAATATGTACCTGAAAAGACAAAAAAATGCCATAAACATATAGATTTGTATTGGAATGCAGATTTCATCTTTGCTATTAATCAGTGGTATGAGTGGAAAATATACTCTTCTCATATTAATCTAAATGATTATATATTTACATCACAGAAAGGTGTAAAAATGACTGAAAAGGCATGGTATTCAATAATGGAAAAGACTCGTAGAGAAGCTGGAATAACGCAGAAAATAGGAACTCATGGGCTTAGAAAGACTATGGCAAATAGATATATTAAGTGTTCTGACGACAAAGCACAAGCGTTAATGGAAGTATCAAGTATGTTTGGACATAGCGATTTAAGAATAACAGAGCGTTATGCTTGCCTTGAAGATGAACACATAAGAGAAAATAAGGAAAAGACGGCGTTTATATTTAGTTGAGATGAATCACATCTTCTATATTGCAATTAAGATTCTGGCAGATTTTTTCAAGTGTTTCAAATTTGATACTATCTGTTTTACCATTGCAAAGTTTATTTATTGTAGAGGAAGCTATTCCTGTCTCTTGTGCTAATTTATATTGTGATTTATTCATCTTTTTAAGGGTTTCATTAAGTGTTATTTGCATAAAAACCTCCTTGATATATACATTTTACCAAATTTTTATAGTCTCTGCAATAATTAGTGTTGACAATAATTAGCGTATACGCTATAATATAAACTATCAAGAGGTAAAGAACTTTTAGAAGGGAGGAAAGTGATATATGGAAATCAACACTTTTGATATATTAATGATTGATTTTGGAGAAGTTGAATTCGCAGGTGAGCAAGGCGGTATAAGACCAGCAGTTGTTATTCAGAACGCATACGGAAATATCTACTCTGATACAACTATTGTGATGCCGTTTACAAGCAAGATAAAACACCTTCAGCAGCCAACACATTCCTTCTTCTATAAAGATATAAATAAAGGATTAACCAAAGACTCAATGATTCTTGGCGAGTGTGTCAGACAGGTTTCAAAAAAGAGAATAATTAAGAAGTTAGGTACTATCACTAAATTACAAGAGAAGAAAAAGATTAAAGCAGTGTATGACGCTAATTTCGGACAATTAGAGGAGGCTTAACATGGAATATATTAAAATGACATTAGAAGAGGCAAAGAAGTTTGCGAAAAAAGATGCAGTTGTGTTAGTAGCAAAGCAAGATTTAGCAAAGCCTGATGTGAATGTTGGATTTTGTAAAAAGAAGTTTTGCGACTGCACAAATATCTTGGAAGAAGCTGCGAGCATCGCAAAGGTATGTGATGAATTTTCCAACGGACTTAGAGTTTTCTCAGAAATCCAAGAAGAAACACCAAGGGGATATTTACATACAATTCTTTCAAGAAAATAGTTGCGAGGGCAGAATTTGGGACTCGCAACGTGATATCATATAAAAAATAGAATAAATGTTCGGCAAAAGTATTGACAAAACCGAACGAACGTTCTATTATATTAAATGTGAGATACAAAAAGAGAAAGCCGAGCATAACGTGCTGGAACACTCGCTCGACTTTCCCTAAAAATATTGTTTAATTGAATTGTTGTACCATGAACGTACTGGAATACGCTCATAATTATAATACATATAAATTGACGGAATGTCAATTAATTTCAAGCAATTCAGCATAATTTTCACATATTTAATCAAAATTTAATAAATTATAGGGCTATCGCCAAGCGGTAAGGCACAGCACTTTGACTGCTGTATTCGTTGGTTCGAATCCAACTAGCTCTGCTATGCACTGAATCACACCCGATGTAAGTGCAGAACACAAGGTACTTGTTTCTTTGTACATAAATTTTACCTTGTAAGAGCAGAATGTGTAGCTGCTATAGTTCTACCATAGTTTAATCCACTAACGGATGAGGCATCAGCTTTACAGGAAAGCCAATCGTGTAAGGTTCAACTCCTTGATGCCTCTTATTATAAATAAGAAGAAAGGGTGATAGAAATCTCGAATAGTTGAGATAGGAAACGGAGAATAATTAAATATCAAACATAAGGAGTGGTAACAATGAAAAACGAAGAATGGAATGAAGATCAAATGAAAATTCTTCATGAATACTGCGACAATGAAATGGCAGAAATAAAAAAGATGTGCAATTTAATTATTATGAATGCAGGTGGAATTAGTGGAAAAGAATATGATGACATATATAGTTTGGCACAATTTCTTTTGTTTAAATGCGTAAAAAAATATGATGCGAACAATAAAAAAGGTGCTTCTTTCAAAACTTTTTATAGAGGAATACTTAATCGAAGATTATATGCTACATATTTACGAGATAAAAATCGTCAATGTCGAAGTAATACAAGAATAGACAAAGATGGTAATAGAGTATTTCTGCCAGATGTATCACTTGATGCACCTACAAAAGATTGTGTTGATACATTAGAAAGAATTTCTATATCTCCTACATTAGAGGATGATTTCTTTAAGCCAGATTTAAAAGAAATAATAAAAGAATATCTAAATAATTTGTCGGATGAGCAGTTAGAGGTAGCAAATTTATTTATGGAGGGCTACCATGCAAATGATATAAAAGATATTTTACATATAACACAAACTGAATTTAATAATCGTATGAACGGAATGAAATCGTATAGAAATATTTCGATTTTATTATAAAACACATTGAATAATAGGAGGAATAAACATGGCAAGACCTAGAAAACAAACATATACAATGAGTCAATATCTGGATAATGTTAGCGAAGGATATATAAAAAATGATGCTGACACTCAGAGAAACCCTGCATGGAAAGCAATTATAGATGGACTATCAGTTACAATTTTAACTGATGACTATATTCCTCCTATTATCCTTTCAGAAGAAGATAGTGGACAAACTAAAATTGTTGATGGTGGAAGTCGCACAGCAGCTTTTCAAATGATTAAATTAGGCAATTATAAAATCAAATCGTCTGTAGAAGATTCTATCATTAAATATAAAAAGATGATAAAAGACAATGAAGGAAATATATCATGGGACGATGCCGAGTTTGATATACGCAACAAAACATACAGTCAGTTTCCAAAAGAACTTCAGAAGAAATTCGATGAATATCAGGTTGAGACAGTCATTCATGAACATTGCAATAAAAAAGAAACTGCAAAGTATATGAAACGTTATAATGAGCGAAAAAACTTTACGACAAGTCAAAAGCAATTTTTGTATTTACCAAATTTTGCGGATCGGATTAGGTCAATTATGAAAAGAAATTTCTTTATTAATTGCTGCAATGTTAAAGAAACAGACAGAGAGAATGGAATCCTCGAAAGAATAATTAGTGAGTCTGTTATGACTATGTTTCATTTTAATAAATGGAACAAAAATGGAAAGAAATTAGCAATATATTTAAATGACAATGCAACAGAAGAGCAATTTAATATATTGGATAAAAATATTAGTCGATTAGGAAAAATAGTTGATGCAAATACTAAACAGTTATTTACCGTTAAAGATTCTTTTATCTGGATTACATTATTTAATAAGTTTTCAGAAAAAGGATTAGATGATGAAATGTTTAATGATTTTTTAACGGCATTCATTAATTCTTTAAGAAAGACTTCTGTTGATGGTAAATTGTTTGATACTGTTGATGAGAATGCAAGTACAAAAGATAAATCAGTTATTGCTGATAAATTACATATTTTGGAAACTCTTATGAATGATTTTTTACATATTGATGATACGGAAACAGAGAATAATACAAGTGAGAGCACAATTGATAATGTCGAGAAATCAATACTCTCATTCGTACAGGAAAATGCAAATCCAGAAGCGACAGATGAGGACATTGATACTTACTCTGACCTTGTTGATTATTGCTTTGACCACAATGGAATTGAAGTCAATGCTCCAATATATCAGCAGTGTCAAACAGCTCTAATCGCATTAATGGCATATGCTTGTGAGAATGAAAATGAGGATAAGTTTGAGGAATGGATTAATAAATATAAGAATACAAAAAAGTTTAGTCCATCTCAGAAAGTAAATTATGATTTCATGAAGAAATCTTTCGATAAGATGGCAAATGCATAATACATAAAGGAGAACAAAAATAAAATATGAAACTAACGAATATTATAATCCCAGATTACCTAGAAGAGTCTGTACCAAATGAGACAAAGATGAATAGAGTAAAGAGATATTTTATAGAACATGGGGAGCTGGACAAGCCAATTATTATTAACCATAAAAAAGAATTAGTAGATGGATACATAAGATATTTAGTGCTTAAAGAGTTTGATGTGGAAGATGTCAAACAATATAGATATGAATATGAAAGAGAAAATAAAATAATTACATACATATATGGTAGGCATCCAAATCAGCAGAGTAATAAAGAATACGTTTGGAGAGTTCCGACTTCTGAAAAATGGAGAATGTTTGTAGAGAATATATCTGTAGGAGATATAGTCATGTGCTACACAAAATGCGGTGTTAAACCAGTAATTATATCAAGGATTATAAGATCTGATTTCAGACCAATGGATATTCCAGAGAATATGAAGATTAAAAGAATTGCTAAAAATCAGAGGTTATAGATTATGATGAATACTGAATTTGAAATATTACATGATACATTCTTCCGAAATGGAAATATGAATCACTTAGAGGAATGTAACAGCGTAAATTATCATGCAATAACGCATGAAGATACAGAAATACTTGGTGCATTTTGCGATGTAACAGGCTTTCATGGTAATGATTTACAGAAACTGTTAATACTTGGATATATGAGTTGGCAAGGAGAGAATAAATACATATGAAAGATAAGTTATTTATTATAGGAATATTTATAGTAATTACGATACTCGCTATATTAGCAGACATTGGGATATTTAGTATGGTTGTAAATGCTGATATACCTGATTGGTTAAAATATTTGTTATTGAGATAGGAGAATAATTAAATGCCAGTTTTGATGATTTTGGTCATTATAGGACTATTAATACTATGGTTTTTGCTGTCGCCATTTTTTACAGAGATAGGCTCATTTGTCTATAAGATAATAAAAAATAGTGTGACAGAAGAAATAAATAAAGATGAAAAGGAGACAAAAGAATAATGAAGAAACTAGGAGGATTTGTAGCAGCTATTGTACTTGTAATTGTAGCAATCATATGTATGAAATCTTTAGTAAGAGTACCTGCTGGCTATGCAGCCGTTCAGTACAATGCGAACGGTGGAGTAGAGAAAAAGGTACTTGATCAAGGTTGGCATTGGAAGAGTCCAATGGTAAAGACAACATTATATACAGTTGGTCTTGAGCAGTCATATCTTACAGCTTCTAAAAAAGGAGATTCGCCAGATGATGATAGCTTCACAGCAAGTTCATCAGAGGGTAAGTCAATGACTTTAGAGCTTACTTATACATACCAGTATAAACAAAATAGTGTTGCTGACGTTTTTACAAGATTTAAAGGTCAGAGTGGTAAAGAGGTAAGAGATAGTTTTATCAAACCTAATATTGTTTCTTGGACTAAAGAGATTGTTGCAAATTACAAAGTATCCGACATTCTTGGTTCTGAAAGAGCGAATATTAACAGTGCAGTTTCAGATTATCTTGCAAAGAAATTTGAGCCGTATGGTATTACAATTAGCAACGTATCTTTAATCAATATTGATGTTGATAAAGATACAATGAAAGCTATAAATGCTAAGATTAAGGCTCAGCAGGATGCAGAAACTCAGGCAATTCAGAATCAGACAAATATTGATAAGGCAAAAGCTGACGCTGAAGCAGAGGTTACAAAAGCTAAGGGTGATGCAGACGCAAAGGTTATTGCAGCACAGGCAGAGGCGGATGCAAATGCAAAGATTAACAGTTCAATTACTGATCAGCTTATTCGTATGAAAGAGGCAGAAGCAAGGCTTAAACATGGATGGGTTACAGTACAGGGTAACGATACTGTAGTTACAAAGGATGCTGATTCAGATCAGTAAATAGAGAATAACTTGGTGTGGTGAAATTCCACACCATCTCTAATGGGCTGTGGCGAAATTGGTTAGATGCACTGCGTTTTGACCGCAGGTTTTGTGGGTTCAAGTCCCACCAGCCTAGTTAGAAAAAATATAAGGAGGATATTAAAAATGCCAGAGAGTGATTTAAAGATTATTAAAAACTGCTCAGATGATGAGAAGAGAGAGCATTTACACGCTATGAGCAAAGAAAGACTTGTAGAGATGATAATTAGATTAACAAGGAAGTAAGGTAAAACTATGTCAGTTAAATTTGCAAAAGATATCATAAAAGAAATAAATAACAGTGATAAAATTCCTGTCAAAAATGATTGTGCAACTGGCGATGAATTTGAGAAATGGCTAAGAAGAGAAAAGAAGACAATCGTGATTGAACTTGAAAATTCTCTTTCTTTGGATTGTGAGGTGAAAATATGTCAAAATTAAAAAACATGTCAGATTATGAAGACGAAATATTGGAAATATTTCATACAAGATTTAGCGATCTACCTTCAAAATATTTATCAGAAGATGGAAGCGCATTATTTACAAGCACCGAAGCATTGATGGTATTGGAAGATACGTTGAATTGTATTTTTAAAGACAAGTAAAGTTCGATTTCTTTTGGAAAATGAAAGGAGATTTATATGATTAAAAAGACCTTATATACTTGTCAGTTCTGCAATACTGATTATACAAATAAAGAAAAAGCAATGGAGTGTGAGAAGAATCACAAAGTTTTGGAGACAGCAACAATTATAGGCAACTATAAATCATTAAAATCTATCCCAGATGGATGCCCTACGAAGGTTAAAGTGAAGTTTAAGGATTCAGATAGGTGGATAGAGTATAAGAGATAATTTGGAGGTTGTTTTTATGAGTAATGAATTTAGAAAATGCGATTTCTGTTCGTACTATGATGAATATGAAGGGTGTGAGTGGGGATGTAATAATCATGAAGACTTTAAACCAGATAATGACAGAATTATTAAAAAAGCAAAAGAAAAAGGAATATCTGTAGCAGATGTGATAGCCTTAATAAATATAAATTGAAACACAAGAAAACTTCGTTTCCTTTGGATTATAAACGGAGAATATAACAGTAGAAACAATTAACAAAAATAAATATAAGAAAGAAGAGGTACAAAATATGGATGGATTTATGATGTTTAAGAAGGCTTTACAGAAACACTTCGATGAAATGCAGAAAGAGACTACACATTTATTTGAGGTAAATGTAGACAAAGATGAATTATGGAATACATATCTTGATAGCTTCCCTGCTGGTACAAATGAGATTTTCAGAGAGCGTAGAGAACATGATTGTAGTTGTTGTAGACAGTTTATTAAGAATATTGGTTCTGCTGTCACTATCAAGGATAATCAGATTCATACGATTTGGGAGCTGAATCTTGGCGATACAACATATCAGCCAGTATGTGATGCACTTGATGCTTTTGTAAAAGCTCATACAGTTACAGATATTTATACAACTAAGCTCCCTAAGATTGGTACAGATTTTAACTTTGAGGAAATCAATGGAAAGTCTCATCAGTGGGATCATTTCTTCTTAGAGCTTCCAAGTAAGTTTGTAAATAGAAGTAGTCGTTCTAATGAGGAAGTTAAAGGACAGTTCAGAGATACAAGAAACGTATTTAAGCGTTCTCTCGATGAGATTACTATGGATGCACTCGACACAATTCTTGAACTTATCAATTCAAATACACTTTACAAGGGTGAAGAGTGGAAAGGTGTACTCACAGAGTTTAAGAAGTATAAGAAAGAATATGATAAGCTGACTTCTGATACTGAAAAGGATTTATATGCTTGGGAGAAGTCGGTAACAGCAGGTATGGCTATCGGTAGAATTAGAAATCATTCTATTGGAACACTTCTTATTAATGTAAGTGAGGATATGGATCTTGACACAGCAGTTAAGAAGTATGAGCAGATTGTCGCTCCAAGCAATTATAAGCGTCCAAAGGCTATTTTTACAAAGAAGATGCTTGAGGATGCAAAGAAGACCATTACAGAACTTGGATATATGGATTCATTACAGAGAAGATTTGCTAATCTGAATGATATTACTGTAAATAATGTACTGTTTTCAAATAAGAGTGCTGCAAGGAGAATGGTTGGTGCAGATGATATTTTTGGGCAGATGGAAAAGGATGTCGCTGTAAGTCCTAAGAAATTTTCTAAGGTTGAAGAGATTTCAGCACAGGATTTCATTGATAAGGTGCTTCCAACTGCAAAGGAGATTGAAGCTTTTGTAGAGAATAAACATGAGAAGAACTTTGTTTCTATGATTGCACCTGTTAATCCAGACGCTAAGACAATGTTCAAATGGAATAATGGATTATCTTGGGCTTATTCAGGAAACATTACTGACTCTGATATGAAGCAGAATGTAAAAGCGGCTGGCGGTAATGTCGATGGTGTACTCAGATTTTCAATTCAGTGGAATGAAGATGGACATGACAATTATGACCTTGATGCCCATTGTGTTGAGCCAAATGGAAATGAGATTTATTTCAGTAATTGTAGAAAACCTGAGTCGTCAAGAATGGGTGGTCAGTTAGATGTAGATATTGTAAATCCATATAGAAAAGTTGCAGTAGAGAATATTACATGGCAGAATTTAGCAAGAATGAAACCAGGAACATATAGATTCTTTGTACATCAGTATTCAGGTGCAGTAAGATATGGATTCAGAGCGGAAGTTGAGTTTAATGGAGAGATTTATTCATTTGATTATAGCAATCCTATGAGAACTGGTGAGAATGTTCAGGTAGCAGAGGTAACACTTGATGAGAATGGCAACTTCTCAATTAAGGAAAAGCTGTCTGGAAGTTCATCTATTTCAAGTCGTGAGATTTGGGGTGTAAATACAAATCAGTTTGTTCCAGTATCAGTAATTAGTTATAGTCCAAATTATTTTGATGAGCAGGATGGAATTGGTCATAGACATTTATTCTTTTTCCTGAAGGATTGTGTGAACAACGAAAATCCTAATGGCTATTACAATGAGTTCTTAAAGAGTGACCTTGAAAAGCACAAGAGAGTATTTGAGGCTTTAGGTGCTAAGTGCCATGTAGAAGATACTGATGATCAGCTTTCAGGAATTGGATTCTCTATGACAAAGAGAGCAGATTTAGTTGTTAAGGTTAAGGGTGCAACAGAGCGTGTAATGAAGATTAAGTTTTAATTAGTTAGAAAAGGAGATTATTATGACAAACAACGAATTATTTATCAATGCAACAAGAAATAATTATCAGTTCCCATTCAGAGGAATGATTAACGTAATTGATTTGTGGGATTTATCTCTCACAAATCTGGACTCAGTATTTAAGGCACTCAATGCGGAAGTAAAGAAGTCTGAGGAAGAGAGTCTTCTGAATACTAAGTCAAAGGAAGATGAGGAGATTTCTAACAAGATTGAAATTGTCAAGTATATTGTTGGCGTGAAGCTGGATGAGAAAAAGAAGAGAGAAAACGCTAAGAAAAATGCTGAGATGAGACAGAGATTACTTGAAATCAAAGCTAAGAGACAGGATGCAGCACTTGAGAACATGTCTGATGAGGATCTGGACAAGGCACTTGCAGAATTAAGTGAGTAATTGTTATTGATATACCATATATAGTATTAAAAATAAGCAATATATACTATATATGGTATATATTTTACATTAGAAAGAAACGCACATTTCTTCGGAATTTTTGGAGGTATTATGAAGAAAAGAATTAAGGAAATATGTGGAAAGTTAGATGCAGATATTTACTGGAAGGGTTGTAATTTCTTAGAAAACGAAGATGATGATGAAATACCTACATTTTACAGTAGAGATGACTGTCGTTCTATATCTTTCAGAGAATTATTATTATGGTATTTGCCAAGATTAGGAAGTTGGCAAGACGAACCAAATTGTAATGATTGCGATGGCGAGGTCTGTGATGATTTTATGCATATAGAAAACTGTAAAGAGATGATTTTGGACGAGAAGGTTAAGAAAAGACATTATGAATTATTTCTTGAACTTGTCGATATTTATGCTTATTACACGCAGCAAGATCATGTAAAGTACAGACAATTAAAAGAAAAATGTAAAAGTGTTTTGAAAGAAATTATGGAGTAAAAATATGTCAAACTTATATGTATACCTAATTCGTTCTCGAAACAAGGATAATAAGGATATTTCAAACTTTAAGCAACGAGTAAAAACAATCCTTGAATACAAAGAGAACGAAGACAAGGTAATTGAGGCTTTTAAAAGTTTTGCAGCCAAAGGAGTTCCTAGCGAACAGACAAGATTATATAGATCAGTTAATTCTAGGAATGAAGAGAAAATCAGAGAAGAGTTGGTTATCCGTCTGTTAAGAGATAAGCCAAGTATGACACAGCTTAATCGTACATTAGCATCTGTTGCACAGCAGGTACAAAATCGTGATGAGAGTAAATGGTTATTTGATTTCGATGTGGATGATGATAATCTTGTAATAAAATTTATTTTGGATGTTCACTGTTATTCATATATTCCTGTAAGATACATTGAGAAACATAAAACTCCGCATGGATATGCAATTATAGTTCCGCATGGTTTCGACACAAGAGAGCTTATGGAGAAGTGGAAAGATTATGATATTACATTAAAGAAAGATGAATTGTTATTTTTGGATATGATAACAAATAAGTGAGGTTAGAATATGAAAATTATTGTAGATAAAATGCCAGATGAACCCAAAGAATGTATCTTTTCTGAATGTACAAATCAGTTGCGTGGTATCTATGCATGTAATTTATATCAAGGAAGAGGATGTGAACCTAATAGATGTGATTTTTTAAAGCCAATTACGGATTATCATGCGGTTGAACATATGGGTAATAACATGGCGAAAATGATTCCAATAGAGTGAGGTGAAATGAATGGAAAATGAATTTTCATTATATGGTGTAATGGATAAATCAACAGGAAAATTAGTAAGTAATATTACAAACCCTCGACACAAATATTGGGAAACAAGGAAAACTGCTGAGAATGCGGTTAGAAGATTTATGTCAAGACGTTATAACGCTGATAGGCAGCTAGAAGTTGTAGAAATTGAATGTAAGGTAAAAGTGGTAAGCGAGGTGAGAAAGTGAAATTAAAAGATAAAATACGAGATAAATTGAGACATTGGTTATTAGAAGATGATTTATTTCAAGTGGAAGCGGCTAAAAAATCATATAATGATGCAGTAAGAAAATGTGTATATGCTAATATTCAATTATCTGACGCAGCCGTTACATATAAAAATTCTCAAAAATTAGTTGATGATTGTCATAAAATGATGAACTCGATGATAGACGTTGGAACTGATGTTGGTTTTTGTTCTGATGACCATTCTTGGGCAGTTGTATGTATTAAAGGTCGCCCTGAATATGTATCATTTATTCCATTATCACATAGAGACGCGCATGAGGTACTTGAGTTTTTAAAGCGTTTCAGATATTCAAATAGAGTGATTGATTCACCTTTTGCATTTAGAGATATGGTTGACCATTGTATTATGGAGAACCCATTTGACAAATAAAGTGAGGTAAAATGGTGAAATTAACAATTGATATTCCAAAAGGATATGAGAAAGATTTTATCGCTGATAAGTTCAAAGATTTCTTTTCGAGAGTAATTGCAGATATTAACTGCGATGGAATGTGTGGTAACTATGAAAAAGAAATTGCAGAAATGTTTTTAGAAGCATTTAATAATGCTATTGTTGGTGATGTTAATTTGAATGCAAATGTCGTTCCAGTAGTAAACATATCTTTTAACGAAGAAGATATACAGAAGATGATTCAAGATGAATTAAAGAAATTTCAAATAGAGAATAATCTAATATAGAAAGGCGAAAATTATGGGAAAAATTATTGAAGAGTATACAAGTGAATATGATGTTGGTGATGTAGTAATTTTTAAGACAAAAGATTGTTTGTTATTGGGAATTATAGAAGGATATTATATTGATCATAGTTGTGATAATTCTTTTTGGTATGATATTAGAACCAATAAAACAAATGTTTATACATATTCTAATAAAGGAGATATTGCAGAGTGGGATATTATTGGGAAAATTGAAGGAGGTTTAAAGGATGAGTGCTTCGCTGAGATAACCAAATTGTAATATCAACTTTTCTATTCAAAGGCTGATCAGCCAAACTTTCCTGAGAAGAGAGGTGAGAATTATAAAGCAAAATAGTTTTACAATTAATATTTTCTTAGATGAAGATAGAATGGATAAAGAAACAGCAATGTATCATATTTATCGTGCCATTCAGAAAGAATTAAATACTGGCAATATAGATTATATGAACCTGATTGTAACACCAAGTAAATCGTATGGTGATTTGATCAAAGAGAACAAACGTTAATTAGAGAATAATATAGTATAGAAAATTTTCTTAGCTTGGACATTCGTTCAAGTATTTCCAAAACAAAAATAAGTAATGAAATATTTTTTTCATTCGATTAGACAGACGTGCCTATTTTCGAGTGATTTTACAACAAAATAATATTAAGAAGAAAGGATTTAACAGTAAATTCTAGGATAAATGATTGCGCAATCTCTGTAGATTAAAGGATTTTGACAGAGAATAAAGAAAAAAATAATTATTGTGAGAAGAACTGGAAGTTAGTGAACTTCTGTGAGTTTGATAAATATGCAACAAGTTCTTATTGTGCTATTCACAATGAAAACGAAAGTAAAAATCTTGGTGATATTACTAAGGTTGATGAAACAAAACTTGAACCATTTAATATGATTTGTGGAGGTAGTCCCTGCCAGGATTTTTCTGTCGCAGGTAAGCAGAAAGGTTCTGTATGGACTTGTAAAGATTGTGGACATGAGTATAACCCACTGACAGTTCATTGGTCAGAAAGAGATAAGTGTCCATGCTGCGGAAGTAATAACATTGAGAAGACTCGTTCATCTCTTTTGGTAGAGTATCTGAGAGTTATCAGAGCAAATAAACCGAATTTCGGTATGTACGAGAATGTAAAGAATATTGTGGGAAAGCAGTTTAAAGATACATTCAAGATGTTTACAGATGAGTTGGACGAGTATGGATACAATGTGTACTGGAAAGTCCTCAATGCAAAAGATTATGGTATTCCTCAGAATAGAGAGCGTGTATATCTGATTTTTATTAAGAAAGAATTGGATAACGGCAAGTTTACATATCCTGAACCATTTGATAATGGTACGAGATTAAGAGATATTCTTGAGAATGAAGTCGATGAGAAATTTTATCTTAGTGATAAAATGACTGAAAGGATGAAGCTTGATTTTTCTAAGATGGGTAAGAATGAAATTGATATTGTAGGTCATAGTGGAACAGGTGGACAAAAGGGATATATACATACAGAGAATGGTATTATTGGAGCAATTTGTGCAACAGAGTATAAGCAACCAAAACAGATCATTGAAGATAATATGATTAATATGCTTGGTTTATTACCAATTAAGGGTAATGAACAGATTAGAAGAGTGTATGGAGCAGATGGAATTTCTCCAACGTTAAATACTATGCAAGGTGGTAATAGACAACCAAAGATTGCAGAAACAAAGAATATAGTTGCAATTCGTCAAGCAACTAAGAAAGGATATATTGAATGTGAACTTGGTGGAGTGGCTGATTTGTCATATCCAGAATCCAAAACAAGAAGAGGTAGAGTTCAGGAAAATGGTCAGATTTGTCCAACAATTACTGCAACTGAGACAGGGGTTTGTAGAATTGAATCACCTATTAGAATCAGAAAATTAACCCCGAAAGAGTGTTTTAGACTTATGGGATTTTCAGATGAGAATTTTGAAGCTGCTGAGAAGATGGTAAGTAACAGTCAGTTGTACAAGCAAGCAGGGAATTCCATTGTAGTAGATGTTTTATATTACATATTAGTTGAGTTATATAAGGCTATGCCATATCTGTTCGATGATTTGAGATTAAGTAGTTTCTTTTCTGGAATTGGCGCATTTGAGATAGCATTGAACAGATTATATGAAGGAATCAACTCTGGAAATTTTACAAACCCACAAGCGGATTAAATGACACTTGTGGAAAGATTATTAGAATTGGAAATGTTTCTACTGGCAAATCGCAAGCGGGGATGGTATATGACATTAATGGTGTTTTTGCAACGGTCTGTGCTTGCACTCATGGATATGCAATTGGATATATTCAAGTAGAGAATAATACAATAAGTAGTTGAAAACAAAATGATATATACAATATATAGTATTAAACAATTACAACATATACTATATATTGTATAAAAATTAAGACCAAAAGAAAGCGGAATTTCTTGCAAAAATTTTAGGAGGTTAGACTATGATTTTACTGATAATGCACATTGCATTGGTAATTTTAAGTATTGCAAATGCTGTTATTGTAAAAGGAAAGATGCAGAAATTTACATGGTCTGCAATGGCTTTATGTTGGCTCGTAATGAGTATATCTGAAATTGTAGAGATGATGTAATTGAAAGAGAGAATATACAAATACAGGATAAATAAATGTTTATCCTGTAACAAGTATTCCAAAAGAAGAAATTCGATTGGATAGTGGGCGTGGGTTTTGTCCATTGAACGTAAAACTTCAAGAAACTATATAAATTACGAATACATATTTGAGGTTTTAGAGCTATGTAATTTTAATTAGTAATAAACCCAATACAAACTAATCATAACAACAATCCGACGTTTTAGAGCTATGTAATTTTAATTAGTAATAAACCCAAGTAGAGCAGTTGATCCTGCATACTTATTGTTTTAGAACTATGTAATTTTTAAAATAATAAACAAAGGAAACTAAATGAAAAAAGTTAATCGTGTTGAACAGCAAATAATTAAAAGAAATAATTCTATATATAAAATTGTAGACCAGTATTGTTTCTATTCAAAGAATGTATATAATCAAGCAAATTATATTATTAGACAAGAATTCATTAATAATAAAAATAAAATAGGTGCTTATGATGTCCAAAAACTTATGCAGTCAATGGATTGCTATAAGGAATGTGGTTCGCAAGCAGCACAGAAAACAATACAGCTTGTAGATAAAATGTGGAAAGGCTATTTTGTTGCAATAAAAGATTGGAAGAAAAATCCATCAAAGTATTTAGGAATGCCAAAATTACCTAAGTATTTACCGAAGGATGGCAGACAGGTTTTTATGCTGAAGAATAGACAGTGCTCATTAAATGATAGACAATTCAGAATTGCATTTAAACCTTTTGGTGGTTATACAGTGAATACTCATGCTGAAGGTAAACTGATGCAATGTAGATTTGTTCCCAAAGCCGATTATTATGTTATGGAGATAGTATATGAAATAGAAGTTCCTGAAACGGAGAATATAGTATCAGAGAGAATTGCTGCGATTGACTTAGGTGTTGATAATTTAATGACTATTACAACAAACTGTGACGTGAGTCCAATTATAATAAATGGAAAACCATTAAAGTCAATTAATCAGTATTATAATAAGAAAATTTCAAAAATGAGATCTGCATTAAAGCTGAGAAATGATAGTGATTGGTCAAATGAGATGCAAAGATTTACAACTAAAAGAAATAATCAAGTAGATGACTATATTCAGAAATCAACAAAGATGGCGGTAAATTTTTGTAAGTGTAATGATATTGATACTTTAGTTTGTGGGTATAACTCAGGTTGGAAGCAAGATACCAATATGGGCAAAAGAGTTAATCAGAAATTTGTTGCAATTCCATATTTAAGTATCGTACAAAGACTTGAATATAAATGTGAGAATGAAGGAATTAAATTTATTAAAACAAATGAAAGTTATACAAGTGGTACATCTTTTCTTGATGGAGAAGATCCAATTGAGAAAAATTACAATAAAGATAGAAGAATACATAGAGGGCTATTTCAGAGTGAGAAAGGAGAATATATTAATGCAGATGTAAATGGAAGTTATCAGATAATGAAGAAAGTATTCCCAAAGGCTTTTGTCAATGGGATAGAGGGTGCAGGTTCACATCCAGTAGTCGTAAATATACCACTACAAACGGTTAAATAAAACCAATGAATCAAATCTCGAGAATAATATAAATATAGGTGATCACTTATTATATAGAAACAATGTAAACATGCTAATAAAGAAAGGAATTAAAAAATATGAAAAAATTAGTAAGTACTTTAATTGTAACCATGATGATTGTAGGTTCTACTGTACCAGCATATGCCTGTACACCACCGTTAAATCCGCCATCTGTTAAAATCCCAGATATCAATTTTAAGCCTGATGGTGCTTTAGAAGACGCAATCGATAACGCTGTAAAAAACTGGCTTAAAAAATGCGTCCTCGATACTCCAACAGTAAATTATGCTACTTATTTCAAAAGTAAATCAAGATATTTTAATTATGCAGTCTTTTCAGCAAATTGGAACAAAGTAGAAAATGCTACGTCTTATAAAGTTAGAGTTACAAAAGCAGATGGATCTTACAAAGAATTTGATACAACGTATACATCATTTTATGCAATGAATTATACAGATGAATTTTTTGCTGATGGAATGGATGATGCGACCGTAATGGTAAGAGCATACGGTGAAAATGGAACATTTAGTTTGTGGTCTAAAACAACCACTATTACTAGATTTGGATATTAAAAGCTTTGACCTATTAACAATTAAATAATAAATACCACAACATATGGTAATTTGCGTGCTATATGTTGTGGTATGAATCAAGAAATTACGCTATATATAGTTATAAATATATACACTATATATAATTATAAATATATTATGAAATTGAATTTATGTGCTGTAATTATCATAATTTCTCAGATTATAAAAACTGTGTATTTTATTTTGATCCACCTTACAAAGATACAAAACAGTATTCTAAACAGTCAATTAACTACGATTCTTTTTACGATTTTCTTCGTAAACTTTCAGAGAACAATATAGTGTTGGTAAGTGAATATAATATGCCTGATGATTTTAAGTGTATCTGGCAGAAAGAACGTAAAGTGTTGCAGAAGTCAGATAGAGTTACAGGTGAAAAAGCGGTAGAAAAGCTATTTGTAGTAGATAAAATTTAACAAGAAATTTTGGTCATGAAAGTAGGTGAGAAATATAAGTAAAAAAGTACAATTAAATATAAAAGCAACTATTGATGAGAGATGGGTAAATGATTTTTGTTCTATGTTGAAATGGATGGAAACTTGTGGAAACTTAGGGCACTCTTCGGTGGTTGGATTTTATTCAGATGGGGATGGAGATTTTAGACCAAAATTTGAATTTGATAGAGAATATGAACAAACAAAAGGATATTGGGATAAAGAAAAGTTACCCAATATAGAGGTTATGTTTGATGCAGGGTGATCCAATTAAAGAAGCATTTCTTTTGGAAAGGAAAACAATAAATGGAGACATTTTCAATAGTAGATAAGATAAATGTGGATAAGTTAAATACGAATTAAAATTTGGTGAGATTGAGCTGAGATAAGAGAATATATACATAGAAAGAGAGGTACTGAACTTGGAACAAAAGAAATTTATGGATATATCACGTATCAAAGAAGATACGGAATTAACAGTAGCGAACACAGGTGGTTTCCATGTAGGAGATCATATTGTAATTCAGGAAAAGGTAGATGGAAGCAATTCAGCTATTGCTTATGATAAAGAAACAAATAAGTTAGTTGCATTTTCGAGAAGACAGACTCTTGATTATAACAATACATTAAATGGATTTTGGAATTGGGTGCAGACATTGGCAGTTGAACCATTTTCAAAATATCCAAATTATGTATTTTTCATGGAGTGGCTTACAAAGCATACTATTAAATATATTCCAGAAGCCTATGGTAAATCATATTTTTACGATGTATATGACAAAGAGAACGAATGTTATTTACCTCAATCAGAGGTTAAGAGACTTGCTGACGAATTGAATTTGAGATATGTACAGACATTTTATGATGGAGAATTTATCTCATGGGAACATTGTATGTCGTTTATGCACAAGTCAGATATTGCGGTTGATATTCCTGAAGGAATTGTTGTTAAGAATCAAACAGAACTTAACAATCCAAACTCAAGAACTCCATTTGTATTAAAGATTGTAAATTCACAGTTTAGTGAAATCAAGAAAGATAATCACAGACAGAAAGTAGAAGATCCTCAGAAATTAGCAGCTAAAGCAAAGGCTTCTGAGATTGTGGAGCAGATTGTTACAAAAAATCGTGTCCAAAAAGAATTATACAAGATGATTGATGAAGGTGTTTTACCTCAAAAGATTGAGCCACAAGACATGAGAATTGTTGCACAGAATTTACCAAAGAGAATTTTTGAGGATTGTGTAAAAGAAGAGAATGAATTAGTTGTTGAAGCAGGTGAATTCTTTGGTAAGATGTGTGGTTCTGCAACTATGAATTGGGCTAAGAAGATTATTTTTGGAGAATAGTTATATGAGTAGTATTTTAGTTGGTGATTTGAAGTCTATTCTTGAAAACTATCCAGACGATTACGAAGTTGTTATGAATATTAAGCATAAATATCCAATCTCTAAGGGAGAAGGTCTTAGAGGTTGGTATGCTTATATCAATGGTGTAAAAGTCGATGATGATTTTCGAGAGATTAGGTTGATGAACTAGGAGAATAAAGAAATGAAGATAGAATTAATCAAATTAAAATTCAATGATACTTATTCATACAAATATAAACCATTTACATATTGTTGCGATAAAGTTCAGAATGATAAAGCTATTGTATTTACAGGTGAAGATATAAATGATATTGGTGGAGAACATGAAGATGATGGTAATTTTATTCCTCAATTCTGTACTTCACATACAGAAGTTATTAAATCTTATGAAGACGAATGGGAGCAAACAGACAATTATCCAATTCAGTTCTGTCCTCATTGTGGAGAGAAGATTGAAATTTTAGTTGTAGATGAGATTGATGTATCGAATAAATACAATGAATTATCTAAGCAGCGTGAAAATTTATGGAAGAGGTGTCAGAGAACAGATAGTAAGAAGAAAGAAGCTGAACTAAGAGAACAGGTTAGAAGGCTTGATAATCAGATTAACAGTTTCTATTGGTTAGATGAGTGGAAAGGAGAATATTAAAGTGGTAAACAGATTATTATTTGAAAAAGATGTAATCAAAGCAGTTGATAAACATACAAAAGATGATGATCGGCTGGACGATGATATTAGTTGCATTCTTGAAGAATTAAAATCACCAATCTTTGTCGGTTCAAAAGAAGCAATAAATAATTTGAAGGTAGAGAATAAACCAATACAGAGGCAGAGACGAGTATTATTATTTGAGAATGAGAATCTTGACTTAGAGCAGCGTGGTAACAGATATTATTTATCCCTCTATGATAAGGAAGGAAAATTTCAGAGAGAGGTCACTATTGATGTTAAGGATGACTATAATGTTGAACTTAGGAATTGTAAGTAGAGGAGCTTTATGAGATCAGAGATTAAAAGACGACAATTTTCTGAAAATCATCAATCTTGGTTCTCCCATGATTATGCTTGTTGGGCAAATAATCACAACGGTTGGAGAAAGATGAAAAAGAAGAATCGTAGATTATTTAAAAAGAAATATAGAAGAGAAGTTGAGAAAGATATTAATAAAGAATTAAATGATATGCAGTAACAGTAATTTCAGGTTTCTTGTGAATATTTAAAGGAGGAATAATAGTGAGTATTTTGACACCAGTAGATTTTGTAAACATATTAGCTTATTTCGCAATGATATTCTTTTTAGGACTACAGATTGAACCATCTAAAAAAGTACAGAATTTTGCGAGAGTGTTTTGGTTAATTAGCGTAATTGTAGTGTGGATATGTATATTTTTGAGATAATAATTCCGCAATAAAAGAGAGAATATTAAAGCAAGGAGATAAAAATGTCTAGTTGGACTTATATCAATGGTACAATAACAGTTCGTCCTATGGGCAGAACACAGCCTGAGAAGAGATATATTCTTGAAACAGTGCTAAATCATCTGCCAAGAGTAACAGGTTCTGAGGGTGATATGGATGTATATATCATTCAGAAAAATGGTTATAACAGTTCGTGTTCATGTGATGAATTTGGCGAAGAGACAAATAATTTAATAGATAGATATGGGCATAAGAGTCGTAGCAGAGGATACTTACAAACACAGGACGAATATATTCTTGTTGTAAATGCTGCTTTAAGAGATAGAGAATTCGAACAAACTTATAGAGAATTTATGAAATGGTTTGTACGACTTTGCAAGAGAGTAGGCTGTAAAGATGTTCTTATAGAAATCAAAGGATATGACAAGTCAACTATTATCAAGAATAGAAACATTCAGAGAAAAAAGTATTCATTTAAGAGTGTTTTTGATGGTTTGTTTGAAGATCCAAGTTGGTGCAACGATAGTAAAGATAGATACAAAGAGCCAAATTGGTGCGAATTTATGATGTACGACAGGGCAAAGAATTCCGATTATCCTATGACACTTGCTTATAAATATTTCAACGATGAAGAAAATGATCAGGAAGTTGAGAGAAGAATGAATTACAGATAACTTTATAGGAAAGTAACATATTTTTGGAGGTGAAAAATATGAGAATTATAAATCGTGGACGTGCGACTGGTAAAACGGCAATGCTTATTTCAACAGCATATGTAACAGGAAAACCGATTATTACATCTACAATGAATAATAAAAACAATCTTATGAGTATGGCAGAGAAAATGGGTATATTGACCAATATAGAAGTTTATACAATAAATGAATGGTTAGAATATCACAGGTCATATATGCCAAATAATGAAATACTTGTAGATAACGTAGAGTTGATACTTGGAGATGTTCTATCAAAATTTCTTAATGCTAATGTCATAGCAGGAACTATGACAGTCCCAATGGATGATGTAAAAGACAATACAAAAGAAACTGATAGAAAACATGGTTATTGGTACGCATTAGATGAATGCGCAAATGAAGGTGTATATTGCTCAGTTTGTAATAAAAAAATATATAAACTGTATTATGCGAATCAGAAGTTGAAATCAAAATATTGTCCTAATTGTGGTGCAATTATGGATGAAAAAGAGGCTGCTGAAACTGATAAAAATGATGATAGACCACAATGCTGCATAGATCATGATAAGCATTTCTCGACATGTGACACTTGTGAGTTTGGAGAATAACATACTGGAGGTGAAAATATGTATCAGAATTGTTGTAAGAAATGTGGAAGTATTTCGCTACACACAGAAGTAAAAGGCAATAACACAGGACTTTATTGTGATGATTGCGGAGCTTTTCAGAAATGGCTTGGGAAAGATGAATTGAGAGCCTTTGAATATGCGAATAAATCAAGAGGTTTGAGGGCGACTGTAAAACTATATGATGATGCGTTTGCCAATAATGAAGTAAGTGAAAGACTTAACAGGTTTATAGATGGTATTGATGAAGCTATTGATAGTGTATACGATAACCCAACGGCAGAACACGACAAACTTATTTATAATAATGCATATGCTTTTGCTTTAGAAAAATGTAAAGTAGGTGTCCAGAATATCATTGAAGGTAGAGAATTTAATGATTCAGGAGAGTCGCAGTAAACCAATCTTTCTTTTGAAAATTTTTAATCATGTCTAAGCCATTCGGCTATGGGAATCCCAACAAATAAGAGAATATTACAGTGTAACTAATAAAAAATTACATATAAAGGAGATCAAGAATGAAGAATACAAATTGGAAAGTGCCAGTAATTATTGGTGTAGGAGTATTAGCAGTTATTTTGATGATTGTATTTGGTGTACAGAGTATACAGAATAAGGCTGTCGCACTTGAGGAGCAGGTAAATACAGCATCATCAGATATTAAGGTACAGGAAAAGCGAAGAGTTGACCTTGTGTATAACCTTGCTGATTGCGTAAAACAGTATGACAAACATGAAGCTGATACATTGACAGCAGTTGCCGATGGTCGTGGATCAACAGGAGATATTGAGAATGTAACAACAGCTATTACAGCAGTTGCAGAAGCATATCCTGAATTGAAGTCCAATGAAAACTATAAGACTCTTATGAATGAGTTATCTATGACAGAAAATATGATTGCAGAGCATCGCAGCAATTACAATAAGCAGGTTAAGGAATACAAGAGATATGTAAGAAAGCTCCATATAAGATATTTCCTTGGATTGCTTGGATATGAAGTGCAGGAATATGAGTATCTGGATTACAATGCGCCAGTTGATGCTCCACAGTCGTTGTTCAAAGAGGATTAGTATATGAGATATGGTAGAAAAGGTTTTGATTTTGGCGATTTTGAAATAACAAAACGTGAAATTTTGGCTAGTATTTCTATCATTGCAGTTATGATTCTGTTTGGTATTCTGATTTCTTCCAAGATTTCAGAACACCAAATGGATAAAAATGAAATTTATAACAAAGCTGTTAAGATAGAAAGTCAAGAAATGTTCCAATATGGAATGGATACAAATGTTGGTAATGCGTTTGTATATGGTGATTTGAAAGCGGTAGATACAGTTACATATCCTGAAATTAGTGGAGAATATATGTATGTAGAGAAAGTCAAAGAGCGATATACAAAACATACAAGACGAGTAGCCCATACAAGAACTGTTAATGGTAAATCAAAAACTTATTATACAACAGAAACATATTGGACTTGGGATAGAGTTGGAAGTGAAGATATTAAATGCAAAGAAATATCATTTTGTGGAGTGAATTTCGCAAGCAATAAGATTGATTTACCTGGTGCTGATTATATTGACACTATCAAGGAATCAAGTCATGTAAGGTATAAGTATTATGGTGTTGACACTGAATATAAAGGAACAATTTTTACAGATTTGAGAGATAAAACCATTTCTGATAACACATCATTTTATAATAATTCAACTATTGACGAAACGATAGAAAGGCTAGAATCTGATTTTCCAATTATTATTTTCTGGATCTTTTGGGTTATTTTAATCGGTGGAATGGTATTTGGGTTCTACTATTTGGATAATAGATGGTTAGATTAAGGATAAAAAAGGAGAACAAATGAGTAGTAGTAACATTTATGGAATAAGAAAAGATTATACAGGAGAAGAAATATTAGAGTATAAAAATTCGTGGTATTTTTCTCCTATAATTTGGAGTGTCTTGCCAGACAAATATATTCATGACTACATTCAAACACCGTTTGGTTTTAAAAAGGGAATTATCGGAATGGACGGAAATGATGTATGGACAAGAACTAACAAAATCATTAATAAGTGTGATAACACGCCAGATAGAGTTTGTTGGGAGATGTCAAATCAACAGATTTTTCATACATCTGATAAACAGATTATTTCAAATTCTATTATGCAATTCTTAAAACAAAATGATACTTATGATGTATCAGAAGAAGACAATATCCCAGTTTTAAAAAGAGAACATATTATTGAAAGGTTTACCGAAATAGCAAATGATATTTTGTCAATTGACGAAAATGAATTTCCATATTTTGTTTTTAAAAATACAACAGTTGATGATGGCGTTGAGAGATGGTTTAAAAAATATAATAAAGAATCTGACGAGTATGTTTCATGTGCAATGTCAGAAAATACAGATGATTTTTATGCAGAATTTGTATTTTTCAAAGATGGGAGGATAGATAAATTTGTAAGTAACAAAGATTATCGTTTTGAATCATAGCAAGAAATTTTTCTTTCCTTTAGACAGATTGGAGGTATTATATGTCTTTTACAGTAGATTTTAGTTCAATAAGAACAGTTAAAGTTCACAAAGAACAATTTGACGCAATAGACAATAGAGCAAATCTCGTAATGATTACTTGCATTGAGGACGGAAGAGTTATTCCATTCAATAGGGCTGATAGCGAAAAGATAAAATTGATAGATTGAACAGGAATAGTGGAGAATAACATTATGGATAATTTAACACGTAGAGAAGAAGTAAATCTTCATGAAGCAATTCAGAAATCTTTTCCTAAAATTCTTATCAAGGATCTGACAGAACATGAAAGAATCTGTCCTGTCTGTAATGGTCTTGGTATGAGAATAGAAGACAATGTTTATGGAATTAAAGGTGACACATCCGAAGTTGGCAGAAAATATTATTTTCCCTACAAGCATCAATCACTTTCATTCTGCCAGAGTTGTTTTAATGGTGTACAGAGATTATGTCCTTATTGTGGACAGCCTTATAAGAATCAGGGATATATGCATTGTGACTGTGAAGGACAGAAGAAAGCTGACGAAAAAGAGAGAATAAAGAAGTGGAATGAGAAAGTAGCAAATGCAGTAGCTGTTGATGAAAAAGATGTAGACACAATGCTGTACTGTGAAGAGTTTGACGAGTATTACGACACAGTTGATGATTTCTTTGACGATTATGCATGTAATCATGAAGAAGATGATAATGAAAGACCTGTGAGATTGTGGGTAACTTCTGTTGGGAAAATTTTCATTGATGCATCCGATGTCATTGAAAATGCTTGTAGTGATTTACATGAAGATGCATATGAACAGTGTGATATTGGTGGTTTGCAAACTCTGTTAGATGGTTGGTGTGAAGCTCAGACAGGAACTAGTACATATTATCCTTGTTATGAACAGTATGTAGAAATTAATTGGAGTAAATATTAACAAGAAAGATTCGTTTCTTGCGAAATTTTTAAAGATAGGAGTGATATAAACGAGGGTATATAAAGATAAACAGTATCTCATTTTCGATTATGAAGATGGACGCACTGTAAAATATGATTTCGCAACAAAGACTGCTATTGGAATTAAGGGTAAGCCGGTAAAAAATCTATGTAGCCAGTTGAGTGGTTTTACCTTAAATGAGTTATTTGATTGTTGTGACGATGAAAAATATGCAAAGTTTTTACGATTTGTAAAGAGAGAAGAGTCTGATTATCATCCAATATATAATATAGGAACAATTCTAAATCGTATACCACGATATTCAAATTATGAACAGTTGTTTTCAGCAGGAATAGATGAAATTTTAGATAGTAGGAACAAATTCAGGTATACGATTAATCAAATCCCCAAGGCATTAATTAAATTATGTAAAAACAGAGAAATAAAATTATCGAATAGTATTCTTGAATATTATAAGAAGAATCCTGATGCTTATTTAATTGCATATAAGCTGGAATATATGAGCTTGACAGATAAAGATATTTACAAAATTTGGTCAACAGATAGTTATGATTACGATGATAATACATTCGAACGGCATTATTGGTCTTATTTTAATAAATTGATTGAAGAGTATGAATATACTGCAAAACCACTTTTATTATATATTGATCAGTTAAAAACATTTGAAGCATTAGGTGATATTAGCTTTGTGATTAAAGAATTATATGACTATGCGGATATGATGAAAACTATTAGTCCTAAATTCGATAAATATCCAAGACATTTTTTAACTACACATCAGATTGCTTGTAGAAATTACAATCGAATGAAGAAAGAGTTCTCAGAAGAATTATTCAAAAAGAGAATAAATAAACAGTATGAATGTTCTTTTGGTGATTACATATTCATTTATCCAGAATCTACACAGGATATTAAAGATGAGGCTGCATCGCAAAATAACTGCGTAGCTTCATACATAGATAAGGTTATTGACGGTAAGTGCCACATTCTTTTCTTGAGGAAGAGGAATAAACCAGATGAGAGTTTGGTAACGATTGAAGTAAGAAATAATCATATTGTACAGGCTAGACGAAGATTCAATGATGACGTAACAGCAGAGGATCAGAAAGCTATTGATGCATTTAACAAAAAATTTGCGAATAAGGAGGATAAAGCAGCATGATTAAAGGTGATCGAATTAAATTAGTTCGTAAGATGGGTGTTTTTGACAACATCGGTGAGATTTGTGAAGTAACTGATATTCAGGAAGGTGGAGTAATCTGTTTTAAGTTTGGAGATTGTCATCTTGGCTGTATGTCATATGACGAGTACGAGAAGTATTTTGAAAAGGTTGAGACACCTGCAAAGAGAACTTGGAGTAAATGGAATTTGACACATGAACTTACTTTTATTGATATTAAGGGCGATGAAAAGACTATTAAATATCAGTATAGAAATAATGGTAAGAGAATTCAGGTTAGAAGTGGTGCTTTGAAAGCAGGTTCATCTTGTTATGATGAGGACGAATTTAGTCTTAGTAGTGGCTTGGAATTGGCAGAGATGAGATTAATTGTAAAATACCTTGATAATCAGGTTAAGTCGATTGCAAAGGCGATGTAAGAGGAGAATATATAAATGAACGAAGAATTTTTATTAATCGTAGAAAGCTTAGAAAAATATAAGGATCTATTAGAAAACAAGAATGATGAAATTTGTGACGGAATGACTGAAGGCGAGAAGAGAGCATATCAGTTAGGAATTATAAATATGTACGAAATGTTGAAACAAATTACTGAGCATGATCGTAATGAAGGTAACTATAACGTATTTGTTCCTGAGATTAAGGAAGAAGAATCTGGCGAATATGATTTAGAAGATTTTGTTAAATGGGATTCTAAGAACAGAGAATAAACAAGTACGAATTATCGGATTCATGTGGAGGTGAAAAGATGACAATAGATGAGAGAATAGAGTTCTTGAAAACATATATCAATGAGTTTGAAAAGACTAGCCAATATGGTTATGGATATAGAGCAAATGAATATTTAAAGACTTGTGAAAAGCTAAAAGCGTTGGGATTCAATTGGGGAGATAAAATTGATTTTGAAGATTTTAGAATCTACAAAGGTCATAATATCTCAAATTCATCTACTAACTATAAAGGTAATGACGATGATTATTATATTCATTGGGATAATGGCAATGTTGGTTGTCTGATGTTTGTTAATAGTGAAAATTGGGATTTAGCACAGGATGATTACAATGAGTTTTTAGAGAAATTAAGATCTTATGGTGCTGTAGATTGGGATGATTTTAATGCACATATTATTTTTGACATTGAACATGGTAAAAAATTACTTGAGGACTATCCAAAAATCAGACAAGAGACTGCTGATAAAATAAAAAAGAAGTTGAAAAATGAAGAGTTAGCCAAAGCAAAAAGAAAGTATGAGCAACTTTTAGCTGAGTCAGGAGGTGAAATTTCAAATGACTTGCAAATATCTAGTAAATAGCATAAGTTATAGGTCTTGTTTAGGCTGTAGTGATATAGATTGTTGTGAAGACGCAGTTACTCCCATCACTTCTATACCAGAAGTTCACTCACCAAAGAATGTTATTCCGTCTGCATCAGAAGCAAATAAGATGACAAACAATGCAATTGATAGTTGCACTACACAGCAATTAGCAGAGTTATCAAAATTGATTAGAGATGCGATTGCAGATGGCAAATTTTCAATCAGTGAAGATGGTTGTTTAAAACCTGAAACACGAAAGAAATTAGAGGAACTTGGTTATAAGATTGAAACTGGCAATCAATATAATGAATCGTATTACAGTATCAGTTGGAGATAAACGAAGTAAAGGAGATTTTCAAAAAACATATAGAGGAGATTGAAACGATGGAGAATAACAAAGTAAGACAGTTTGTAGATTTACTTGTCAATGAAGAAGAGACAATTGAAAATGCAGCAAAGGTATCTGGAATTGGCGATATGAAATTAGTTGATGTTTTAAAAACTATTTCAGAGATGGAATTTGAAAGTATTAAGGCTTTTTCAAGTGCTGTTGCTGGTATGAATAGTATGAAGGAGGCTATTCAGACAGTTAAGGATTTGGATGATGCGTTAGTAGGTTTAAAGAAAAACAAAGAGGATAATGAGTTGACACAGGAAGAGTTACGTGATCTGTTAAAAGAACGGACACAGAAGGAAAAACAGATTTACATTGCCAATGCAACAGGCATTGACAAAGATGTACTTTCAAGATTCAAACTAGGCAAAATTGACCTATACCCACATTTATTTACAAAATTAGAAGTATATCTTACAAATTCATAAGGGGGTAATAAAGTGGAAAATAGAATTGACGAATTAGTGGAAGAATACAAGGTAGCTGTAAAAAATAATGAAGAGACTAAGATTAAAGAACTTGAAAGATTCTTCGAAGGAATTGGACTAACACCACTTGGATTGCAGATAGTTGCTTTTGGATAATACTAAGAATTTTCGATTTCTTTTGGGAATTGTGAGGTGAAATAAATTATGGCAGTTATAGAGATTTGTGATGTATGTGGTAAACAAGTCAGTGAGAGAGACGGTATATCTTTAAAGTGTTCAGATATGAATGGACTGTTGAGAAGTAAACGCAGCTATAAAATAAGAGTTTGTAATAAATGTATTGATAATATCAAAGATTATTGTAGAGAACATAATGATAAATATTGAAGTAGAGGTGAAATCTTGGAGAAAGTAATTAAATATAAATGTTCTGAATGTGGAAAATTATTTGATGTTCCTGATGATGCTTTAGCTTGTGAAACAAGACACAAAAGAATTGAGAGAGCTAATGAGATGCTTGATGAAGGATATACATTAAAGCAAATCAATGACGAGTGTGAGATTTGGGGATTTGTGCCAGAACATTTAGAGAATGTAAATACGGACAACTGTTTCAAAATCAGCTATTGGCAATGTTGTGATAAACCTGCATATCGAATTACTAATATCTTTTTTGACGGAAAGGTAAATGTATGGGGTTGTGGTTCATGGGATGGATATTATGGTAATCGACTTAGATTAAATAGCAGCGATTTAATGAATCCAAGACCAAAGGAAGAGTTATTTGTAGATAGTAGATATACAAGCAGATGGTGATAAATAAGGAGGATTGATACATACGAATTTAGTACAAGCATTAGAAAAGCAGATTAAATTCTGTAATCAATATACAAGATATAAATGTGGTGTATTTGTAAGAACAAAAGTACAACGTGAGATTGTAATGAAATGCATTTCAAACTTATTGTTAGATCGAAGTAATACCCAATTAAAAAATTATGCATGGGAGTTAGGCTGTTATTGGAATAATGGTAATTGTATTGAAGTCTTATCTGTAAACGATTCCGTTAAAGGACACAGATTTAATGGTGTAATAATTGAAAATGAAATTGAAAAAGATATTATTAATTCTTTGATTAAGCCATATTTAATGGCAAGGATTGATTCTACTGGACATAGAATTGAAGAGTTTGACAGTGTGACAAGTAGAGTATTTACTGTAGATATTAATAATAGTGATGTTATCGAAAGTCAAAAACATCCAATTTATATTTCAACCGAATGGCAGAGAAATTTATTAAATAATTTAAGCACTTGGCAAAGAAACATATTAAGCAGAGGATTGAGAAATTCAAATATATTTATTGATGATTTATGCGAAAAAAGTTTTAAGAAGGAGTATACATGTATGTTTAATAATTACACAGCAGCTTATAGAGTTGCACAGGTAGGAACGGATAAGATTTTTGTTTATAATGCGACTGGTATTCCAAAAGAGAATATTAAATATGAGACAGAGTTTGTTAATAGAACTAAGGAAACTTATCTGAATATCAAAGGTGAACATAAAATTGAAGGTATTGGATTTGAGAATGAAATTGATATTCATTTACTTATTGATACTGATGTATATGATAAATATGAAGTTGATTTCCATGATGGTCTTGTTTTTGTTTTTTTACATGAGATTATCAATGAAAAACCTGTTTTAGAGGATGTTTCAGGTGAGAAGGGAGAATAATGCAATGACAAGTTACGAATTTGAAAAAGCTGCAAAGAATGCAGTAATCCAGACATTAAGTGAAAACATCAATATTGACCAGTTGGATCTCGTGTGGTTTGCACATGAGTTAGGTTATAAAAAATGTACTATTTGGGGACAGCCAATGGGTAACAGATATGCAGAAGTTACTTATAACAGAGACAATGATGAGATGTATGTAGACATTTATCAGAAGATTATTAACAACAAGATTTCGTCTGATAAGTTCAATTTTGAAGCGTAAAGGAGAATAATATGGATAGAAGTGATCTTGCAGAAAGAATGAAAGGCTATGAAAAAAGGAATAGATATTATCTTCAGCGAAGAATTCCAGTGATTTTGAGGCTAGACATGAGAGCTGGACATAGCTTCACAAAAGGATTTAAAAGACCGTTTGATGAAGTTTTTATAAAATCAATGCAGAATACTGCTAAATATTTATGCGAAAATATTCAGAATTGCAAATTATCTTATCAACAGAGCGATGAAATCACATTACTTCTTGTTGATTATGATAAGTTAAATACAGATTGTTTCTTTGATTATAGAGTTGATAAATTATGTAGTATTACAGCAAGTATGGCTACGATGGCATTTAATAAATTTTTTGAAAACTATGTTGACGAATATAGATTTAGTAAATGGGATGGTGTTTCAAACTATGAGGATGATACATGGGAATATATTCAGACATTACTAAATGCAGTTGACAAGGGTGCAATGTTTGATGCTCGTTGCTTTAATATTCCAAAAGAAGAGGTAACAAATAACTTTTATTGGCGACAACTTGACGCTTCTCGTAATTCAATTCAGATGGTAGGTCAAGCCAATTTCTCACACAAAGAGTTACAGAATAAATCATGTAATGATATTCAGGATATGCTTATGACTCAGAAAGATATTAACTGGAATGATTTACCGATTTATCAGAAGCGAGGAAGCTGTTGCGCAAAAAATAAGGTTGTTATTGAATCTGATGGAGTTATGGCAATTGCACAGTTAAGAGATACTTCTAAATTAGAAAATGAGTGGATTATTGATGCAGATATCCCTATTTTCAAGGGCAAAGGTAGAGAATATATTGATAGATTAGTTTTTGCTGGTGAAGAGTAAGTAAATATAAAGGAGAATATATATGAATGAAACAATTAAAAATGAAGAAGCGTTGGAAGAAGTTAATCCAGTTGATGAGTATTTAAAAAACTATAAGGAACAGAAACTTGCAGAGTTTTGTGCTCAGAAGGACAAAGAGATTGAGAATCGTAAAAATGAGCGTCAGAAACTCATGGAACTGACATTTCTTGGTGCAATTTTAAAGGAGAATTAGAGAACATATAGCTATGGGAGGTGAGAGAGGGTGGAAGAAACATGCGATATTTTAGAACTACGAGAAAAGCTTAATAAATATGAAAAACTTGGAACATTTGAACAGATATGTAGAAAAGTCAATGAAGAAGATATTTTTAAGTTTTATTATTGTGAAAGCCTTGATAAATATTATGTTGGAAAACGATGTGGAAATTTTTACTATGCTTATGTAGAAATATATCCTGATGGTGATATTTGTTTAAACTATGAATGGTCAAGATATTTGCCATGGGGCGAACACATAGTAGATGAAACAACGGAGTGGAAAGAATTTACATATCCAAGCGAACCTAAAGAAATTTCGTTTGAGAAATGGTTAAAGGGCTTTATTCGGAGTATTAAAACTAATTAATTTTTAAAATTCATTCGAGTCATAATTTCCCATAAAAATGAAAAATCTAATAGAGAATAAGTAAGTGAAAGGAAGAATTATATGAAGTTATTTAAAAGTGTAGACGAAAAGTTAAAAGAGATTGGTTTTGTTAAAATCGAAGAGGATAAATATGGTGTAAGGTACGAGAGGAAAAATAGCAAATATAATTTTACTCAATCTGTAGATATTCTACATAAAAGTTCTGGCAAACACATTTTACAGTCTTATGATCCAGATTTGATGGATGAAAAGAAAGTTGGAAATACATGTGTTGGTCTTACTGGATATGAGATGAAGTTATTTCTTAAAAAGATGAAACAGATTGATTTGTACAGTAAATAAATAATTCACTGTTTCATTCGGATTTTGAGGGGGGTGAATATGTTAGTAGTTTTAATGAGTATTCATATAATTGGAGCAATTATTGCTATTGTTATCCATTATAGGGACGGAACAATGGAACATGCTTCAAAATATGGAGATGGATTTAGATTTGCAAAACCGTCAGATGTTATATTTCAAGATTGCTTACTATGGGAAATTCAATTAGTAATTCATACGATAACCTTTGTAGAAGATTACATAAACAGTCAATTCAGTAAGCATTTTCATTGAACGATTCAGTTCAAAAATTCCAAAACAAAATGTCACGAATAATATATAAAATCCGTGACAAACAAGAGAATAAATAAGTGAGGTGATATTCATAGAGATATTAGCAGAAACAGATTATCAAGACCTTTATAGAATATCTGGTGGAGTGTTACTTGTAATTAACAAATTTAAGAGAATTGAATATCCGTCTGAACCTTATTTTCATGTATATACAAGTGATGCAAAGTATAAATCATATAATAAAGGTTGTCAAAAGTGGTTAAAGGTTTTGAAAGAAGATTACAAGAATAAATACAATGATATTGTTGTTCCAAAAGGAACAATATTGTATATGGATTATCCAGTAGAATCAACAAGTAATAAAACTGATTGGACTTATGAAATAAAGACAACTGCTTCTTGTTTAGGTGGAGATTTCACGACCACAGAGAATATGTTAAATACAATACTGAATATTATGAAGAACAAAGTAAGTTCTTAGTCTTGAACAGATCGTTCAAAAATTTCAAAAATCAAAACTGAATAGAGAATATAAATATGGGTGGAAGAACAGCATACCCTTGGGTTTTTATACTCAAAAATCACTGTTGAAGATAGATTTTACATAAATTTATTTTCTGTGTTCCAGTCGCAAGACTGTTCAAATATAGTTATCAAAATTTATATATAAGGAGGTACGGAATGGAAGGCAATTATTTTAAAGAATTGTATGACATTGACGTAAGTAACAAAAAGAAGTCTAAGAATGGATTGAATTACCTTTCGTGGGCAGCATGTTGGAGTGAGGTAAAAAAGAAATTCCCTGATGCAACGTTTAAAATTTACGAAGAGACAATCAACATTACTGAAACATCAGAAGGCAAGGAAGTTACGAAAGAAATTCGCCGCCCTTGGTTTGATGATGGTAAGACTGGTTGGGTAAAAACAGGTGTAACAATTTGTGGTATTGAGCATGTTGAAGAATTACCCATTATGGATTTCAAGAACAAGTCAATTGCAGCAGAGAATATTACGTCTGCCGATGCAAATAAGGCGGTTCAGCGTTCTTTAACAAAGGCATGTGCTAGACATGGACTGGGACTCTACATCTATGAGGGAGAGGATCTGCCTGAAGAATCTAAGGAATTAGAAAAGTTGAGAGCCGAGTGTTGGAAACTGTTCTGCGATAGAGCAAAGATTTCTGACAATGCAAAGAATAAGGCAAACGAGGTATGCAAGGCTGCCGATCCAAGCGGCGATCCAAGAGTAATTGAAGACACAGAAGTATTAACCAAGCTCAAGAAAGAGTTAATGGGAATCAGAAAATAATAGAAAAGGAGATTAAAAAACATGGGATTTAGACAGGATGCAAGATTTGTAAAGGTATGGGAAGTAGAAGACAAGGGTAATTATCACATTGTAAGTCTAAGCACTTCTAAGAAAAATAAGGAAACAGATAAGTATGAGACGGACTTCAGTAATAAGTTTGTACGCTTTATCGGAACTGCTCATAAACTAGCTGCTGATTTAAAGGAAGGTGACGTAATTAAACTTGGTAGTTGTGAGGTAACAAATAAGTACGATAAAGAAAAGAATACTACATACACAAACTACTTAGTTTATAGCTTTGAAAAGGAAGGCGATAATTCAAATTCTAATCAGTCAGCAGCTAAGAAAGACGATAGTTTTATGAATATTCCAGATTCGATTGATGAGGAACTTCCATTCAACTAAAAATAAGTGTTAGGAGAGAATAGTATGGCAGACAAAATGTATAAGTGTGCCTTCAAACATTGTCAGCATGAGTCCTGTGAAGTACCACAGGGCGAAGCTGTCAAAGTTGGGACAAGATATATGCATAAGGATTGTGCAGAGAAAAGCGAATATATTAGAAAGACAAGAGACTTATATTTTGAAAGAATCAGCAGTACCGTAGTAATGAAACAATTAGTTAGTGTTCTCAACAATTTGGTGATAAAGAAAAATGTAGATCCAAAATATCTGTATTTCGCAGTTGACTTTGCTGTATCAAATAAAATCCCCATCAAAAGTCCATACGGACTCCATTATTTGGTTGACAACAACAGAATCAAAGAGATGTGGAATAAGAAGCAGTCCAATAAGATTGTAAAGCAGATGCGAGAAGAAGCAGAGGACTCTGTAGTATCTTCCCCTAGCAATAATGCTTTTAATTATTTTGCTGACAAAAATATTGGATTTGGTGGGATTTTTGGAGGTAAATAATTGGATTTAAGTGAAATTACAGATTATAAAGCCGAAGCTGGCATCGTATCTACCTTGGTATATCATCCAGAATTCATTTTACATAGCAACTATCTTCACGAAAAGTATTTCTATAATGTCGATAATGCCTGTATTTATTGGGCAATCAGAGAATTATTCAACAAGAAAATCACAAACATCACAGCTTTAAATATTGAACAGATGCTTGATTCCAACAAGGCAGTTAAGAAGAAAATGCAGGAATATAACATGCCGAGCATTCAAGAGTATATTGATTTATGTTTCAACAGTAAGAGAGATACTGTGGAAGAATATCTTTTGCTCGTAAACAGAGTTGTTGCATTGTCGTTTAAAAGAGACTTTTATAAAAAGACGATGGAATGGCAGAAAATGTGCTACAACGATAATCTTGCTTTAGATGACATGAGTAATGACGTGTATAAGGAGTTGAATAACTTGACTACACGATATGTAACCGATGGTGAAATCACTACTTTTGGATCGAAAGTTAAAGACATTTGGAAGAAGATTAAAGAGAAAAAAGATAGAGGAGAATCATATGGTATCCCATCTTTCTTCCCAAGTGTCAATGAGTTCTTTACATATGAAGAAACAGAGTTAATCGTAGTAGAAGCAAGAATGAAAAAGGGTAAGTCGTGGTTGGCTATGATTGAGGCTTTGCATAAAGCCATGAATGGAGTTCCAACATTTGTCCAGGATAGTGAGATGAGTGATGAAAATTGGTATATAAGAGCGGTTTCCTATTTGAGTGGGATACCTGTTAATCATATCAAAAACGATAAGCTGACGGAAGAAGAAGAGAAAAAAATTGATGAGACAAATGACTATTTAGAGAGCTTACCTTTATTCCATAACTTCGATCCTTATATCACAAAGGAAAGATTCTATTCTATCTGCGCCCAGAAAAAGATTGAAATGGGACTTAAATTTGTTGTTTGGGATTACATCAAGTGTGATGATAGTATCTTAAATTCTGCTGAGAGAAGCGCATACATGGCAGGAATTGCAAACTGGCTGAAGAACATCATTGCTGGTGATTTGAAGATGTCTGTTCTTGCATTCGCACAGTTAAACAGACAGAATGAGGTTGCTGAATCGGATGGTATTGAAAAATATTGTTCAGTTGCGGTTAAGTGGGAAGAAAAGACCAATGAAGAAATTATAAGAGATGGTAAGGATTGTGGAACTCATAAATTGACTGTCAAGCTAAATCGTCTTGGTAAGCAGCATATGGGCGAAGATGATTATATAGATATGATGTTTACGAGTAAGAAAGTCGGTATTGTCGAAGCAAAACAACACAAAGCAGAAAATCCTTATCAAGATTAGAACAAGGAGACAGAGAACGTATGATTTATGATGAAGAATATCTTGAAGAAATCAAAAATAACGTAGATTTATTAGAGTACATAGGAAATGATATTGAACTCACAAAAAAAGGAAAAGATTATTTCGGTCATTGTCCTAAGCACGTTGATTTAACGCCATCGTTCTCTGTGAATCCTGAAAAAAATATTTTTTATTGTTTTTCCTGTGGACGAGGGTTTTCGATATTTGATTACCTTATGGAATATGAGGGATTGTCTTTTGACGAAGCAGTTAAGAAAGCATCGAAGTTATCTGGCATCAGTATTGGGGCAATGTGTCAGTCACAAACAGTAATAGAAAACAGGAGAATCAAGAGAAGAAATCTTAACAATCAATCGCACTGTTGTCAACATGAGATCCTATCAAAAGATGAATATTATAAATTCAAAATCGGGAAAGTTCAAGAATGGTTGGATGAAGGAATTCGGCAAAGTGAGATAGATTTATTTGAAATAAGGATAGACGACAGAAGCAATAGAATCGTTTATCCAGTTTATGACGTTGATAGGAATTTTATCAATATCAAAGGAAGAACTAGATTCAAAGATTATAAAAAAATGGGGATATGTAAGTATATAAATTACTATCCTGTTGGCACTGTAGATTATTTTCAAGGGCTGAATATAACAGAACCATATATAAAGCAGTCTAAAGAAATGATTATATTCGAAAGCATTAAAAGTGTAATGAAGTTATTTGGGAATGGCATAAAAAATTCTGCTTCTGCCGAAAAACATACCTTAACACCAGAACAAATTACATGGATCATAAAATCAGACATTAAGGATGTCGTATTAGCATATGACTCAGATGTTACTTATAAAGAGAAATCTGTAAAAGAGAATATTAATATGCTTAAAAGATTCGTAAATATCTACATCATACAAGATAAAGATGATTTGTTAGGTGGTAAGGAAGGTAAAAATTCTCCGATAGACTTAGGCTTTGATATATGGCAAAAGCTGTATTCTCAAAAGAAAAAAATTTTATAAATGAGGTGATTGATTGAGCGAGTATTCATCAGAAATTAACAATATGACATTTAGTTTTAGTAGATGTCATAGTTTTGAAAATTGCAAATATGAATGGTATCTCAATTATTTGTTGAGAGATTCAGAAGGCAATAGAATATACGAAAATGAGCAGAATTTTTATGCTGCGTTTGGAAAGTTCTGTCATGAAATATTAGAAAAAATCCTTAAAGGTGAAATGAATGAATCCGAGGGATTTGAGTTTTATAAGGAACATTTTGAAGAAAATACATGTGGATTTGATGTTCCAGATTCGACCGTGGACAAGTATTATTTTTATGGTTTTGATTATTTCCAAAACTTATCGTTTGACTGGTTGAAAGATTATAACATTCTTGGAGTAGAGAAAGAATGTAGATTTGAGGTCAATGGAATTAAGTTTGTTGGCTATATTGATTTGTTGATACAGCACAAGACAACAGGCGACATCATAGTTATTGATCACAAATCAGGAGAGTATCCATTAGGCAAAAGAGGGAGTGTATTAAAAAGAAAACAGTCTGATTATGATGCGTATAAGAAACAGTTATATTTGTATAGTACGCAAGTCTATAACGAGTATGGTGTTTATCCTAAGAAGATTGTATGGAATTATTTCAGAGATTCAAAATGGTTAGAACTTCCATTTGATTACGGAGAATATAAGAGTACAGAGAAATGGGTTTCTGAAGTTGTTAGTGAAATACATAATGAAGAAAATTTTTGTCCACATATGGATTACTTCTATTGCGAAAACTTATGTGGATTTAGAAACTCATGTGATTATAAAATGATGGGAAGTGAGTAAAACTGTTAATTGATGACGCATTAAAAGCACAGAAAAGATTAAAATTTGATTTTCCATATGACATAAACTCATGGATCAACGATATGGGAATGATGATGGAGAACTATCATAAGCATACAACATGGTCTGATTTAGTTCAAATTGATTCTACAACATCTGTAGAAGAATTTATGAGACTTTCTGACAAGTATGGATGTAAATGCTATTTTTCAGGAGAACATGGGTATCCTGGCGAATGGCTGAAAATGTATGATATTTGCAAAAATACGTTGGATGAAAATACTAGAAAAAAAATGCAGCTTAACAATCCAATAGCGTTTCGATACTCTGCTGAAGTGTATTGGGTAAAAGATAAAGATAAAATCTTTTATGAAAAGTATACCGATAAAAAAGGAAAAGAACAGGTAAGAGAAAAGAAAGATAACGCAAATTGCCATATGGTGTTAGTGGCTCGAAACTATAATGCCATTAGAAAATTGAATTACATTATCTCATGCGCACATGTTGATGGATTCTATTACAAACCAAGAATTGATTTAAAACTGTTGTTTGAGCTTAACAAAAATGATGTCTATATCACTTCCGCTTGTATCGCAGGATGGAAGTATGAAGATGCAGAAGAAATCTGGTTGAAGATTTGGGAGCATTTTGGGGATAGTTTTTTCTTAGAGTACCAAACCCATAATTCAAAAGAGCAAAAGGCTTTAAATAAAAAAATCTATGAGATGTCTCAAAAATATGGAATTCAGACGATTATAGGACTTGATACGCACTACATAAGTAAAGAGGACTGTATTAAAAGAGATAACCTTTTAAAGAGAAAAGGTCTTCATTATGAGGAAGAAGATGGATGGTATATGGATTTCCCAAATGGAGAAGAAGCATATCGAAGGATGACTGATCAAGCAGTTCTCCCATCAGAAGAAATCCTATATGCCATGATGAATACTCATGTTTTCATAAACGGTTGTCAGGATATGACTTATGACACTGGATTCAAAATTCCTATTTTAGATGAGTACAAAGATTATGACTATCAAAAACGTGCAGATGTCTTGCACAAAATCCTAGAAGACAAATACGAACAAGAAGATGAAGAACATCATACGCCAGATCGCAAAGAGGGGATGTTATATGAGTTCGGAGAAGTAAAGGATAGTGGTACTGTCGATTACTTCTTAGATAATAGCACTTTGGTTGATTTAGCTATTTCAAAATATGGTGGTCAGCTAACGACAACATCAAGAGGAAGTGCTAGTTCATATTATTCAAGTAAATTGCTTGGATTCACAACTATGGATAGATTTGAGGCAGAAGTTCCTATTTATCCAGAACGTTTTATTACGAAAGAAAGAATCTTATCTTCACATCAGATGCCAGATATTGATTTCAATGTATCTTCCCAAGAGCCATTTGTAAAAGCTGCTAGAGAATTATTTGGAAAACATGGCTGTTATCCATTGCTTGCTGTAGGAACTTTGGGTGAGAAATCTGGATTCAAATTATATGCAGATATTAAGGGGATTGAACCAAGTGTTGCAAATGATATTTCAAAAACTATCGACCAATACAACGAAGCAATTAAGCAAGCAGATGATGAAGAAGATAAAAAAGATATCCATATTGAAGACTACATTACCGATAAGGAACATTTGAAAATTTTCAATGACAGTAAATCATATCAGGGCATTATTGAACAAGCAAAAGTTCATGCTTGTGGTTTTATGCTTTTTAACGGAAACACCAGAGATAAAGATGTAGTTGGGTATGGTGACATTAGATATGAAATTGGATTGATCAGATGCCATTCAGAGAGTACAGGAAAATCTACGATTGTTGCGAATATTGAAGGTGGGATGCTTGACTCATATGGATATGTAAAGGACGATTTCTTAATTGTTGACGTTGTAGGAATCATTTATAAACTATATCACAGTATTGGTAGGGAAGTTCCTACCGTAAGTGAGCTAAGAAAGATGGTTTCTGGTGATGAACTGACATGGAAGATGTATTCAATGGGAGCAACATGTAGTTTGAATCAGTGTGAAAAGGCTTCAACGACAAAGAAAGTTATGAAATATAAGCCACAGAATGTTAAAGAATTAGCAGCGTTTATAGCCGGTATTCGACCAGGATTCAAATCTCTTATCAATGGATTCCTTGACAGAATTGAGTATTCAAATGGAGAAAAAGCTATTGATGAACTTTTGAAAGATTGTTTTCACTATATGTTATATCAGGAAGCAGTTATGAAAATCTTCTCTTGGCTTGGTATTCCTATGAAGGACAGCTATGACACAATCAAGAAAATCAGTAAGAAAAAGCTGAAAGGCGAAGCCCTGAAACATGTAGAGGATACATTAAAGCAGCATTGGTCTGAGAATATTGGCAATCTTGACAACTTCGATCCTGTTTACAAGGTTATTAAGGACAGTGCAAGATACTCGTTTAATGCCCCACATGCTTTAGCAATGGCTAACGATTCGTTGTATGAAGCTTGGATGAAAGCACATCACACATCAAAGTTCTACGAAGAGACTTTGAATCATTATCAAGCCAAAGGAGACAAAAACAAAGTAAACGACCTCATAAAAGAGGCTAAGGCATTCTTTGGTTATTCAATGGCGAGTTATGAATATGGCAAAGATAATTCAAAATTCACTATTGATGACGGAACAAAAACAATATATCCAAATTTGTCAAGTGTCAAAGGAATTGGGGAAAAAGCCGTATTAGATATGGTGGCAATTTCTAAGCAAGGTATAGATAATTTTGTAGATATTTACAAGAGTATTAAAGGTACTAGCATCAATGCAAGTGTTTTTGAGAAACTTGTAAAAATAGGATACTTTAAGAAATTCGGATCAGTAAAACAGCTTCTTTCGATTATGAAGATTTATGACGATTGGAAAGGAAGTAATGGTAATGGCAGAAAGACAATCTCTAAAGCTGATATTTCAAAATTAGGGTTGGATGGTATCAATATAAGAAGATATGTAACTGACGTAACAAAGTCAGGAAAGGTTAGCGACAAACAATTTACAAATGTGGATTGGATTGGGATTGTAAAAGAACTTGCAAGTAAAGTACCTGACGAAGAGTTTGGAATACTTCAACTCGTAAAATTCCAGTATGAGGTTCTGAAATATGTTGATTACGTTGATGAGAGTATCGAATGGAGATATGTAGTTGTAACAGATTTGAACACATCCTATTCTCCTAAGTTTAATGCCTACAGTATCAATAATGGTAAAGTCGTTGAGATGAAAGTTCATAAAGCAAAACCAAAGTTTGATAAAAATGTAGTGAATAGCTTTAAAGAGATTCCGTTTGAAGATGGAGATATTCTATACATCAAAATTGTAAAAAAACAACCTAAGAAACATAAAGTCAATGATGAATGGGTAGTTGTTCCAGATACTTTTGAATGGTGGATTAAAGACTATATTAAGGTGATATAAGGAGAATATGCATTTGAAAAGATATTATACAGACAAAGAGTATCGCCAGTTAATAAAAAATATGATTATTCTTTGTGACACGAAAGACAAGCAGAATAGCCATATTTTGGATGAGTTTGACAATCAGAAGATTGAACATAAGCCGAAAGCTCTTAAAACTGGTGATTACTCATTTATGATAAAAGCTTGTCCTGAACTTGGATTTCAATACGACACATATTTTACAGACGAGCTTTGCATTGAAAGAAAGAATAGTTTATCAGAACTAGCAGGGAACTTAGCCCAGAAGTCAGATGATAATCGGATTTTTAAAGAGTTGAACAGGATGATAAACATAGAAAGAGTTTATTTGGTTATTGAAAATGATTGCTTGGACGACATCTATGATCATTCTTACAGATCTGAGTACAACCCAGACTCATATATTAGGACTCTATTGACATGGCAAGCAAGGAATAACATGCATATTTACTTTGTTAAGAAAGAAAATATGGCGAGAACAATTTATGAACTATGTAAAAATTGCCTTGATTCCAAGATATTAAAATGAGGTGGTTGAAATGGCGCATTATTCAGTAACAAAGTATTTTGGTCATTTTCGCCAATGTTGGGATGTTGAAGCTGATTCAGAAGAAGATGCCTGGAATTTTGCAGAGAGAAATGGTAGATTACAATACCAATCTGTATACAGAGAACCAACAGATGAGGATTCTA